TGTGATACACTGATAACAGAGGGGAAATACCACAGGCTCACAAGGAGGGCTGAAATGAAAAAGAAGTACGAGTGCTGGCAGTGTGCCGAAGTCGTCGCCGAGGAGAGAGTCGATATGTGGCTCGACAACGACGAAGACCTCGGGCTCGCAGCCAGCGACCGAGAGAATCGCAAAAAGCAGTTCGTAGTCTGCAAGGGCTGCAACCGCTGAGGGTCGCCCCGAGGGAGAAGGGAAACTTTCTCCCTCGGGTTGCAATCTGTCTAACACTATGCTATACTGATAACAGGAGGAAAAAACAATGACACCAAACGAAGAAATGCTCGATATGATTATCTGGAACAAAGTAGAGGCTGCGTGGTACGGAGTACCCGCGGGCAAGTTCACTCGCCGTGAGGTTCTGCAGCGAATGAACGACCGCCTCGCAAAGGCTCGCAAAGAACGAGAGAAGGCGGGCTGATGCTCTTGGTGATGGTGGGGGCGAGTCTCGCAATATTGGCATTTAAGTGGATGGAAAAAAATAGTCGCGGGCGTTGATTTCGACCCACGAACGTGATACAATGGAAGCAGGGCAGAGAGAAAGGAACAAGGGAGAAAAATGGTCATTGAAATTTATGACTGGATGACCGCGGTCCCGGTGGCAGTCGCTGCCGTCGTTATCGCAATCATCTTCAAAGCAAAAAAGAAATAAGCGCCAAAGGCGCCTCGCGGGTCGGAAGATTGCCCGCGAGGCGCTCAGGGCGAGAGCGGGAGCCCGTGCCCCCAAGGGAACGCCTTGTGCAAAAATAAAACCAATATTCGAGAAACACCATATTTTGGGCGGCCGGGAGCAGCAAGTGAAAGTTCGCACTTTCACAAGCGGGGGCGAAGGGGAAAGAGGCTGTCAGGGGCAGAAGTAGGGGAGGGCAGGTGTATTCGCGGGGGCGAAGGGCGAAGGGGACACGCGGGTTTGTGAAAGTGCGAACAAGCACTTGTTAGGCAAGCCTGACACGCGACCACCGAGAGTGACTGCGACCACCCAGGGTAGTCAGTCGTTTGTCACACAAATGTCACACAAAAAGTTGCCTCAAAAGTTGCAATCAGTCGGGCAGTGTGATACACTGTTCTTAGTGGGGAAAGTCCCCACAGGCTCACAAGGAGGGCTGAAATGGAAGGCATCATCGGAAGGCGGGTAGCGACACCAGCGAACCCGACGGCTTGGCTGCGGGACAACGCACGCCAGGGCGCAATGCGCTACACGAGGGACGGCGTCACCGTCTATGTCATCGGGACCAAGGTCACCTATGGCGACCCAGACAAGGGCACCGAGCAGCACCCACTGTTCGCCCCCCAGGGCGCCCTAGGGCGTCGCTACACCGACACCAGCGCCAAGCCCCAACTCGACTAAGGGCGACCCCCGAGGGGGCGGGCACCGCGGGGTGCTCGCCCCCCAAGGGGCGTCCGGGAGCCGCGCGGGTCGGCGTAGGGACACGCGGGCAGAGGGGTCACCAGACGCGCGGAGGGGCCCCCAGAGCGCCCAAGGAGCCCCCAGAGCGGCGCAGGGCAGCCCCAGGGCGGCAGGCGCAGGGCACGCAAGGGCGAACATATGTTCGCCCGCAGGCGAGGGCGAGCGACACCGGCACGGGAGCCGCGCGGGAAAGTCGCGAAACCGAGGAAAAACGAGGTTTCTTCGGAGGGCCGCGAGAAAAAATATCACCGCGGGAGTTGCGAACGGCTCAAGGGTGTGATACAATAGAGACAGAGGGGAAAGGTTCCCCTCGGCAAGAGGCTCACAAGGAGGGCTCAAATGCGCGCAATCAAGGAAGAAGACCTGCCAGCCGTAATCACCGTGCACGGCGACACCTTCAAGACAGACCTGCGGGTTGTCGAGTTGGTGTGGGTGTCGGACGAGGACGGGACGCTGTGCGTCGCTCTGGAGAACGGCGACCTCTTCGAGGGTCCGTTCGAGTTCTTCGGCGTCTAAACCAATCGGCAGCGTGGGGGAGGGCAACCTCTCCCACGCTGGTGGGAGCGGGAGCCAGGCCCCCCAAGGGAACGGCCTGCCCCGAAATAAATCCGAAATATCTGGAACACCATTTTTTGGGGCGGGGACCGCGCGCCGCGCGAGCGTGTTAGGCGTGCCTAACACGCTTTGACCACTCTCCGCGGTTGTTAGGTGAACCTTACAAGGTACACGCTATCCGACGAAATAGGTAGGACTATCGGTACTAGCGACGCGCTCGCGCCTACCCTCTCGCGCTCGCCGTGACCCTCTCGCGAGCCTCAAAAAAATCTTTGCGGAAGACTTGCGCAAGTGTCTAACAGTGTGCCTAGAATGTCTCTCGTGAGCACGACGACAACCGCGACAACCGTTACGGCGCGACGCGCTCACAGTCTCACGAAAGGGACAACAGAAATGAGCACATACACAGAGCACACGCCCGCGTGCGTGTTGCCACAGCCGACGAATGTCGTCGCCTACTTGCGCGATAACGCGCAACACGGCGCGACGCTAGTCACGCGCAACGGCGTAAGCGTCGTTGAGACAGGACACAGCGTGTCGCGCTATGTCGCGCAACCGCCAAAGCGCCTTGCGTACCGTCACATAAACCGCGGCGTCATCGGTAGCACCGCGACGCTAGGACATAGCGCGAGTGACCTACTTCGCGCTGACATTAGCGAGGCGTAAGAGCGAGCACGGCGCGCGTACCCCCCGCGCGCGCCGTGCCACTCTCAGAACCTACGACACGGCGCGTAGGTTCTGAGAGTGGCACAAATGCCACTCACAACACAACACAGAAAGAGAGAAACAGAAATGACTACCCACACACAACGACACACGGCGCGCCCGTCGCGCTCGCGTGTCACTCGCGCGCGCGTAGGCGCGTGGATAGACAGAAATAGCGACACGCTCACGGCGCTCGCCGTCGCGACTGTCGTCGTTATTCTGACGACCCTCACCGCGCTCGCGCTAATCAGTGACGGGATTAGCGCCCGTGACGCAATAGGCGCTAGCGCCGTGACGCTCGCGTCAGTAGTGTTCGCGTCGTTCTTCGCGTACGCGATTACTGACGACCGCGCAACACGACGCGCCTACGCTCGCTACTCGCGTTCTCACGCGCAAGTAGTCGCGACGCTCAATAGTCAAATCGCTAACGCTAAGCGCGAAACGCGCGAGGCTATCGGTGGCAAGGCTACGAGCGAGATGAGCGCCTACGAGATAAGCGCGGAACTCGCGCGCCTCAGTGAGCGCGAGTATCAGTTACGGTACGCCTTGCGCTACTCGCGTACCGATGGAATGGCGACAAGCACGGCGCTACGCAAGTAGCACACGCTCACGCGCGACACGGCGCGCCACTCTCGCGATGAGAGTGGCGCGCCGTTGTCGTATCTGGCAACACGCTCGCGCCGTGTCTCTCACGCGCTCACGCTCGCGCCGTGACGCTCGCACACTCTCACGCGCCAGAATGGGCGAACCTTGCCACACGCGCTCAGACCCTCGCTAGCGCGTCAGAATGGCGCGCCCGCTATCTAAGTACCCTCGCGCCGTTATCGCGCGCCTATGAGCCTTAGAACGGCGCTCGCGAAAACGCGCACAAGCAGGCGAACAAGTGTTCGGTCGGCGGCAGTCTGTGGATAACTTCGTCTATCCGACGAAATCGAACAAGTGTTCGCAATACCCCCCCCACCTTGACCACGCTGAGTGGTCGAGTGGGGCGCGGACTAAGCCCTCCTCAAGTTTGCAACCTAAATTGTGCTGTATAGGTGTCCTAATCTCGACCTGAATCCCGCTATCATGACATCAAAACCAGCGGTGTGTGCGTGTGAATGATTGTCTCCACACAGCACACTTCCTCCTTACCACTGCTGGCAGACCAGTGGGCTCGGCCATATGTCTGCCATCACAAATCCACCGCGAACGTGCGTGACATCACTACACTGATTGATGGGCAGTGATGGCTTTATCATTTCAGCCACCTTTCTCACCGCTGGCATACCGGTGACACTGTCCTGTATGCCACTCATGCCCGTGAAGCATATTTGGCTATGCACCTCACTTGTAATGAGGAGACAGTGGGTTCGACTCCCACCATGGGCTCAATAGGATGAACGCATGACTGAACTAAAGATGGAATGTGGTGAAGGATGGCGTCACTTGGTTGAAGCGTGTCACCAAGAACTCCTTGCGATTGACCCCAACTACACCCCGACACAAATCAAAGAAAAGTTCGGACACCTTCGTTACTACTTTGACACCACCCTCAAGTTTGAAGACCCCAACTTCCACCACATGCACAGGATTGCCAATCGTTATGAACTGAAGTCGATGTGGATGTGTGAAGTGTGCGGCGAAAAAGGTGAAACAATCGCCAGGAATGGCTGGCACAAAACTCTGTGCGAGAATCATAAGTAGATGAGTAAAAGTGGCTGGGCAGTTCAACTAGGAGATGACAAACCTAAGTACGACTTGATGCGCATGGCTATGCCAGAAGAACAAGTCCAGTCACTCAATAAAACCAAGCGCCTAGAGCGGATGCATCTCCTCATCCAAGAGGCACATGAACTCCTCGATTTTGGAATCAAGACGATGATTACTGATGAGAAAAAAAGAGTTGCGGCAATTTGTGTTTTGTACTCTGGAGGAAACGACTCGACATGTCTTGCTCACCTATTTAAAGACAAGGCAGATTATGCCGTTCACGCCAACACCACAATCGGGATTGAAAAGACTCGTCAATTCGTGAGAGATACGTGTAAACAGTGGGAACTGCCGCTTCTTGAGTATGTTCCACCTCCAGGTTCTACATACAGAGAATTGATTCTTGAGGATGGTTTTCCTGGTCCAGGAATGCATTGGAAGATGTATCAAAGACTGAAGGAAAGATGCCTGCGGCAAGCCCGGTCGGAGTTGGTGAAGAAACCCCGTCAGGAAAGAGTGGTGTTTCTCTCCGGACGAAGAAGGACAGAATCAGCACGAAGAGCGAGCGTGCCAGAACTCACTCGCACTCGTTCAATGGTGTGGATAAGTCCGCTGGTGAATTGGACCAAGACTGACCTGTACACGTACAGGGATTGGGCTGGTGATGTGCCCCGCAATGAGGTGTCAGACCTCATTCATATGTCTGGAGAATGTTTGTGTGGAGCATTCGCCCACAAGGACGAACTGAGCGAGATTGAAGCGTTCTTTCCTGAAGTGGTCGTAGAAATACGCAAACTAGAGAGAGAGGTTGCAGCAACTGGGAAGCATCCGCCAAAAGTCTGCAAGTGGGGATGGGGCGCAACACAGAAACTGACCGTCGATGACCTTAAGTCTGGTCCGCTGTGTTCAAGTTGCGAATACAGACAGGAAACCCTGTTCGAAGACCAAGAGCGAACGCACTAACTATCCGGCTTGGCCGCATAGGGTCAGGCCATGAACATGGAAGATAGGGAAGTACAACTACTCCTCTATCGCGCCGACGCTGCTGAGACCGAGTGTCAAGAGTGGCAGTACGTTGCCGACAAACTGTACCGAGCACTGGTTCTGGAAAAGAACCGACGTGGTGTTGCGTATCAGGATGTCGATATCGTTGCAGACGCGATTGAGGCGTATCAAAAGATTGCTTAGGTTATTTCGTCTGTGGGGCGACCCAGCAGGCGTTGTGCCCTGAGTATGAGGGTTCTCTCGCGCGCTGACTTGCCGCCCCAGATGCCAAATCGCTCATTGGTTTCCAATGCAAACTTCAAACAATCAATCCTTACCGTACACTCTTTACAAATACTCTTTGCCCTACGGAGTTTTTCCACATCTCCAGGCGCGGGGTAGAAGGTATCAACGGGTTCGTCAAAACAATTTTTATACTTCATCCACTTTGGGCGATTTATCTTCAGGCCGATAGACGGGAAGTCGAGGTCCCATTCGTTGTAGTAGGCCATAAGTGTGCGATAGTGTAACAGAGTGTGATAACACCAAGAAGCACGATTAAACGCGGCAGTCTGCTACTGTATCTTTATGGAATTTTGCAATGAGGTTGAAATGGTATGGCAATTGAGCGGGCGGGGAAACATCAAAATCCTATCGAATAGAGGATGTATACAGCAATGTTTGTAAAAAATTTCCGGTTGGCTTTGTCCGACCAGCGCGAACAACTTTTGGAACAACTGGAGACGGAACTGGCTATCGGGTGGACGAACGTCTCTCATCCAATGGACCGAAAGGCGATGATTCTCAAAGAATTGGTCGAAACAATTCATTTAGCGATGGAAGAAGAAGAAGCAAAAAAGGACAGGAACTGATGTACGACTGTGAATACGACCTGCAGGAGGCGCTAAGCCAATTCCACCTGGACTGCGATAAATCATCTTCATACACAGTAAATGTCCCCCTGTATGCGGTCGAGGATGCAATTGAGCGACTCAAAAGATACGAGGTAATTGTTTCAAACTTTATGCTCGTCTCTAATTTTTTGTGGAAAGAGCATTTGCGCAAGTACGGGGAAAGAAAGATTCACGACAAAGAAACACCAGAAGGCGTATTTCAACAGGACCTCTACAAAAGAATGTGCTCGTTTGTTGACCATGTAGAAACACCTGTCGACGTAGATTCTTCGTTTGTTGAGATTGCCCTACAGATGTCAAGATTCTTAACCGGAGACCCGACTGGCTTGAGTCAATATCAACACAAAGAAGAAGAAATTTTTGAGCGCTTGGAAAACCTTGGGGAAGGCGAAAGTGGCTGAGAGAGTAAGGGTGATGCCCGTATCACGCGAACCGCGGCAGTTGTCAGAGCACGACGCGGCGCGTCTAAAAAGACGCAGGGACGCATTGGACGCCCTGCGGAAACAGACGAAAGCAGCAGAGAATCGCCTCCGGTTCGACATCTTTAATACATGGAGAACCGGTGCCGGGACCATGGAGGCCATTGCCAAAGCCTCTGGTTACTCCACCGATTGGGTTGGGAAATTGATTGACCGTATCCGCAACCGCGACAAATTGCTGGAGATGGCGATTGACGAATACCTGAAGGAGAATCCAGGTGCAACACTCTGAGGAAACCATAGAACAAATTCCACTGCGTGACCGCATTACGTGGCCCTACTCTCCGACAGAAGAGAAGTACCCGTATGACGAATGGTTTGACGGGTCGATTTGGAAACTCAAGATGTATGAAGATTTTTTTGTGCATCCCAATTCGATGCGCTCTGCTTTATATATGGCGGCGCGGCGCAAGGGCAAGACAATCAAGACACATTGCCCAACAACTGGTGAATATGTTTATGTTCAGGCGGTGAAGAAATGATGGGTGACATCGTTGAGCGACTGCGCTATCAGCGGACCAATAGCGTGATTTGCAACGAGGCCGCTACTGAAATTGAGCGGCTGCGAGAACAAGTTCGTCACGCCCATGCAATCCTGTCGAGCGAGGCATCATTCTGGCTTGTGGCTGGGGCAAACCATGAAGAATCATGGCGGGAAAATCTTGATGGCGCCATTGCGTCATACTGGGAAAAGTACGGAAGTTTTTTTAGGCCCAAAACAGTGGGTGCAAATCATGACTGAGAAAAAGGCATCTGACTATCAAAAGGAAATTGAGACTGCCGATATCCGCCTGACTTTGATTGCGCGAAAAGGCCCAACGATTATCGAACTGATGAAAGGTGGGATGACGCCGACTCGTGCTGCGGAAGTTGCCGAGGTGTCAAGAGAAACCGTTCGCACGTGGCTAAAGCGCGGGATGATGGAACAGCAGAGGATTGAGCAAGGTCTTGACCCGGAACCATCGGAAAAGGTTTACATGGACTTTGCCATGGGGGCACTTAAAGCAGAATCAGAAGCACAAGCGGGTCTTGTTCTTGCATGGTACAAAGAAGGACGCGCTGGCGATTGGAAAGCGGCAAAAGAATTTCTTGCTGCACGGTGGCGTCAAGAGTGGGGCGCAGACAACACAGTCAAACTTGAAGTATCACCCCTTGGTATCAACGCTCAATCAGTACCACAAAAAATGGACATTGAAGAAGACGATGCACGAAAGCGCGCGGTCCTTGCGGCTCTTGTTGAAGCAGGAGATTTGCCATCGTCGGTGCTTGGTGCGTGGGACAAAAATGACGTTATTGACGCAGAGGTGGTGGAGAATGAAGCGCAGGACTGAATTGGTCCCTGTCGGCAAACGCTGTCCATGCACACCATTTCCATGTGACCCGTTTTGCGAAGGTAGAGACGAGGATGATGAATGATTCGCGACCAACTTGCATCACTGACACAGTACAAGATTCCGTGCGGCCTACAACTTCCCCACAACATGCACCCCAAGCAGGCGGCTTATCTTACGTGGTCAACAACCAGGGAAGCACTGTATGGTGGTGCAGCCGGTGGAGGTAAGTCAGATGCCCTACTCATGTCCGCACTCCAATACGTATGCGTGCCTGGATACTCTGCACTGCTCTTGCGTCAGACGTATCCGCAACTTGCGGGGCCAGATGGATTCATTGACCGATGCAACGCATGGCTTTCAGGAACCGATGCAAACTACGTTGGGACAAACAAAAGATGGACCTTTCCATCCGGTGCAACCCTTTCATTTGACCACTGCGAGCGGGACGACGACAGATACAAGTTCCAGTCATTCGCCTATCACTTTGTTGGAGTAGACGAATTAACGCAGTGGAAGACTGACCGCGTCTATAGGTATGTCGGGTTCTCGCGAGTACGTAAACCATCTGTCGCAGCGAATCTTCCCGCATGTCCGATTTGCGGAATGACTGCTGCAGATATCCCGCTTCGTACACGAGCAGCCACAAACCCTGGAGGCCCAGGAAACAACTGGGTGTACGAACGATTCATCTTGAACCGTGACACAGATAGAAAGTTCATGCCCGCCAAGATTTCGGACAACCCCTCTCTTGATGCTGCAACTTATGTTAAGTCACTTGATGAACTTGACGCAATTGAACGAGCCCGACTGCTCGACGGAAACTGGGAAGTTCGTGAAGAGGGCGGAATGTTCAAGAAGGAATGGTTCAACATCACCGGAATATTCCCAGACGACATGCAAAAGGTCAGGTACTGGGACTTGGCCGCAACTGCCCCTCGCCACGGAACGGACCCAGACTGGACAGTTGGTGCTTTGGTTGGGTTCAAGGAAGGGAAGTATTTCATCCTTGATATCCGCCGCATGAGGGGCACCCCGTACGATGTTGAGAAGTTGATTCGCGCTACCGCCGAGCAGGACGGAGTCGGGACCAGAATCGTGATGGAACAGGAACCTGGCTCATCTGGCGTGAACGTGATTGACCACTATTCAAGGTTGGTGGTCCCAGGCTTTAATTTCAAAGGTCAAAAATCAAGCACATCCAAAAAGGACCGCGCTGGGGTTTTCTCTGCCGCCTCCGAATCAGGCAACGTCTCGATGGCTCGCGGGGCGTGGAATGCCGCCTTCCTTGATGAGTGCGAAGTCTTCCCATACGGCGCACATGATGACCAAGTCGACGCAATCTCTGGCGCTATCCAAGCCCTCACTAATAGGAAGATGAAGCAAGTCAGAATCATCGTATGAAAAAGTTTTCTCACAAGGGATATTGCGAAGGAAGAGAAGAGAATTGTGGATACAAAAAGTGTGGGGTGTTTGGTAATTTATATTTAGTTGAAGGGCAGACAGATGCCCGTGCAAGGCTAAAACAGTGCAAAGATAAGCCAAATGTTAAGTCGACTCGACTCAACTTTACTTCTAATAAAACCAAAAACAATATGCCCAAAAGGCAAGAGGTGAGGCAAATAGTCCTTGCGCGTGACATGGGGTTGTGTAAAGCGAAGTTCTTGGTAGAGTTAATCCAATGTTCAGGACCACTGGACATTGATGAAGTAATCCCTAGGGGTCGAGGAGGCAACTACTTAGACCCGGATAACTGCCAGGTGTTGTGCCGAGCGCACCACCGGTGGAAGCATGACAACCCCGCTGAGGCCGAAAGGTTAGGACTGACCAAGTCTCTCCCGCCAAGCGGCTAACGATTGGAGACACTTGTGTTAAGCAAAGAAGTAGTAATCGGCTTTACCCTATGGCTGGCTACGGTCATAGGGGTAGGTATTGGCAACGGCGGAATCACAGAAAACAAGCCCCCAGAGCGGGCACATTCAAGAATTTCAGCAGCAAGCCAAGAAATCCGAAAGACAGAACCCAAACCAAATGCGGCGCCCAAGCCAAACGCAATCCTTTTGGAAACCTTCGTTTTCAACCAGAGAGACGAAAAGGTCACCCAACTCCAGAACCTCCTAGGCGTGAAGGCTGACGGGCACTACGGCAAGGTCACCAGGGCAGCGCACCTGGCAGCCCTTGAGTCTCAGGGTCTGGAAACAGCCTTCGTTCCCGCCCTGCCTAATCCACTTATCGATAACGGTGGGAGGAAATACAACATCTCGCCAGACCCAACCCACCGATGCCCCCAGTTTGAGCCCTTGTTTGCCCAGCACGGACTGGAGCCAGTCGAGGTCTTTTCGTATATCGCCTATCGAGAATCACGCTGCAACCCAGGTTCGGTAAATGCCAAATGGGACTCCAAGGGAAACATCATCTGGACCCTCAATGAAGACGGTTCAGTTGACCGAGGTCTTTTACAGGTGAACTCCTGCTGGAAGACAGTGACCAAGAACGTCTGCGGAACTGGGTTGGAGGGTTTGTTCGACGTCCACTGCAATATAAAAGTTGCCAAGTACATCATGGACAATTCGTCTGGCGGTCTGGCAAACTGGAGTATATGGAAAAACTAAAAAGTAAAAGCCCCTACATTTTTATCGCCATGGCATCAATCTCGTTCATTATTTTTTACCTCAGGAAGAGAATTAGACTTCGCGTAATGTCTGATGAGCGTAAAGCAAAAATGATTCAAGATGTCATTAACGAAGTGCGCCAAGAGCAAAAAAACAAAGATTTAATATCAGAAATGATAAAGCAAGGCAGAGACGAGCGAACAAGCCAGATAATGGCGTTTAGCAAGTACGGGCATAAGCATAAATAAATTGTTGAGCCCTCGTATCGGCTCACTCTTATAAGGTGTAGAAACCGTAGCGGTAACACGGTGGTTCAATTCCACCCGAGGGCACTCGTGGCAGACTGTGTGTCATGCCAGAACTAAACGCGAACATACCGGCGATTGAATGTTTTGTCCGCGGAAATTTTTTGCGCGACCAACAAGATAGCCACGACAAAGTTTTCCCGTGCTACATCTTTGGCGTCGCGTCGATTCCAGAGCGTGTCCCAATGTTTCACTTCCTTATGGAAGACGGCGGAATTTGGTGGCGCATGCCTATTCACGCTTTTTGCTGGAAGCAAGATGCCGAACCAATGGACCTGCACGACCAAGTCCTTTGGAATTCATTCTCTCCGTACATAACCGTTACCACGTTCCACAGCCTGCGTGAAATGCGCATGGAGTATTCAGACCGCCACAAGCGCAAACATCAAGGAACGTACATGATGACTTTTGACTGGCATTGGCCGGAAGCGAATTCGACCAATGTCGGATGGTCAGAAAATCCTGGCCAGCATAAGTGCGGTCACCTCATCAAACTCGATAACGGCAATTTCGCCATCCAGCCAAACAACAGGGTGATTCTGAAAGACCCGTCGTTCACAACGAAACTTGGAAGCCCAGTAATTGAGCGAATCCTCAATCATCATCACTTTGGAGTAGAGGATGCGGATAGGTGGGTGACCGAAGATTCTGAAAACTATTTCTATTCGATTTCGTCAAACCAGAATGACCGCAATGAAAAGGCTAACTAGAAACCTGCTTCTCGCCACTCTGGGTGTTTTTGCCCTCTCTGCGTGTGGCTATCAAGGAAGTTATCGTTACTCCTGCCAAGACCCCGAGAACTGGGAGAATGAAAAATGCAATCCACCGATGTGCGAGGTCAACGGAGATTGTTGGAAAGACTTGGTTGGTTTCGAAGAGGAGGAAAACGGATGAAGCAGCGATACACGCCAGAAGAACTCGATGCTCGGCTCAAGTTTGTTGTGGGGTGCATCCTTGGTGGAGTTTTGACAATCACAACCATTGGTGTTCTTTATGCCCTTGTGTTTGTTGCGCAGCCAATCGGGGCGCAGGCGGAAAACGACAAAATGTTCTTTGGCGTCCTTTCCTCTGTCGCTACATTCATAACCGGGACATTGGCCGGTCTGATGATTTCAACTGGTCGCAACAAAGAACAAGCACCTTCTCAAGAAGTGGATACACAGGAATGATGACGTCACTCCTCGCCCTTTTGGTTGGCGTTGTTGCGGGGATAGTAATTAGCAAGCGATTCAACCATTGCGCATGTTGCGAATGCGACTGCGAAAATTGTGAAAGGGATTAATAATGCTTGCAGCAACTGTTGAAGAATTCCTAAACATGGAGTTGGGAATCGGTCTTATTCTGATTGGATATGCATTTGTTGGCGCTTGGGCCTACAAGCAAAACAAACAAGACCACGCCTCGCTTGGCGCAAAAGTTGACAAAAATACAGATGAACTTAAAGAACTGATTAAAGCCCTCAGTGCAAAGATTGATGAAGTTCGTCAGGCAATTACTGACCACGAAACAATTTGGCACTCGCCGATAGGGGGGAAGCCACCCAAAAAGCAAAGAGCCGCAAGAAAAAAATAGAATAATTAATCTCGGCAAAGCAATTTAAATTAGTGTTAGGATTTCAGTCATGGACCTTCAAAAACAATACGAAAGCCTTACAGTTAAAGAGCCGATTCCAAGCACCGCCGACTGGAACGAGTCTGGTTTTGTTGTTAAGAAAAAACTGATGCCGGAAGATTTGATGGTCACATACGAAGATTGTTGGCTTAGGGAAAACGCAGACAGGCCAAAAGGTTGGCCATATTGCACACCATATAGAGAACATCAAGAAATATTAGAAATTCTTTCCTATAAGGGCATTCACGAAACCATCGAAGAACTTATTGGGGAACCAGGAGGAGTTCACCTAAATCTCACAGGATGGATTTCAACCACACGAAATTGGCATCAAGACACATATTTAAACCCCCCAGGCGTTGGAGATTACTACTGCGCCATTTGGATTGCTCTTGATGACATACACCCAGATTCCGGCCCATTTCAGTTTGTACCAGGTTCCCATATGTGGAGAACAGCAACACGAGAAAAAATTCTTGCCAAACTCCCAGCGGAAAAACAAAATCACACGTGGCCCAAACATAGCGAAGAACTATTAACAGATGTTTTCGAGCATCAAATACAAATTCGTCAAGCAGAGGTTGTTACGTACTTGCCAGAGAGGGGAGACGTTCTTTTTTGGCACGGAAGGCTGCTTCATCGCGGCTCTATTCCTAACAATGAATCTTTAACACGGAAAACGCTTATCGCTCATTATTCTGGAATAAATCACAGAAAAGATATGCCAGCGGCACAAAAATACAAAGACGGTTGGTTTTTCCCAATAGACGATTACAGTTCGGGAATGCGATGAAATTGCTAAACGCGGGATGTGGAACCCACTACGCATCTGGTTGGGTAAATACAGACGTGTGGAATGATGGACAAACGACAAAACCCGATGTTCAAGTAGAAACAGGAAAACCATACCCGTTTGAAGAAAATACTTTTGATGCTGTTTATCTTGGTCATGTTCTTGAACACATTCCATGGCCAAAAGTCTTTGAATTTCTTCAGGATATGAAAAGAATTTCTAAGCCAGATGCAAAATTTTTGGTTTGTGGGCCAGACGTTTTTAAAACAATCAAACGATGGGCAACTGGCGCTGAGCCTTGGTGGATGATTGAGTCGACAATGGAGCATCAAGACATTAATTCTCAGCCAGAAAGAGAACACTTGTGGTGGGACGGGGCACATCACCATTGGAACTGTCACCATGAACGCGTAGTGCGGTTACTTCAATTAAGTGGTTTTGCAAACATCCAAGACGTTTGTGAAAATATCCCTAAAGATGTGCATGGAAAGTCATGGCACCATGAGGGCGTTGTTTGGCCTGTGGTAGGGCACTGGCACTGGCAATTTGCTATTTTTTGCCGAAATAACAAGTAGTTGTTATGGGTCGTTCTGACCCTTATAATTAAAGTAATCAAATTTAAGGAAAAAATTACATGAAACTTACTTCAATAATTGTATCTGTATTATTTGCAACATCAGTTAGCAGTCAACCATTACAGAACGACAACGGCTGGCGTCCAGCGTGGGGACTTGACCGGATTGACCAGCGCGAGGCAACACTCAATGACACCTACAACTATTCGTATGACGGGACCGGAGTCAATGTGTATGTCTTTGATTCGGGAATCAACTCAACCCATGAAGAATTTGCAGGCCGTGTAGAACTTGGCTACACAGCAATATCAGACGGTTACGGTGCAGAAGACTGTGCTGGTCACGGCTCTCATACCGCAAGTCTCATCGGTGGAAAAATCTACGGAGTTGCCAAGAATGTTCGCCTCATCTCCGTGCGCGTGCTGAATTGCAGTAACTCGAACGGGTCAAGCGCAACCCTCTATCCAGCAATTGACTGGATTGTGGAACATCATCAAGCAGGTGTTCCAGCAGTAGTGAATATGAGTGTTGGGATGTCCAAGTCCGAAGCATTCAACGAAGCAGTGCGCAAATTGATTGCAGATGGGATGATTGTTGTTGCTGCTGCTGGAAATCAGAACCGCGATGCTTGTCTTTATTCGCCAGCATCGGAAGCAAGCGCTATTTCTGTTGGAGCAATAGATAAGACCGAGTTGCGTGCTTCGTATTCAAACTATGGAACCTGCGTAGATATTTTTGCACCAGGTTCTGACCTTGTCGGCGCATGGGTCGGCCCGTCAAATACCTATCGTTCAAGCAGCGGCACTTCAAATGCCGCACCAATTGTCTCCGGCATTGTCGCAACGATGTTGCAAAAAAATCCAAATTTGACCCAAGCAGAAGTTGCTCAAGCACTAACAGCGACAGCAACTAGCGGGGCACTCTTTAATATCGGCACAGGTAGCCCAAACTTGTTGGCATATTCAGTTCTTGAAGGCGCACCGCCGCAGACCACCACTACGACTGTCGCCCCCACCACGACTGTCGCAACCACGACAACCATTCCAGCCCCAACAACGACTGTTGCCCCCACAACAACAGTGGCTCCGGCGACGACAGTTGCTCAGCCGCAAGTTATCGACCTGCGTTGCTCTAATCCGGCAGAGCGCACACGCATTTACGGCGTGCCCTATGTGTGCGTCAACACCGGCAACTATTTGATGTGGATTCCCCAGCGTTATTCGCCAGGGCGCCCATAGCGATACTTGTTCTGGCGAGTCAATAGCCAATCAACTAATTCCGAAATTGGGCGTAGCAAGGATTTATCAGCGGTAAACCATGTATCGGTAATACCCCTAACCTTGTCCTTGCTTGTGAATTTTCCCCACTTATCAGAAGTGCTTGTCGGCACCACGAGCATGTGTTTCGTAATTTGACTTACAATTATTACCGCAAGAGGCTTTGGGTTCTTTTTTTGCCATCCATTTACAGTGTCAACAAATGCAGAGTCTTTTGGGTATGAGTTTGGCGACTGGCTAAAAGAAAGACGACGAGATTTAACCTCAATAAGGCCAGGCATAGTTTCAAACGTGATGTCTTTTTCGTTAGAAAAATCATGCCGTTGCTCTATTGATTTTCTGATAACCATAGACCCACAGGCTGTATGAATTCCGCAAGATGACAAATATGCGCTTGCATACTGAGCCCATTTGTGACCAGATTCAAGTTCTTTAATAAATAAAGAATCGTTTTGTAGCCAAGAATCCATTGATGTTTGTCTATCCATGACTACTTGATTGGGCAAGCCCCAGTCGCGCAGTTGTCGAGGTCCAGTTCTCCGTCAAACGAACGCTGTTGGAGTGGAACGGAGAAGTCGATGCTTGCAAGCATCTTTTCATAGTCCTCCTTCGAGCACTCCTCGTATGGAGGAAGCGGGAAGTTATGGTCGCTGTGGAGCAGGAACGACACTGACTTGACGCCATCGTCGTAGTTCTTCTCCAGCCATTCCTTAATTTCCGGTAGTTCTTCCTTGCGGTAGTACACCGTCACCGAGACTGCGTTGTCTGCCCAGATGGTTTGCATGGTCTTGACCCACTCCAACTGCTGAACAGCAGTCATCTCAGTGGCAAGGACTGAGCCCTCCGGCGACATACACGGGAAGTCCACGACATAACGGGTGTGGTCCTCTCGACCGTCAAGGCCGATGTCCCACTGCACCTTGTAGCCACGCTTGCGGCAGGCGTCCACAAGGGGGTCTGCCGAGCCAAAGCGAACGCGTCGGATGTAGTACTGCGCGTAAGCGGGGTGAATGCCCGGAGTGACGCCAGGAAGCAGCGAGAGAGTTCCTGAAGGCTGAACGGTGGTCAAACGCACTGAGGTTGGCCAGCCTTTTTCCTTTGAATACTTCTTGTCAAATGCAGTGAGGTTCTTATATGTCTCGTCCAGCCACTCAATCTTCTCTGCTGAAACCTGCAAAATCCCGGTCACATTTTGTCCAAGACGTGCGTTCTTCTTGACGATATTTGTCGTTTTTTCGTACGGATAGGTGAGGCGAGTGATTTGCTTTTGAACCTTGTAAAGAAGGATTGAGATTTCCTTCAACTGCTCAAGTGATTCAACGTTTGGAAGATAGATGGTCGCCAGGTTGCAACTCTCTCCGTCAGCAAGGGCAATCTCTGCGCACGGGTTGAACCCCTCAATCGACGGGTCAGGATTTTTTTCTCCGAGACGACCGACGCTGCGAGCAAGTTTGCGGTTGAGCAAGCCATACGGCTCGCCAGAGCCGTCATAGCCCTTCCAGAGTTCTGGCATGATTTCGTCGTACGAGTCTGCGTAGATGCTGTTGTTGCTATTCGCGCGCCATGCAGGAACCGTTCCTGTGGACCAGTTCTTGGCACGAAGGAAGAGGACGTCGTCCGGGTCACCCATCGCAATCTGCGCCGAACGGCGAGACGAGCCTGACACGACGATGCGACCAATGATGTTGCAGATGTCCAGAACGTCGACAGAGCGGAGTTTCTTTCCGACCCGCCCATCAAGGACCTTGCAAATATCCGCAATTCCATCAATGAGAGCGCCGGGACCAGAAGCGGTGCCGCCAAAAGTCTTGAGCGGTGCACCGTATTCGCGAATCAAGATTGTCGAGTAACTGAATGACTTGCCAGTCTCAAAATACGACTTGAGCACAGCATGAAGCAGTCTCTTCCATCCGTGTCGCGAGTCAGGGACGATGATGTCAGCGTCGTTAGAGCGCTCATGGATAATGCTCACCCCAGACTTGACCTTTGGCAAGTCGTGAATCTTTGCGCGCTCAACCGAAAAGCCAACTCCGCCACCAAGCATCAGGTACTCAAACAACAGTTCAAAATCCTCAATCTTTTCAATGTTGGTGAAGTAGCAGTTGTTTAGCGACGCACCATTGAATTTTTGAACGAGCGGCGTCCCAAGTTGCCAAAGTGCTCTGCCGGCGAATGAGCAGCGCAAATTGAACATGTGGTCAAAGAGTTTCTCGGCCTCTTCCTTTGTGTATTCAACGCCGATTTCGTGCGCGCCATTAACCACGCGCTGAAGAGTTTCAGTCCATGTCTCATTATTGCCATCATCCTTCTTCCGACTATACGTCCTCAAGAAAACGATTTCACCCATGCCATTGAAACCCCAAGGTGCTTGTTTCTGGGAATAGGAGTCCACAAAGGATTGGTCTAGCGTTGTCATAAAGTAACCTTCCGTATGAGTTTGGTCCGAGTAGGTTAGTGGACAATACGACGCAAAAATCGTCTAAGAAGGGTTTCTGCGACTATGATTTCTTTATGGACATAAACAAGTACGACGAAAGCGCATTTATGGATTTTTCTCAATACCAGTTCAGAACTGGACTAACCGCACGTTATCCACAGGACAGGGCTATTGAGTATTTAGTTCTTGGCCTAGCGTCAGAAGCAGGCGAGGTCGCCGGCAAATATAAGAAAATAATTCGCGATAACGATGGACGGTTCACGAAAGAGAACACGGACGCCCTGCTAGACGAACTAGGCGATGTTTTGTGGTATTGCTCGGAACTGTCTACTGTCCTCAAAACAAATCTCGCAGAAGTTGCGGCAAGAAATGTAAGAAAACTTGAATCGCGCGCCGAGCGAGGGAAGATTGGAGGAAGCGGAGATAGTCGGTAGGCTGAGTAGATGACGGACAAACCAATAGGCATGATTGAAACACTTAATTTGCTTACTGCGCTGATGCGTACGGTAGAAAACGACAATGAGGTTCAGGTCATAGTGCAGCGGGATTTACTTGAACGAGCATCAGAAATGATTGCTTTTTTGGTTCAACGAGAAGAGATGTGGAAGTCAATCGCTGAAGACTTTGCGCACTCTGTCACCGTCACACAGGGAGATGGAAAACCTCGCTTCAACGTCGACCTTGAAAGATTCTTGTCTGCCCAATACCAATATGAGAATGTGCCAAATGACTTACAACCCAAAGTTTGACATCCCGGAAAAGTCTTTTAATTTCTCTGATGATTTGGCCTTCGGCCACATAGGGGAAGGCTTTGTTAAAACCTTTTATGAGTCAGTGATTCAGGGTTCAGCAGAAGTAAAAACGGACCGGTATCGAAACGGGAGAATGGTCGTAGAGACCAATCAAAACCCAAGGCGAGAAACAGACGTCTTTGGGCATCCTGTTTGGAAACAAAGCGGAATCAACGTCACCACAGCAACTTGGTGGATTTATATTTATTCGCTTAACTCTTCAATGGTTGTTGTGTCTGTTGCGCGACTAAAGAATTATTTGCGCGCGAACAAGGAATTATTCAATGAAACAACAAAAAGAGTTTTTGCAGAAAGCAGCGACAATCCAGCAAAAGGTTTTCTTTTGGAGCCAGAGAATGTAATGGAGATGCTGTATAGTAAAGAGTACGACTGATTGGAGAACCAATGTCAAAAATTTCAGGCTTCGGCTCACTGGGCAACCCAAATGATTCATTCACAATCCAAGGCCATACGCTTGGCGGGCGCGATGGAGCCGTTTTGGTCCAGCGACCCACTGCAAATGTTAAGCGCGAAGCCGTCGCCGCCCTCGCAAAATATCTTTCAACGAACATCAAATCGATTCGAGACAGTATTGCGCAGTTGGAAATACTCGCCGAGATGATGGTTGTCGACGAAGAAACAGATTCTGTTTTGCTCGACAAGGACTTCATCAAGGACTTCAAAGATTGCGTTGACAACATTAAGGCAAAATACGAAGACACAATAAAGGTGGCTAACCAATAGTGGCAAAAGCCAAAAGGCTCAAAACAAAATCAACCTCAAAAAGCAAGTTAGAATCAAAGGCAGAAATAGACCTTGTTGGCGGCAGTTACGACGGCAAAAAATTTGGCGTCGTATTTCCCACACCAAAATACATAGTTCTTGGTCTCGGCAGGGAGTTGTATCTCCGCCAAGACCCTGATATAGTGATAGACGCAACATACAGGTACACGGACGATTGGGCCACTTATAAGGAGTGGGTCAAAGAACAGGCACAGATTAAATAATGACTAATCCAAAAATTCAAACAGTTCAAATTAATGGATATCGCTATTACAAGCACCCGAATATCCCATCAGTCAAGGCTCCTTCTGTCACTTCGGTAATTGACATGCTTCCAGCGCCGTTTCTGCGCGCGTGGAATAGCAAGGTGACTGCGAACGCAGCGGTAGACAACATTGAATACGTGAACGAATTACTGATGGCGAATCAGCAAGAAAAAGCGCGCCTTTGGCTGAAGGCTGCACCAGAACGCGAACTCAAGGTCGCTGCTGAAACAGGCGACAGGGTGCACAAAGCGATTGAAGAACAAATCCTTAATCCTGGCGCACCATACGACGAAGACCTCGAACCATTCATGCGTAACTTCCATTTGTTCTGTACGGAATTTGAACCAGAGTGGTTACACGTTGAAAAGTCAGTGTTCTCCATTACCCATATGTACGCAGGCTCTTTTGACGCGATAGCGAAGATTCGAGATAAGACGACCCTGATTGACTTTAAGACTACGCGGTCTGGCATTAGCGCAAAGGTTGCTTTACAGTTGGCTGCCTACTCCCGCGCAGACGTGATGTTTGATGGCGAAATTGAAATACCGATGCCCAAGGTAGATGGTGCTGCTGCTCTGTGGCTCAGGCCAGAACAGTGGGGTGTATTCCCGCTCAGGATTGACGACGATATCTTTGAGACCTTTCTTGCGTTGCGCAGAACATTCGAATGGGAGGCCAGGCAGTCAAAAACTGCTATGTTGTCTCCCATAAGTTACAAGGCAGGGATATGAAAACCATAGAACCCGAATTGAAGTCGTGGAATCAAGGCGCTAAATGCGTTACAGATGGTGTGGTAAGTATGGCAGAAATCCCATACTTTTCCGACCACTCAACCAGCGAAGCATGCCACAAGAAAATTGTCACGGAATTTGAGTCAATTGTTGACGGCGTTTTTCACCAGAACCCAAAACTGGATGAAAAAGTTTTGGAGCAAATATTCGTTGGATTGTGCACGTATGCCCTAATTGGCTACGCGCAAGAAACAAAGGTTTCCGTCGAAGAGGCGGGAATGCAGGTGCTGCAAACCGTGATTGGTAAGCAGCGCATGTATGGACATGGCAACATCGCGCGCTTTGGCGTTCCGGGCCTTGTCATTCGCTTGAATGACAAACTAGAGCGTTTGAAGAATCTTCAAAAGCACGATGGTCCAGTTCTGTTTGAGCCGTTGCAAGACACATGGTTAGACATTTGCGGGTACTCCGTGATTGCGATTATGTGGCTGAACAATTGGTTCATGCTTGAACTTGATGCTGAATCCAAATAAACATCAGGTACATAGGAGATAAATATGACAGCACAGGTAACAGTGGTCGGGAATCTCACTGCAGAGCCCGAAATCAAAACCACAAAAACAGGAAGCAGTGTCCTCAAGGTTGGCGTAGCGGTCAATCGTCGCTGGAAAAACAAGCAGGAAGAGTGGGAAGAGGAAGTCTCCTTTTTCGACGTCAATGCTTGGGGAGAACTGGCCGACAATGTCGCCGCCAGCCTCACTAAAGGCTCACGAGTCATCGTGTCCGGGCGGTTGGAGCAGCAATCATGGGAAAATAAAGAAGGTCAAAAGCAGTCCAAGGTTGTTTTGGTTGCTGACGACATCGGTATTTCCTTGAGGAAGGCACAAGTGCAGGGAGTTACAAAGACTGGTCAGCCACAGCAGAAACAACAGACATCAAAGTCTGCTGATTGGAACACAGAAGCACCGTTTTAGTCGGTCGGACTACACCAATGGTGGTGTAAGCACCTTGCACGGTGCTACTACCATCATTGGTGTAGTTTTATAAATATGGCCGATTTATCATTTGGAAAACGGTAGGGAAACATCATGATTGTTGGAGCGATTCTTGCTGTTGTTTTAGCAATAGCGGTTTATTTCTTGACAAAACAGTTGATGTTTATTGAAAGAGAGAGAATTTCTGCTGCAGCGCTTGTTGCAGGTACGACGTGCATTTCAACTGCCGGATTCTTGATTGGCAATTCTGTTGGTTTTCTAGCCTTGGGTCTATGCTTGGCCGCCCTTGGGCTTCTTTTGGGCTACGAAGGTGGCGGTGAATAGCAGTGGCGTTTCTAAAGTCATTCAGCCGCACATCAAGTGATGGGTTTTTGGGGCTTACAGAAAAAAAGCGTTATGCCACTGCTGGCTATAGCCGACCGGGTGAGCCATACAAAGATGGATGGGATGTAGAACGCGGGATTAATCAAGCGCTTGACCGCGTTGTATGGGTTTATAAAGCCGTTTACGCAATCGCCTCAAATGCTGCGTCTTTACCAATAGGACAGCGCAAAGGCGACTGGCGAATTGGTGAGATGACATGGGATGACCCGATTCTTGACTTGTTAAATCGTCGCCCCAACAAGACAATGGATGCTTTCACGTTCCGATTCATGCTGTCGTCACAAGTTCTTTTGTCCAAGAAAGGCGCGTACGTAGAAATCACACGCAACCGCCTAGGCGATGTTGCTTCACTGTTTTTGCATCAGCCTCAATATATATTCCCAATTCCTCACCCAACAGATTTTGTGTCCGGCTATTCGGTTGAATATCCAAATACACCAAAGAAAATTGTCGAACCGGAAAATATGATGTGGATTCGCGTTCCTCATCCAATCGACCCATACAAAGGCCAGACACCCCTTGAATCCGCTGGATTGGCAGTTGAGTTCGATTACTACTCGCGTGTATACAACAGAAACTTTGTAATCAATGATGGCCGACCTGGCGGAATGTTGGTCATCAAGGGCGATATGGAGGAAGAGCAGAGTGAGGAAATCGCTCGGCGTTTTCGCGGGGCAACTGGCTCAAACATCGGCGGGGCTGGTCGCATTACTGTTCTTTCTGCTGAAGATGCAAGTTTCATCGACACCTCAATCAATCAGCGCGATGCTCAATACACGGAAGCACGCATGCAAAACAAAGAAGAAATTCTTCTTGCTTTTGGTGTTCCAGAATCAGTAATTGGCAATGCTTCCGGTCGGACATTTGCCAACGCCGATGTTGAACTTGAAGTTTTCTGGCGCGAGACAATGGTTCCGCATCTCACTCTTCTTGAGAGGGCATTTGACATTCTTGATACCGACCTAACTACATACTTTTCATACGACCTTTCTGCTGTTGCAATTCTTTCGCGAGATGACAGAGAGAGAGCAACCTTCCACCTTGAGGAACTCAAGCAGGGTGCAATCAGCATTGACGAATACCGCGCACTTACCGGTCGTGAGGGCGTTGGAATCGATGAACTCCTTGTCCCGACAAACCTCTCCCCAGTTGTTATGTCAACTGATGGAGGTGGCTTGCAGGATGGCGACAGAGTCAACCCGAATCAGCGACCAGGTCGACGACCGAATGACCAGCCAGATGAGTCAGTTCCTGGTGCTGGCTCTCCATCTCCAACATCGCCGCGAGTTACTACTGACAACACAGAAAACCCCTCTCCTAGGGCAATCTATGAGCCATCCCTTGCACCGCTTTCCCACCCAATGGGAGATGGGGTGAAAGATGTTTCTGTGGTGCAACGCCGAACCAGACAATTAGACCGCCTTGAAGCCAGCGTGACCCTTCAAGTGGCCTCGTTCTTCAAGCGTCAACAGCGTGTCGTGATGGAAAAGGCATCTTCCAAGAAGACAAAAGAACGCTGGGACTCAGGAGAGAAGATTGCCGTTGACGATTTCTTTGATGCAGATGTATGGAACAGGCAACTAGAAACTGATGGCAAGACTTGGATTTCCGCAGTGTTCCTTGACGGGGCAATCGATGTTGCTGGAGATGGGTTTGACCGGCTCGATATGCAGGGCAAGCAGGTCCAGGAATTGATTGAGGACCGAATTTCCAACCTTCTTCTGGTCAATTCAACGACCAGAATGAACATGCAAAAGATGCTGGATTCCTACGCCGGACGCCCACATGCCGCTTTTGTGGCAGAACTTAGCCAGTGGATGTCGGACTCGTTCTCCAAGAGAATCAAGACAATCGTACGAACTGAAGTATCCGGTGCTTTCAATGCGGGACTTCTCTGGGCGGCACGGCAACTTGGGTTCACTCAAAAGACTTGGGTTCATGCCACCAATGAAGATGGAAGAGCAGAGCATCATCACGTAGCCAACACCACCGTCAGCATTGACGACGCTTTCGATATTCAGGGTAAGGCAGTTCGCTTCCCAGGCGACTTCGTTGGCGACGGGACATCGGTAATTAACTGTCGCTGCACTCTGGCGTTTGCTTAACCTATACGATAAGTTAAGTTAGTCTTGCCGCTCGCGCGTGTGTATAATCGCACGTAGGAGGCTAGATGGACCGCAAAAATGTTCCAGTTTCGTCGGTTCGCGGGCTTAGCGAGGCTGATGGAATTGTAGAAGCGATTGTCTCCGTCACAAATGTCGTTGATTCGGTCAATGACGTCATTGAACCTGGCGCATATAAAAACACATTGCGTAAGCGGAATCCAAAAGGCGTTTGGTCTCACGACACCAACATCCCCGTGGCAAAGACGCTAAAGGTAGAGGAACTTATGCCGGGAGACGAGAGGCTCCCTGAAGATTTGCGCTCTCAGGGTGCTGGCGCCCTCATGGTTAAGATGCAATTCAACCTCAATACGAGCCGTGGTCGTGACGCATTCCATGACGTGCAATTCTTCGCCGAGGAACAAGAGTGGTCGATTGGCTACTCGGTGCCAGAAGGCAAGTCATCAACTGACGAAAAAACAAGCGTTCGTTTCATAAAGCAGTTGGAACTTTATGAATATTCTCCGGTCATTTTTGGTGCAGCGCCAAATACGCGCACTCTAAGCGTTAAAGACGACCTGTTGGATATTGAAGAAGACGAAGATATCGATTGGGACGAATCAAAGGCTGGAGATTATTCTGACTTGAACTTCAAGATTCCTGACGGAGCAAAGAAGCAGGCGCAAATCGGTCTTGACTGGTCGCGCGAATACAACCGTGGTGGAACATCAGTCGGCAAGAACACCGCAAACTATCTCATAAACAACACGATTGCAGCCCCGCGAAAAGTGCGCCATATTGCAAAGTACTTCCCTCGCCACGAAGTTGACCTTCGCACTCCCGCAAACAGCAGGCCAGGTGCTGATGGTTATCCTGGCGCCGGGCTCATTGCTTGGAAACTTTGGGGTGGAGATGCTGGCCGAACATGGGCAACAAAACTCGTTGAGGCAATGAATCGCCGCGATGAGCAAAAAGCACTACAAATCAAAGCAGAGGCTGGGGCTTTGCGCGTTGGCGATTCTGTAAGTTGGAGTTCATCTGGCGGAACGGCTCGTGGCAAAATCACACGAATCATCCGTCGTGGACGTCTCAATGTGCCTGATAGCAGTTTTGTTATTACAGGTACCGCCGAGGACCCTGCTGCGCTGATTCGTGTTTATCGTGAACAAGATGGCTCGTGGCAGCCAACAGACAGATATGTTGGGCACAAGTTCTCAACCCTCACAAAGATTGCAGGACTTAAGGATATTTTCACCGATATGCCAGAGGGTGAGCCTGGTTCGTTTGGCAATCCCCAGCGACCCGGTGTTGTTGGTCGTCCACGCCGCCGTCGTCGTAGGACAGAAGAAGGCAAACCGTATCGCATCTCGCGGAACATGCAAGGATGCAGTGGATACGCAGTCGTCAAAGAGGGAGAAAGTTCTCCAGTCCCTGGCGGTTGTCACGAGACTCTTGGCGAAGCGCGCCGACACATGGCTGCGCTTTATGCTGCGGAGACATCAAAGAGTGAGTTTGCCAATATCGAAGGCAAACAAGACGTTGTTCCTCATCAAGATGAAATGATTGAAGGAATTGCTGACCAGCAAGAAAGTGGATTGACGCCGCGTCAATTCACAATGTATGACTTATTTGAAACAATTGCTGACAACTTCGGCAAATGGGACCAGACTGCCGGTTCTGAAGGTGCTCATTATGCGCCTGCCGAAGTTAACCCATTCAAAGAAGAAGGATTGATGTGCATGAACTGCGCCTTCTTCCAAGGCGGAAAGCGTTGCGAAATTGTCGAAGGAACTATTGAGCCAGAAGCAATTTGCAAACTCTGGATTATCAAAGAGGACCTTATTAAGAAAAATCTTCCAGTTGCTACCGAAATGAAGGAAGAGGATTGGGATGAGATTGAAACAAAAGGAAAAGGTGGGCCGATTCGTAGTCACTCAACAGCAGTTCGAGATGACGCAACGCTTAACCGGAATGCAATCCTTAGTACACGCTCACCAGAAGACCCCTCTTACTATCGCAAGATATTTGCTTATCAATTGCCGAATACTGATGGCACTCGCAAGACTCATTACACGTTCATCCACCATCATGTTTCAAAAGACGGTGCGCCCGGTGCGGCAGCAATGTCTGAACTGCGTGTACAAATGTCTGTACTAAACGGTGCTCGTGGAGGAACAACGCTTCGCGGTGCGGATAGAAAAGCGGTTTGGAATCACCTTGCAAAGCATTACCGAGATGGCGGAGAGACACCACCTTCTTTGAAGTCAGACCAAGAAGTAGATAATCTTATGATTAAGGCTGGTTGCATCAGTGAACCGCTCACGAAAGAAGATACAGATGTCAGAGAATAACGAAGTTGAAATCAAAGAGTCGGGACCCAATGGAAGAGTTGTCCCCTCGCATTCAACTGCCGTAGATAAGACATCTTCGTGGGATAGGACTGCGCAATTTAGAAAGATGCGCTCGCCAGCAACGCCTTCTTACTATAACGATATTTTTGCTTTTCAACTTCCGAATACAAAGGGAACGCGAAAGACGCATTATTCTTTTATTCATCATTTTGTTGGCGACGGTGGCAAGGCTGGTCCTGCTTCGCGTGTTGCTTTGGGAAATTCGATTGCCGTCCTTAATGGTGGAAGACAAGGAACAGTTTTGCGTGGGGCCGCGCGTCAGGGCGTCTATCGCCATATCGCAGCCCACTACGCAGATGCCGATATCGAGGCACCCGAACTCAAGTCAGACGAAGACGTTGACGCAATCATGATGTTCAAGGGCTTGATTGATGCCCCGTTGGCTGAGTCACTTGACTTGACGGTCAAAGGGTTGCAGGATTTGGACAATATCATCGATGTAGAGAGCAATGTTTCTTGGATTGAGGAAGATACCGAAATCAAGGGCATTGTCGTCGAGGCCGATGATGATTCCGCCTTGGTTGAACAGGTGGACGAAAATGGCGAACGTACCGGCGAGTTCTATGAACTTGACTACGCAGAAATAAAACTCCGCACATTTGTTGTGATGGAGAAAGTCGATGGAATGGCTGAAGCAGGAGCAATCGTCTCTTGGGAAACAACACAGGGCACCTTCTATGGTGATGTGGTCTCGGTAGAGACGAACGGCAAGGTTCGCGGCGAGCCCCAAGGCCTCGAACTTGAGGGGACAGAAGAAAATCCCGCTTATCTCATCCGTGTCTGGATGCAGGAAACCGAAGAAGCCGAGATGGAAGACGAAGACGAAGAAGAGGCTCCAAAAGCACGCAAATCCGAAGGCGAATGGACCCCTACAAACGTGACAGTCGTGGCAAGGGGCGATGCCCTAAAGGTAGAGGAAGCCTTGCCCACAGGAACCCCAGAAGAAGGCTATTCTGAAGGTGAAGACGAAGAGGAGAGTTCAATGAAAAAGATGGACACCGAGTTTATGGCACTGGTTGAACAGGCCATAAAGCAGAACGCCGCAGTTCTTGAGCGTCTTGCGAAGTATGATAGTGAAGACACCACTGAGGGAGTTGCGGCAGATGCTGAAGAGAAAAAGTCTGAAGAAGTTGTGGCAGAAGTTGCTGCGGAAACTGCGGAAGTCGCTGAAGAAAAAGCCGCAGAAGAAACGCCCACAACAGAAGTCGCCGAGCAAGCCGAAGAAGTCAAGTCCGAAGAAGCCCTTGTCGAGCAAGTAGCCGACACAGAGACAACTGAAGCGGTGTCTGAGGTTTCAGAAGAGAAGACCGCAGAAGAGCAGAAGCAAACAGCAGCAATTTCATTCGACGACCTGAAGGAGTTTCATCTCCTTTTGAAGGAAATGTCGAAGTAAGCGACAACTGCTGAATCCCCAATCGGGGACCAATCATGTGCTAATCTTTGTTTGGGCGGAACCAAACAGGGAGACGTATGGACATCTACGAAGAATGCAAGCAGGAAGCAGCCAAGTCCTCAATCAACAAGGTTGAAGTGCTTCTTAAAACGTTAAACAAAAAAGATGCAGAAAGCCTGACAAAGGCTCTTCTTGACCCAACCATTTCCACTCGAACAATTGCAAGAGTGCTAGAGAGCAACAAGATTGAGTGTGGCGTTTGGGCAATCAATAAGTGGCGCAAACAAAAAGGAGTTGCTCTTTCCTCAACACACACCCTCATTAAGGAGAGCAAATAACAATGCCGCTGTCTGACGATTTTTCTAAAGTTACAGAACAAGCACACATAGAGGCTGTTGCAAAACTGTTAAAAGAACACAACATAAAGCCAGAAGAAGTCGGCTCAATCAAGTCAATGAAAGTCGGCAAGTGGCAAACGGTAACAAAAGACGAAGCGGGCGAAGCCCAAATACATGACTTGAAGGGTGCGAGTATCGTACTTAGCCCTAAATGGGATTTGGGTCCAGAGTGGCCAGTTGTAACCCAAGGCCCCAAGTACAACATTTCTAAAAATAAAACAAAATCGCGGAAGACCAAGGAATGGGAAACTGCTGTCATTCTTCCAGACATGCAGATGGGTTATTACAAGAAGTCATTGGAATTGAATGCTGAACTTGAGCCCATCCATGACGAAAAAGCAATTTCCATTGCAATAAAACTTGTTGAGGACATCAAGCCCGACCAAGTCGTAATGCTTGGAGACAATCTTGACTTTGCGGAGTTCGGAAAGTACTTAACAGCGCCAACCTTCAAACAGTTGACACAAGCAACAATTGATAGGGCGACATTGCTTTGCGCGCAGATTCGCAACGCGGCGCCCAACGCAATCATTACTTGGATTGCCGGTAATCATGAAGCGCGACTTGCTAGATACATTCAAACCAATGCCGAAGCAGCATTTGGCTTGACGCGTGGAAAGTTAATGGATGAACTTCGTGAGAACTGGCCGGTTCTCTCTGTGCCAAATCTTTGTCGCATGGACGAGTTTGGAGTCAATTATCTTTCTGGATATCCGGAATCATTCTTGGCACTCAATGAGAACCTGATTATCCGTCACGGAGATAGGGTCACTTCAAATGGGTCCACAACGACGAAGTACCTTAATGATGCCCACAAATCAGTGATTTACGGACACATTCATCGCGTTGAGGTCGCATATCGAACCCGCGTTTCCGAGGCTGGACCTCGGACAATCATGGCTGCAAGCCCAGGATGCTTATGCAGAATCGATGGAGCGGTCCCATCTACAAAGTCTGGAGCCGATGAGTTTGGTCGACCGCTTATGCAGGGTGCAGAAAATTGGCAGCAAGGGCTTGCGGTTGTCCAGTATCAACCCAAAGGTACCGGCGAAGAATGGTTCAACTACGAACAAATGTGGATTTACAACGGCAGGGGAATATTTAGGGGCACAGAATATGCCGCCTAGTGAAGAGGAACTGGAAGAATTCAACAAGCAGTTTGAACTACTTATTGAAAATGAACTCATCGAGATTGTCTCCATCAATGATGATGGAGAGTGGTTGTATCAAGCAACAGAAAAAGGAAAAAAATTATACGAAGCGGTTATGAATGCAGGACTTATTGGTGACAAAAACTGGCTCTTTGGTGGGGAAAACGATTAAATGTCTACATCGGTGGGCGATGGTTTCAGAGAAGAAGACGATTTTAATTTTCCAGTAATTACTATTTCCGTTTCCACTGATGACCTAAACGAACCGATACACGTTGATTTGGGTTCGGTGCCGCCTTTTGTCGCCTCGGCAGTTCTTGAAAAGGTTATAAATGTATTAAAAATGGCAGTTCCGGCACCAAAAATCACTTTCAAAGGAAGTATTTTGGTTGAGCCGTTTAGCCCAGGAACAGTTGATTTTGCATCGCTCATTGAGGACATTTTTGACGACGACGATGTGGACGGTGAGGAAAACCCTCCTGCTTGACAAACTGCCAATGCTCTAGCATACTATGTCATAACGAGGTGCTTACCTTGTGTCCTATAAGTACAAACACTCTAAAAAGGAGTACCTACTATGGCTTACGATAGCCGTCTTAAGGAACTTAAGGGTGCACTCAAGGATGTCCTCGCACAGAACGACGCAATCGTCGAACATGTCGAGGCCAATCGCGAAGAGGGCGGCCCAGAAGTTCAAGTTGAAGCAAAGCATGTCGAGGCGTTCCGTTCGGGACTTGCCAAGGCTCGCGAAATCCGTTCAGAAATTGAAGCCCTTGAGGGCCTTCAGGAAGTCAAGGCTTGGGCTGCTGGTTCGCAGCCTGCTGCCGCGGCTGCTCCGAAGACTCTCTATGTTCCTGGTGACGAGCGCAAGTCGCTTGGCCAGCGCTTCATTGATTCTGACGAGTTCAAGAGCATGGGCAATGGCCGCAATGGTTTCACCATGCATGCTCCGTACCAGGTGAAGGACATCTACACCGCACTGCCGTCGGGTACGCCCGGTGACTTCGGAACTCCGGTTCGCGAAGGCATCGTTGAGCGTGCTAAGCGTGCGATGCGTGTCCGTGACCTTTTCCCGGTTCAGCAGACAAATACGAACATGATTGAGTTCTTCCGCGTCAGCGGTTTCACGAACAATGCGTCGACAGTCGCAGAGCGCTCGGGTTCGCCCGCAGTGTTCGCTGCTAAGCCGCAGTCTTCGATGACCGTTGTCGGCGTGCAGTCTCCTGTTCGTACGATTGCCCACTACGAGGTTGCCCACCGCAACGTCCTCGATGATGAGCCCACCCTGCGTGGCATCATCGACAACGAGTTGCTCTACGGCCTTCGTCTTGTCGAGGATGACCAGATTTTGAACGGTGACGGAACAGGTTCAAACCTGACCGGCATCCGCGAGACATCGGGCATCCAGACTCAGGCTTGGAGCGCAGGCTCGACTGGCGACACCCGCATCGACGCAATCCGTCGTGCAATCACCAAGTCGTTGCTCGCGTACTACGAGCCAACGGGCATGATTGTTCACCCGAACGACATGGAAGACCTCGAACTGACCAAGGATGCCTACGACCGTCACCTGATGGTCATGTCGGTGTCGATGGGTGCTGAAGCCCGCCTGTGGCGTCTGCCAATGGTTGCCACTCCGGCCATCACCGAGGGCTATGCTCTCGTTGGTTCGTTCGGTATCGGCGCCACGCTGTACGACCGCATGGAAGGCACAATCCGCGTTGCTGAGCAGCACAGCGACTTCTTCATCCGGAACGCAGTTGCGATTCTGGCCGAAGAGCGCCTTGCTCTCGCGGTGAAGCGCCCAGAGTCGTTCGTCGAAGTCGAATTCGACGGTGCGCCTGAATGATGAGCCTTTCGGCTTAGTCCGAGCCCCCGCCCGAGTCCAGTAATGGACAACGGCGGGGGCTTCGGCTTTTATGGGGATATGGCACTAGACAAAGACTTCAATTTTAGGTTTGTTGGATACTACGACACAAGCCCAATAGACAAAACAATTAGTTCACTCTCTCCCTCTTCATGGGATGCATTTACCTACAGGCAAGACAACATCATTGGGCATCAAGATACACTGACGGTTCCAATTCTTTTTAATGAACTTCCACAAGCGAAAAAAATAGCGCCTAAGTTTTTTGACACTTTCGCAAATCATTTAAAAGACATAAAAACTTATCTATCCAGCATCGGACAACACAATGATATTCGCAGAGCAAACCTTGTGCTACTAAAGGCTGGAAAATCAATCGGCAGACACAAGGACGCGACAGAACTATTGAAAGTGACAAGGAGATTCCACTTGCCAATCAAAACAGACCCATCATGCACCTTTGAGGTGGATGGAGAAAAGATGCATATCCCAATTGGAGAGATTTGGGAAATAAACAATACAGGAAAACTACACAGCGTAAGAAACGATTCACAAATAGACCGCGTGCATTTGATTATTGACGCCTGCTAGGGTAATGGCATGACACACGTTATTGCACCACGCGATATTTTTGAGACGCAAAATGGGGTTACCGTTCGCGTTCACAGCAAGGGCGACCGCTTGACGGTGGATGAGGCCAAGAAGTACAAAGTTTTGCCCATCTCAGTTACGTCGTTTGCGAATATTGAAACCAAGTAGTCACATGGAACAGCCAGAGCAAGACGGCTCTGCATCGTATGACTTTGCTGGGGCATGGGGGCATCCACATGCCTATGCCCTAATTAAAGCCGCTATCTACAAATTTTTTATGATGAGAGAAGACTTCAACCCAGAAAACCCATACGATTCACTCACTTCAAAAATAACCACAACGGGAATGATTCACAGCGCTTTTGAACTTGGTAAAAAAATTGAAGTTCGATATGGCTGGGAGATGCTGGATGATGAAAATATCATTATGCATTCCTGCTATGGGTTTGTGGACAAAATTGACGTGAGAATCAATGCCGAAGAAATGGGCTTCATTTTGGACCTAGGTGATGATGATTATGGAGTATTTGCCTACGACAAGATATTCTGGGTATGCGAGTCCGACAACTAGCCGAATGAAATAATTTTTGAGCCTGGTGTATTATCGGCCCTATGGCCATTCTCACTTATGACGACCTTGAGATTTACATGGGCAAAACCTTTACCGATGCCCAGCAGGACGCGGCTATGTCAATCATTGCCGCCCTTGAAGCAGAACTTGAGTACTACCTAAATAGGCCTCTTGGCGCGCGTTTATATTCAGAAGAAGAACACAAACTTGTTCCAGGACAGCGACAAATATTTTTGCGCCACGCACCGGTTCAAAGCGTAACGTCTTTTTATGTTGGAATGCCGGGCGAAGAGGTTGAGCAGAATATCGAAGACTTTGACATCTTTCCTTGGGGCATAGATAATATTCGAATCGCTGGAACCGGCAACCAAGCACTTGTCACCTACACAGCAGGAATGACATCGAACGATACGATTGCGCTTGAGCGAGTTCTTTACACCGCATCAGCACGAGAGATGAGCAAGTTCCTTATTGATGCTCAGGGGCTATCCAGACTCAAGGTAGAGGGAAGCGACTACGTCTTTCCGGATGGCGGCGAAGGCGGATTCACAGAGCGCGAACTTAACTCAGTCAAGCGCTTTAAACGAAGAGTGATTGTGTGATATGCGTGGGGCAAGAACGCCGATAGTCATTCGCAACATGGTTGCTGGCTACGTCAATGAAGCAGAAGGCATTTGGAATAATACAGGGGCCGACACTACTGTTTATGGTTCAGTTCATCAAAGGGCTTCAGAGGAAGTGATGGAGAATACAGTTGGGCAATTAAGCGAAAAGAGAAACATAGTTTGTCGACTTCCTTTAAGCGCAAGTGTCACATATGGAGACCAAGTAGTGATTGATAATTTTCATCAAGTTGTAAATGGCACTTACGAAATAGATTCACTTCTTTATACGCGAACACACATCCGCGCAGAATGCAGAAGGACAATGCGATAATGGCATCCAAATTGACCCCGACGCAAAAACTCTACAAAATTCTTGATACTGTCGAACCAGCAATCAAGAGTATTATTCTTGCCGGCGTATATCAAATGCGCTCCGCGGCAGAAGATTTGTCTGTAATCGGGTTTAATGAGACCAAAAGACTTATTCTTCACAGGGGTAGTTATAAAGAATATTTTAAGAATGGCAAGAAAAGAATGTCTTCTGCTCCGGGAGAACCACCAGCAGCAACGCTTGGCGGAACACTTGAGCCAAGCATTTACAGTAAGGTAATTAGTAAGCCGAATCAAAATCCAGCAATTGCAGAATTCGGCAGTACTGCCACGTTTGCAAAAGATTTGGAATTTGGGACGACAAGTATCCAGCCTCGCCCGTTTTTGAGGCCAGCAAAAGCAAAAGTGGCAAATGTTGCTGCATCAACTGTTGCGCGACATCTGAAAATTGCCTATTCGCGAAAAACCCGTTCCCTTAAGGGCACGGTATTTACTCTTGATTTGGATATGTGATGGCTTCTATCGGCGGCGCTATCCGGACCGTTTTGGTCAATGATTCTATAACTGGTATATCAAATCGCATATTCAGAGATATTGCCCCTCCAGAAACAGAATATCCCTACATCACAATTTTTGATGAACTTGCCAACACTCCAGCCCTTATCGGTGACCAGGTTGTTTTGGCTCGTAATCGAATTGTCCAGGTAAGTCTTTGGCAAGTGCGTCAATCAGAAAACACCGGCATAATCAACGAAGTCATATCTGCGTTAGACAATGCAACGCTGAATGCAGACAGGTTTGTTTATCGGGTCAGGGTCAGTGACATAACGAGGACCTTCAATTCTGAGGATGATACGATTTTGCACGCAGTAACCCTTAACGTCATACAAAAGGCATAAGCATGGCTTTCACACCAATTACAGTTACCGGCACCTACCTTGAGAGCGGTAGTGGTGAGCCTGCGAGCGGTCGCATTTCTTTCCTGCTTACTTCCCCGATGAGACAGCCGAGTACCAATACGACTATCTCCCCGTCTCAGGTAACTGCCACCCTCGATGAAAACGGGGAATTCTCAGTCATTCTTTATGCGACTAATGACAGCGGAACAGTTCCGCAGGGCGTGACCTATGAAGTAACAGAACGACTTCGCGGAGCGGCACTAAACAAGTACTTCATTTCTATTGATAAAGATGCCCCTGGCGGGGCCGTCGACCTTGCTGACCTGGTTCCAAATATCGACCCAGTTGTACAGATTAACTATGCGACAGTTGAATATGTCGATGACGCTGTTGCCGGATTTAACTCTGCAGCCGAGATTGGCTTCACCCCAACGTCAGAAATTACATCGACGAATGTGCAAACCGCCATTGAGGAATTGCGAACCCGTTCTAGATATGTCCATAACCAACCGTCAGCATCGGATACATGGAATATCACGCACAATATGCGCTTTTACCCGAATGTCAGCATCGTCGACACTGCTCTCAGTAAGGTCGTCGGAGAGGTCACATATCTGTCAGAAAATGCTTTGACGGTGACCTTCTCACACTCTTTCGCTGGAAAGGCGTATCTTTCATAGGAGGAGTCTGGAGGTAGACCGGCATGAAATTCGTAACGAACTTAAATCTTAATCAGAACGAACTCCAGAACGGTAAGTTTCAGGTCGTCGCGTCCGACCCGAGCACGAACAACTTTGAAGGTCGGCTCATCTATAACTCAACCGAGAAGACCATTAAATATTTTGATGGTACCTCTTGGAAAAAGGCTCTAATTTCGGTCACTGAAGCAGGTAGCGCTTCTGCAGCCCTTACGGTTACTGAGTCCAATGGCGCAATTACACTTACGCCGAATCTTGCCACAACATCAGCCCATGGTGTTATGTCCTATCAGGACAAGGCAAAACTTGATGACGCTACCGCTGACGCGACTGCTGGGAAATTGGTTATTAGGGACGGAAGCGGAAACTTTAAGTCTGCTACTCCAACTGATTCTGCACATGTTGCAACAAAGGGTTATGTCGATGCTGCGCGTAGCGGTCTCGACGTCAAGCAATCTGTTCGTGTCGCAACCACTGGTCCGGTAACAATCGCTAACCAACTTGAGGCAGGCGACACCGTTGACGGAGAAACGCTTGTTGCTGGTGACCGTGTTCTCGTCAAAAACCAAAGCACTGCATCAGAAAACGGAATCTATGTCGTTCAAGCAAGCGGTGCTGCCGTTAGGGCAACAGACTTTGATTCAAGCGACGAAGTCTCTCCTGGTGCGTTTACGTTTGTTGAAGAGGGTGACGACAACGCCGATAGCGGCTGGGTTGTTATCACTGACGGTTCAATCACAGTTGGCTCAACGGCAATCAACTGGGCGCAGTTTTCTGGCGCTGGCCAAATTGTTGCTGGTGATGCCCTGTCCAAAGACGGCGAAACACTTAACGTAAACGTCGACAACCTCAGCATTGAGGTAAGCGCTGATGCCCTGAGAATTGCAAGTGGCGCTGCCGGGGATGGTCTCTCTGCTTCTGCTGGCATCCTCTCCGTAAATACAGCAGCCGCTGGCGGTCTAGAGATTTCATCAGACGACCTGCAAATCAAAATTGACCCCAACTACACAGGTCTTGTTACTACAACAGATGGTCTTGCCCTTAGCGCATCCGTAGCCGGAGATGGGCTCACATTTGCTGCCGGTGTTTTGAGTCGTGATGCAATTGACCTTGGTCAGGGTTCAAATGATACAACTGGGACCCTTCCCGTCGACCAAGGCGGTACTGGTGCAACTACTGAGGCGGCAGCAAGAGACAACCTTGCTTACACCCCTCCAAGCGGCGCGAATACAAGCACACCAACACTGGCGCGCGTGGCAAGTAAAGTTGTTGGCGACGGTGCAGCAACAACATATACTGTGACTCACAATTTTGGAACTCGCGCGGTTCTTGTACAAGTTTACGATTCTTCTGGTTATGACACGGTCATTGCAGACGTGGTAAGGGCGACAACGGATTCTGTCACGGTTTCCTTTTCTGTTGCTCCTGCTTCAAACGCATACACAGTCGTCGTTACCGGTTAGCAATATCCATAGTGCCTTGCGGGGCACGCAGAAACAGAAGACAGTTGAGGCTGTATTCACATGACACGATTTGTTGGCACGCCATTACGCGGCATTGAGTTTTCCAGTCCAAGCGACGAATCATTCTCAACGCGCGTAAATCTTGATGCACATGCGAGAATTCGCATTGATGCTGGCGGGCGGATTACATGGTCTTCTGGTTCGGCCGCTGGCGATACCAATCTTTACCGAACAAGTGCAAACACTCTCTATACAGATGACGTATTCCAGGCCGCTCTTGGGTTGGTCACAGTCACATCTCTTGGCGCTCCAGTTTCTTCACTGCCAGATGGGGCGCTTGCGGTTGACACAACCAACGACAAATTTTATTTCAGGTCAAACTCTGCTTGGCAAGAAGTTGGCGGTGCAGGTTTGTTATCTGGAGACGTAGATGGTGGTATTCTTTCGCCTGAGATTCACGAAGCAGAAGTAACAAATTACGTATTGGTCGGTTTTGATGGAGGAACACTGTAATGGCTGGAGCAAGAATCCAACTAAAGCGCGCTACTGCCTCCTCGTGGACTAGCAATAACCCGGTTCTTTATGCTGGCGAAATCGGTCTTGAGACCGACACTAATAAGTTCAAGATTGGTGATGGGACAACTGCTTATAACTCCCTGCCCTACTTCAATGGGAACCTCACTGGCTCAAGCCTAAATGACCTTGCCGACGTCACAATTACATCCGCAGCGAATGGTGACTTCCTTCGATGGAATGGCACCGCTTGGGTTAATGACGCGGTAAATCTCTCAACCGACACAATCGGCTCCTATGTTGAGTCTTTGGTCGCCGGGACCGGCGTAAGCCTTACAAACAATTCCGGCGAAGCCGCAACTCCGACGATTGCAATTGGCCAAAACGTGTCCACTACTGCATCAGTCACGTTTGCCCATGTATCTGCTTCCGTAACAGGAAATGTTGTCGGTGATTTGACTGGCAATGCAGATACTGCAACCACGCTAGAAACAGCGCGAATCATCGAACTTAGCGGCGATGTTACTGGTTCTGCATCGTTTGATGGTTCTTCAAACATCAACATCTCTGTCACATCAAACCCTGACTCAATCACACTTGGAACAGACACAACCGGAAACTATTTGGTCGACCTTGCTGGAGGCACTGGGGTAACAATTAACCACACCCCAGGCGAAGGTTCTACTGCATCTGTCTCGATTGGACAGGATGTTTCGACAACTGCATCAGTAACGTTCGACCAAGTCACAGTCAATGGTCAGACGAATGTCGGTGGACACATTATTCCAGATACCAATGAGGCGTATGACCTTGGTTCTTCTGCATCGCGCTTCCGCGATATTTATCTTTCTGGAACAACAATCGACCTTGGTGGAGCAACAATTACAAGTGACGGAACTGATGTTTCTTTCTCTGGCGGCATAAGCGTTGGTGGAAGTGCAAATTTTGTTGGTGACCTCACTGGTAATGCCGACACGGCTTCAACGCTTGAAACAGCACGAACTATTTCCCTTGGCGGAGACCTATCCGGTTCTGCATCTTTTGACGGTTCAAGCGACATCACAATCACTGCAACAGTTGAACCGAATAGCGTTGCTCTCGGCACGGATACAACTGGAAACTATGTCGTTGATGTTGTTGCCGGAACAGGTTTGTCGGTTAGCCACACGCAAGGCGAGGGTTCTACTGCATCTGTAGAACTCAACGCAGTTCTCGATGACCTAACTGACGTAAGTGCGTCAACAGCAAATGTGGACGAATATTTGAAATGGGATGGAAGTGCTTGGGTGCCCGATGTTGTCGAACTTGGCGCACATACGGTTGGCGATTATATGGCAAATGTCGTTGCCGGTACTGGTGTCACGGTAACCCACACTCAAGCAGAGGGCTCTACGGCAAGCATTGCAATCGGACAGGATGTTTCGACAACCGCAAGTGTCACGTTTGCGAACCTCACAGTTTCCGGCGACCTCACCGTTAACGGGACAACAACAACACTCAACACGGAAAACCTTCTTGTCGAAGACAACGTAATTGTTCTTAATTCAAACGTCACTGGGGCCCCATCTGGAACCGCAGGCATCGAGATTGAGCGTGGGACATCAAGCAATGTTCAATTGCGATGGAATGAAACATCTGACTCGTGGGAAATCACCGAGGATGGTACGACATACAAGAACATCGCAGTTGGCCAGGATGTTGAAACATCCTCGTCAGTCACGTTTGCACACGTTTCTGCAGATGTCACTGGAGACTTGACCGGCAATGCCTCTACGGCAACAACACTTGAAACGGCCCGCGCAATATCGCTTGCTGGTGATTTGTCTGGTTCGGCTTCATTTGATGGCTCACAAGACGTAACCATTACGGCAACCGTCCAGCCCAACAGCGTGGCGCTCGGTACAGATACGACAGGCAACTATGTTGCCGATGTTGTTGCTGGTACTGCAATTACCGTCACCCACACACCTGGTGAGGGCTCTTCTGCTTCAATTGCGCTCAACGCATCACTGAACGACCTTAATGATGTAGTAGTTGGCGCACCAGCAGAATTCCAGGCCCTTGCCTACGACGGTTCTGGTTGGGTTCCGACTTATACACCGGTTGTTTCCTATGTGCGCAACGCCGAAGCCACAACCATTACAACTGGTACGGCTGTCTACCTATTTGGTGGCAATGGTGACCATGCATCGGTCAAGCGTGCAGGGAACGCAAGCGAAGCAACATCATCGAAAACCATAGGTCTTGTTGGCGCCCCAATCGCGGCAAACCAAAATGGTCCAGTAATTACTCGTGGTTATGTGGACGGAATTGACCTGTCCGCCTATAGCACCGGCGATGTTTTGTGGCTTGGCGAAAACGGACAAATTACAACCACAAAGCCACAGGCACCTCTACACATCGTGTTCATCGGCGTTGTCGTTCGTGCGACGAACAACGGAATCGCCTACGTCGCAGTTCAAAACGGTTATGAAGTAAACGAACTGCACGACGTCAAGACAAACGGCAAGGTCGACAAGGACGTCTTGATGTGGAACAGCGCATCGGCTGTTTGGGTTAACGACCAAATTAACCTCGGAACCGATACGGTTGGCAACTACGTTCAGAACCTAGTTGCCGGAACTGGCGTTACGCTCACAAATAACTCTGGCGAAGGCGCGACTCCGACCGTTGCGATTGGGCAGGATGTTTCTACGAATGCGTCGGTCGTGTTTCACACATTGGAGACAACACACGACCTGACCATCGGCGGAAACTTCTACGTCAGCGGCTCAATCGTCACAGAGAACCAGACTTCACTTGAAATCGATGACCCCTTTATCTACCTGAATGGTTCAAGCAGCGTCTCTAACGTTGACATCGGAATCGCAGGAAATTACAACGACGGCACATACCGACACGCTGGTATTTTCCGTGACGCAACGGATGGAAAGTTCAAGTTCTTTGACTCCTACACCCCAGAGCCGTCCAACCCGATTGACACTGGTCATGCTTCTTATTCGCCAGCCCCCGTCGTTGCTGAAACATTTGAGAGCACGGTTACAACAGGTACTGCACCATTCACTGTTGCCTCGACAACGGAAGTAACAAATCTCCACGCTGACACTGCGTCGAGTCTGCACACTGCCCGAGCCATCAGCCTTGCTGGCGACCTGAGTGGTTCAGTATCGTTTGACGGAAGCGGCGATGTAACTCTTACAGCAACCGTCGAGCCAAACTCGGTTGCCCTCGGCACGGACACCACTGGCAACTACATGGTTGACCTTGCCGAAGGTACTGGTGTCACGATTATTCATACCCCTGGAGAAGGCTCCACCGCTTCTGTATCGATTGGTCAAAGCGTCGCGACAACCGCTTCGGTGACATTTGCTCATGTTTCTGCTGATGTAACTGGAAACCTGACTGGCGATGTTGCGGGCAATGCCGATACGGCTTCAAGCCTTGAAACAGCGAGGGCAATTTCGCTTGCTGGAGACTTGTCTGGTTCGGTCTCATTTGACGGTTCCGGCGATGTAACCCTTACCGCAACGATTGGGGCAAACAGCGTAGCCCTCGGTACGGACACGACTGGAAACTACGTCAATGACATCACGGCCGGTACTGGCGTCACAGTTACACACACCCCAGCAGAAGGTTCCAGCCCGACAATCGCAATCGGCCAAAGCGTCGCAACATCGGCTTCTCCGCAATTTGCGTCAGTTACAGCGACCGGAACCCCAGGTTTGATTCTAAGTAATTCGAGTGGTGACGAAGGTGGTGAATTGCTTTTGTCCAAACCAGCAACAAATACATCAATTGCTGGAACTGGTGTAACTATTGATGTTTATCAAAATAAACTGCGCTTCTTCGAACAGGGCGGCTCTGCTCGTGGAGCATATATCGATATCACCGGGATGGGTGGTGCAGCCTCTACGCCATTGGCGGTTGGTCAGAATGTTGAAACAAGCGCATCTGTCCAGTTCGCACAACTGACCACAACTGGGAACGTAACAATCGGTGGTGACCTAACCGTAAATGGCACAACAACTACGGTAAATACCGAGACAATTAACCTTGCTGATAATCAGATTGTCCTGAACAGCAACGAGACAAGTGCGCCGTCTCAAAATGCCGGGATTGAAATTGAGCGTGGCACATCGGCAAATGTTGCACTCCGCTGGAACGAAACAAGCGATAAGTGGGAAATCACAGAAAATGGAACCACTTACTATGACATTGCGACAACCTTTTACGTCGATGGTCAGTCAATCACAGCGCTTGATGAAATCGGCGATGTCAACATCACATCAGCAGCGTCTGGGGATTTCCTCAAGTGGAACGGCACCGCATGGGTTAACGATGCCATAAATCTCGGCACCGACACAACAGGCAACTATATGGTCGATGTATCGGCGGGAACTGGGATAAGCGTCTCTCATACGCAAGGCGAGGGTTCGACGGCTTCGGTTTCGCTTAACGCAACACTTGATGATTTGTCCAACGTAAGTGCATCCGCCCCTTCTGATGGTCAATTCCTCAAGTACGTCACCGCATCAAGCGCGTGGGTACCAGCAGCAATCCCAACCATAAACAATCTTGACGATGTTGGCGATGTAACGATTACATCAGCGGCAAATGGCCAATTCCTTAAGTGGAATGGCACGGCATGGGTCAACGATGCAATTGACTTGGGCACCGATACCACTGGCAACTACATGTCTGATGTTACCGCTGGTACTGGTATCACAATTACGCATACGCCTGGAGAGGGCTCAAATGCGACGATAGCAGTAACCGCCAACACGTATCAGCCGCTCGATTCGGAACTCACTGCTCTTGCTGGCTTAACGAGTGCAGCAGATAAGTTGCCGTACTTCACTGGTTCTGGAACTGCCGCATTGACAGACATTACGTCTGCTGCGCGCAGCATTCTTGATGATACGTCAACAACGGCAATCCGAACAACGCTCGGCGTTGGAACTGGCGATAGCCCAACGTTTGCTGGGGCAACAATTGATGCTGTTCGAGTTGGAGTTACGGCAGCAGGAGAAATAGACACAACGACTGGAAATCTAACAATTGATTCTGCTGGCGGAACAGTTACTGTCGATGACAATCTTGTTGTTTCAGGAGACTTAACAGTCAATGGAACCACCACAACTGTAAATACAGCGACACTAACCGTCTCTGACAACATTGTTGTTCTCAACAATGATGTAACTGGAACTCCAACCGAAAATGCTGGCGTAGAAGTCGAGCGTGGAACTTCCGCAAACGTTCTAATCCGATGGAACGAAGGAACCGATAAATGGGAAGCCACGAACGACGGAACCAATTTCGGAAATCTCGTAACCACTGGCGACAGCGGAACAGTCACGTCCACGATGATTGCCGACGGCACCATCGTTAACGCGGACATAAACGCTTCGGCGGCAATCGCCCTTTCCAAACTTGCGTCTGGAACATCTGGTCAGATAATTGTTGCAAACTCTTCAGGTGTTCCGACATGGGTATCAGAAACTGGTGATGTCACCATCTCTGATACTGGTGTAACTGCAATCGCCTCTGGCGCAATAGTTAATGCTGACATAAATTCTTCTGCGGCAATTGACTACAGCAAACTTGCCAATATAACTGCTGGAAGCGTTCTTATTGGTAATGCATCCAACGTGCCCACCGCCACCGCGCTGAGCGGAGATATCACAGTTAGTTCGTCTGGCGTAACAGCAATTGCGTCCGGTGTAATTGTCGACGCGGATATTAATTCTTCTGCGGCAATCAGCCAGTCAAAGATTGCGACATCTACTACACAGGTTTGGGGAACTGGGTCGATTGAACTTGGTCACGCGACGGACACGACAATTACAAGAGTTTCGGCTGGAAAGATTGCAGTCGAAGGCGTTACCGTAGCCACTACAACGGATACGAGAGATGTTCTAGTAAGGTTCTACATGGAGGTTATCTGATATGCCATTGACACAAAAGAGACTGGTCGGACCAACTCAGTTGACTACGACGACAAGCACTGTTCTCTATACGGTTCCCCAAAGCACGACCACTATCGTCAAGCAAATAGTGCTGTGCAATACCACGGCGAGCGCTGTGACGGTAACTATGGTCCTCAAGCCGCTGAACGTTGCCCAAGCATCATCGCAGAACTTTTTTAATACCTTGTCAATTGCAGCAAACGAAACGTTGACGTTCCAAACCAACATGGTTTTGACCAATAATGGAAGCACGGCGAACGCTACCAATAGCGACCAAATCATTGGTTCAGCGAGCGCAAATACGGCAATCAATGCATTTATTTATGGCGTAGAAGAGAGTTAGTCGTGGCTGGGTTTGTTCGGATGAACAACTCCACCATTTCAACGGCGGAGTCAACTTCAAGCGTGTCTGGTTCGTTATTGAACCTCGCAACGTACTTGAATTTGCCTGACCCCGTATACGGAACTGGCGCCGACGGCGACGTCACCATAAGCGCGGACACGACCCTGACATCCGACAAGAACTACAAAAACCTCACGTTGGGCGCATTTACGCTCAATCCTGGTGGATACAGAATATTCGTTCAAAATGTCCTCACCTTGGCGAACGGCTCAAGAATTGGGTACACGACAGGATTCACCACCGCTGGAACGCTCGCCCAGGGTGGAGCAACAAATACTGCCGTTACCCACAGTCTTGGCGGCTCAAGTGGTGCACAAACGGCGACGGCGCCAACAGCGGCACTTGGCGGGTCTGAGTACTACAGACAGCCCTTACAGGCGATTCGTGGTTGGGCGGTAACGGCTTCCTCTACGACTCCGACATTCCTTCGCGGCGGCGCCGGCGGTTCAAGCGGCGCTGGCGGCGGGGTCGTTCTTATTTCTGCTCGCTACATCACGGTATCTTCTGGCTCTGCCACATTCAGCGCTCCAGGAACTTCTGGTTCTGGCGGTGGCGGCGGCGGAGTTATCTTAATTGTCTCATCTGCGTCGGTACTCAATAATGGAGTAACTACTGATGTAACTGGAGGCACTGGGGCGTCGGCGGGCAACGTCTACTACATGCAGGTCGCATAATCATGCCAAACATACAAAGATTCGGGCAGGATAGAGCGCCAGTTCAAAAAACTGGCACGGACAAAATCTTTGGTACTGGAGTCGACGGCACCGTAACCATCTCGACAAACACGTCTCTTTCTAGGGATATGTATTACGCAAACTTGACGGTCAATTCGAGCGTCACCTTGTTTACCAACGGATTCAAAATATTCGTCAGTGAAACGCTAACGAACAACGGAACCATTGGAATGCCCAAGGGCACTGCTCAAACTACTGCCGTACTGGCTGGAACAGTCCTAACAAGAGTTAATTCAACCGCATCGTGGACGGCAAACCAGTCAATAGATTCGGCAAACAGTTCTGGAAACTTGGCATTTAGTAACACAAAGGGATTTGAAAATATTCTTGAGGGCGCATATACCACTGGCTCTGCCGTCAACAGATTCTTTGCTGGAGCACAAGGTGCAGCAGGTACCGCAAATCCAGGGAATGCTGGGAGCGGAGGAAACTCAACTGCGGGGAATCCTGGAACTGCTGGCTCTGCTGGTCTTGGTGGCGGAACTGTGGCAGTGATTGCCAAGACGATTTCTGGTTCTGGAACTTTTATCAGCGAAGGAACAGACGGTACTTCTGGGTCAAACGGTAACCCTGGAACAACTCAACCTGGAACATCGTTCCACAACCCTGGTGGTCATGCCCATGCCCCAGCACATGCTCCTGGCCACAATCCTGGTTCGCACAATCCAGAACAATCATTTCACCACCCCGCTGGATGTTGCGCGTGGAACGGCGCACACCACCATGACCATCATAGTCACCATCACGTAAACCAAAATGCTTGGCACCACCCAGGAAACCAATTCCATTATCAATATCACTATTCGCACTCACATCCAGGGAATCCAGGGCATAATCCTACATACCCAGGTGGCACTGGTGGCAGTGGAAATTCTGGAAACCCAGGAAAAGGTGGGAGTCTTTATGTGTTGACACGTGGTATTTCTACACATATAGCCTCTGGGAACATGACATACGTAGAAGACCTAGACGATTAAAGAGCGATGTAGTGTATGATTGAAGACAGACACATAAGAGAACAACTCGGATTTACAGAGGTGATTCAAATGATTGATTTTTCTACTCTTCCAGCAGAAGAGGTTTCTTCGGTAGTTGCCAGAGTCAAAAACGACATTACTGCCGCTATTTATGAAGGAGTGTTAAGACTTGGTCTTGACCCTGCTTCGTTTGACGAGTCAACTTTTGCTAGTTCATTTGACGAAACGGATGTTGATTACGGTTTAAAGTCGGTTATTGTCAATTCAATCAATCGCCTCAACTGGGTAAATAACTGGGCTGCTGAAAACCTTTAGCCGCTAGGGCGCCTTGCGCCTTGATAGTATCCGTATATGAACTTCATAGAACATTTTTCGTGTCTTCGTGAATACACGTCGGTCTATTCGCCTGGTGATTTTGTAGAACTTGTTGAGCAAGAATGCAAACAAGATTGGGGATATTTGTCTTGGTATCAAACCCCAATTGGCGGAAACAAGAACAACTTGACAAATGTGGTTGACATTCACCGAACTTCACTCGGTTGCGAGATGTCCCCAATATCAATGCCGGTGGAGAATGTTTCCCAAGAAAGATTAATACCGCTTGCTAAAAAATGGATGCACATAAGGGAAAGAATCGATAAGTGCATTTGGCATTACCGCAATACGTATTCCCTCAACCTGAGCGCTGACGAGGGTTTCAGGTTGTTGAAATACGGACGTGGAGCAGAATATAAGGGCCACGTAGACCACGCCCCAACGAACGCAAGAGTATTAAGTCTCGTGAGTTTTGTTAATGATGGATTTACTGGAGGCGAACTTGTTTTCCCTCTTCTGGACGTTAAAGTGACGCCGACCGCTGGCTCTGTGCTTTTGTTCCCGTCTAATTTCCCTTACTACCACTATGCCGCCCCAGTTGGCAAAAGTGACGAATCAATAAAGTATTCATTAGTTACATGGTTGCAGTGAACAACGATGAAGATAGTAATTGTTGGCTCTGGAACATCGGGATTAGTATCGGCAATAATCCTTAGGGGGCTATTCCCCTTGTGGGATATCACTGTTGTCTCATCAAAAGACATTGGCATTATTGGGGTCGGCGAAGGCTCAACAGAGCATTGGAGACTTTATTTCCAAGACAAATATAACATCCCTGTTTCGGAGATGGTCACAGCCTGTCGCGCAACGCACAAATACGGAATCAAATTTGAAAACTGGACAAAACATACGCCAAATTATTTCCACAGCGTAAGTGCTGGAGAGTGGGGTCGCGCGTATTTCCCTGCAAATTATGCGTTCTGTTTGGAGAACAACAAACTATTGACCAATTCTATGGTGACTCATCTTCACGACAATACGATTGTGTTGAACGAAGGCAACCCACATCATGCCGTAAATCAATTTCATTTTGACACTTTCAAACTTAATGAGTATTTGACAAGCGTCTGCAAGTTGCGAAATGTATCTTTTATCGATGGAAAGGTATCGCGAGTCACAAGAAACTCAGATAATGGTTTCATAGAGTCGATTGACGTGGATTCTTTCGGCTTGATAAATGGTGATTTTTTTATTGATGCAAGTGGGTTTCGCAGAGTTTTAATAAGTGAACTCGTTGATTCTGATAAAGACTTTGTTTCATATAGAAAATACGTTCCTTGCGATTCTGCCGCCGTATTCCCAACGCCACGTGACGAGAGTGGCGAAATTCGCCCATACACAAGGGCAAGAGCGATGCCGAATGGTTGGATGTGGGAAATCCCGACCCAAGACAGACGAGGCAATGGATATGTATTCGCCTCAGATTTTTGTTCAGAAGAGCAAGCAGTTAGAGAGATTTCGGAAGCCCACGGAAAAGATATAGAACCAGCAAAAATCATAAAGTTTAAGTCTGGATACCATAAAACCGCTTTCGCATTTAATTGTGTTGCTGTGGGCTTGTCCTCGTCGTTTGTTGAACCGCTGGAAGCAACTGCGATATCAACATCAATTCAACAAGCGCGAATGCTTGCCTCAGTTCTGCCGACGTTTTCTATTGGCTCAACTGCAACTGTGTCTCAATATAATAAACAGTACGAATCACTGTTGGAAAACATAATCACCATGGTGGCAATGCACTACATTTCCGACAGAGATGATACCGAAATGTGGAGAGCACAACAAGGTCTTGAGAAGCCGCCCATGCTTGAACACTTGATATCCCTGTGGAAAGAAAGACTTCCAGAAGCATATGATGTCCCAATATTTGGGTATGAATTATTTCAGAACGCACACTTTTGGCATGTCGCTCAAGGACAAGGTCTATTGAACCCAGATTTGGCAACTATCCAACTTGACGCATTTGCCGTACGTAGAGAAGCAGCAAAAAACATTGCAAATCTAAAAAACGCCGCACTTGGGTCAAAAACCGTTAAGCATCATGCGATTTTTTAATCGCAACAAAAAGAGCAGGGTAGTTCAAGGTTCTGCATGGGAAGATGTACCAATCCCCAAACCCAATGAACTTTTTGTTGTTCCAGCAACGAATGTATTGCTACACCCAAAATTGTCCGTTTATGAGAATAGGTCAAAAACACCAGACTGGTACAAAAAGGCAATAAGCGGTGAGTCAAGTATCAAACGATGCTATGGGCTGGCTGATTATCTTCGAACTGGCTACACAATCCCATTGTGGGCAAAATTGGACATACGACCGCCGTTGAATAAATTACAACCCAAATGGGAAGCAAAATACGATTTTTCACACGGCAACGTTTCCCATGATTTGCAGTTTGTTGATGAACTGGTCGACGATGAATTTTTTTCTATGAATTCATTGTTTCATAATCAGTTTGGTCAAGACCAAGTTGGTGAGTGTCCAGTGTCTCGCATAAAAACACGACCAAATTCTGCATATCTCAAATTGACAAATCCGTGGTTATTCAAAACCGCACCAGGGTATTCAACGCTATTTATAGCACCGCAGTGGAGTCCTGACCCAAGATATCAGGTCATGTCTGGAGTTGTAAATACCGATTATTACCATCATGCAAATGTTGTTTTAAACATTATTGCAAACGAAGAGTTTTCTATTGAAGAGGGAACTCCGATGCTTCACGCAATCCCATTCAAGCGAGAGGACGGAATAAAAAGCAGTTCATTAATTAGGGGAGATGAAAGACTACACAAAACCCTAGATGGGCTTGGATTTTTGAATGTTAGGCGTCCGACTGACTGGAAGGGAATGTACAAGCGCGAACAATCTCAAATAGATAAGATGATTAAGGAACAAAACAGTGGATAGATACGTTTTTTGCCCCAATGAATCCATGATGGATGAGGCTGTTTTGCTCGCCAAAGAGTGGTCATTGCCAATATTAAACGGTGATTCGGAGCGGTCAAAAAATGTTCATTTTGATAGAAATATTGTTTCCGTTGTTCTGATACCGATATTTAACGGGTTCGAGAATTGTCCAGAAGTTCTGGAGCCAAACATGGCATACATATTTAGATACAGAAATGATTTCATAGATTGCGGAGAGTTGGCAGCGGTTCTGTCAACAAAAAATCTAGGACTAAATAAAAGTTCTTTTTTACCGATACGAATGGTGTCGCCGCATGAAATAGAAATACTCGTTACAATCTCAAGTCTTGGAGAGTACTCAGTTATGATTGCTAAAGATAAAGAGGTTTTTGCTACTCACGATTTTGCGGTTTTGCCAGATGGAAGTTCCTCTATTGAGGACTTAAGCGCGTATGATTAATTTCCCCAGTGGCAGGTCTACCTGCATAGCATATATAGATAACGCAATATCTGTTGACGATTGCAACTTTCTGATAGCAGAATGCACTAAAAATTATGACAAACTATTTTCCCCTGGCCCGACCATAGGTGGCGTAAACACAAGAATCAAAAACTCGATGGATTTTGGTTTGTCCGAAGAATCTGACAAGATTTATCAAACTGGCAACAATAATTTTTTGAAAGCAACGCAATTTGTCCTAGATGGTCTTGGAACCGCAATGGCTCTATATTTGGAAGAGTTCAAAGAATTGCAGCACTCAACAGCATTAACGAGTACTGGTTTTAGACTTCAGCACTATCCAAGAAAACAGGGTTATTACAGGCGGCATCATGATGGCGCGCCATGGGACCCGGACCCGATAAACAGCAGAGTGCTTGGGGTGGTCATATACTTAAACACCATTAAGCATGGTGGTGGGACAGAATTCCCAGAACAAAATTGCGAGATAGAGGCAAAGGCTGGAAGAATCGCTCTTTTCCCAGCAAATTGGACACATCCACACGCGGGGAAAGTTCCAATATCATGCGACAAGTGGATTATCAGCACATTTATTGTCTGCGATAGAATACATTCAGAACAATCAGTCGTTGTTCAGCCAGAGCAAATTAAATCGTATGATGACATTGAAAAACTTTTAGCGAATGAGGAAAAGTGAAACAAACTCCACTTACCATTTATTGGGCACCATACTGGCCGCTGTCTTTAAAATATGACCTAAATCATATATTTCCTTCACCAAAATCTCTGTATGACGAGTGGTTTGAAAAATATACGCCGCAGCGACGACCAGATGTTTACTTCAACTGCCCTGCGTCTACAAGAAAAATGAAACGAACATTTTCGTTTGTCAACATTGTAGACACACACACCAGATTTAATTCAGATGGGTCAATCGAATATTCACGACCAGAGAAATATCAACTACTGAATGAACTAATTCACCAACCGACTATAGAAAATCACCGACTGATAAATGTTCAGTATTCGTTGCTTGTTTTTTGTGAGGAGTCTGTAGTTGCCTCAATGGAGTCCCCGTTTTTTCATAAAACAGAAGCATTCAAATATGGAGCCATAGTGCCTGGGGAGTTTGATGTTGGTCAATGGTACCGCCCATTAAATGCGGAGTTTCAATTATGGGAAAACGTAGACGAACTATATCTTGCTGCTAATGAGCCGCTCTTCTATCTTGAATTTTTGACCGATAGACCAGTAGTTATGCAAAGGTATCAAGTCACGAAAAGACTAAGCACAATTGCAAGTTCCCTAATTCATGTAAATCCTCTTGGGAAATTTGCGGGTCTTTCTGAAAAATATCGCATCTTTCAACAATCGCGACTTAGAAGTCAGGTATTGAAAGAAATCAAGAACAATTTGGTTGATTGAAATGACTATTAAAATAGTTGATTTTTTGTCTGCCGACGAAAGAGCGCGCGTCATTGAGTATGCAATGTGCAGACCGTGGTCAAAAGACAGTTGGGGACGTTTCACTTGTGACTTTCCTGTTTGGGACGTTCAAAACCTTGACTGGCTGTACGAGAAATCCGCCAATGCGGCATCTGCTGCGTTTGGCGCAGACGGCATTATTCCGACCTACTACAAATTTTGCAAGTATTCACCGCGTTACGGTATTCCAAGAGTCCCACCACACATAGATGAAAATGCATGCACATATACAGTTGACATACAACTTGATTCAAATATTGACTGGTCTATATATATTGATTTTGATGAATATCTCCTTAAGGATGGAGATGCGGTTTTATACATGGGCGAAGACCAACTTCATTGGCGCCCAAAATTTCCAACAGATGATGAGTCGGATTCAATCTCAATGCTTTTCATGCATTATGCGCACCAGAATCATTGGTTTTTTGAATATGGACAAGATTTTATGAGAAATCCAGAACTTCACAATATTTGGGTTCAAAGAATGCAAACTTTGCTTGCCTCGAACAAACACAAAACGATGACAGAAATTGACGACGGAATATTATGAATGTGCTATCATGTTTTCATGAACAAATTTCAACAATTCTTCAGACCAACCACGCAAGATGAATTGGCAGAACTAGCCAAAAAACTAACCCCTCCAGACGACATAAGAGACCTAGTTCCGATTCCAGGTAGACCAGAAGACTGGCTATTTTACGGAGTACAAAAGAAAGCACAGTCATTTTTCTCGACGATGGCGGCTCAAACCAAAAGGTTTGGGTCTCGTGAATACTGGACAAAGGTCAACGCAATTGAGGCGATATCCTTCACCACGAAGATATCTATCATTTTCCCTGGTCTTTTATTTGGCAAACAATGGTGGTGGCTGTATCTCTTCGCCCTGGTGTCAAGTGCGGCGCTTGTGGCAACATCAACCATAAAGACTTTACCGACGATAATTTGGTTCAATATTATTTGGATTGTTCTAGCCTCACTATCAATCGCAAAGCACTTTATTCAATGACGCAAGCGGCGGGATACTGATAGAAATTCAAGACAACTTGGTTGATTAACTACTTGTTTTCGTTGGCGTAATCAAAAGTCTTAAAAATTTGATGCCCTATACGTTACAATTTAGTCAATGAAAATTGGGTACATTTCTCAAGATTGGTCAAAGCATAATGGCAATTCTGTTCCAAACGGATGCACTTGGTACAGGTGCATAGTACCCGGCAAGGAAATGAAAAAATTTGGGGTGCTGACCGAAGTCGGTCTACTCGCAATGACAAGGAGCAATCAAATTGGCGTACAGCGTGTTGACGGAATGAAAGTCTCCGGGTTCGACATAATTGTTTTCAAATTGGCAATGCACGTGAGCACACTCGCAGCAGTTGATAGGGCAAAGGGAAACGGTCAAAAAATAGTCGTAGATATAGATGATTGGTTTGATGACCTACCTGATACAAATAGAGCAAAAATTATCACCGACCCAGAGCGAAACCCCTTCAACAACAGAAATATTTATTTTCAAATAATTGAACTTGCGGATGCGCTTATTTGCTCAACCGATTTTCTTTATCGCTGGTATAAAAACAAATATCCAAATAAATTGGTATTTTTAGTTCGCAACGCCATTGATTTGGATAGGTGGGCCAAGTACAAGCCACCAAAAGGAAAACCAGTCATCGGATGGATGGGCGCAACGCCCTGGCGTGCACTTGACTTAGAGCAGTTGCGTCCGTTTTTTGGGAATTTTATAAAACAACACAAACTAACTTTTCATCATGCCGGCCACATAGAGAATGCCGAGCACGCCGCAGACCTTCTTGGCATAGATAGGTCTTTTACTTCAACAGAACCGATGCAGCCAATTACAAATCTCCCTTCACTAATGAAAAAATTCAACATTGGGATTGTTCCGCTAAACAATATTGATTTCAATAAGGCCAAGTCATATCTGAAGGGGCTTGAGTATGCGGTTGCCGGAATCCCGTTTGTTGCCTCTGACATGTTTGAGTACAGACTCTTATCTGATGCTGGGATTGGTCGAATTGCAGATTCCCCAGAGCAATGGCAAGCACACATGGAGGCGCTATTGGATTTCAAGACGCGCAATGAAGATGCTAGAATTAATTACGAAATAGCAATATCTGAATTCTCAATAGGTTCGCGTGTCAATGAATGGTTGTCAGTATTCAAAAAAATCTTGGAGCAATAGTTCATGGCAAAAATTGAATTCAGCGTTGGTTTTGTTTCTACCGACTGGTCTCAGGTTGATGGTCAAATAGTGCCAAATGGCTGCACGTGGTACAGATGTATTTTGCCTTCACATGAGTTGCTGAAGTCTGGAATAAAATCGGCGGTTGGGCTCATTCAAATTCACGAAAATAGAGGTTTTGGCGTTGGCGGCATCGGGGTGCAAAAAGTAGGTACACATAAAATCATTGTGATGAAAGTAATAATGCATAAGTTGGTTCGCGACCATATTAAAAAAGCACAAAAGTACGGCCAAAAAATAGTTGTAGATATCGACGATTTGTTTGATGAGATTCATGAAAGCAATATGGCTCACGGCTCGACAGACCCAACAAAAAACAAAGACAACAATCGAGTCATTTATAGTGAAATTATTGAGGCCTCTGACGCGCTTATTTGCTCGACCCCATTCATAGCGGAACATTACAAAGCAATGTTCCCAAGAAAACCTATATTTGTAATCAGGAATTCAATTGATGCCGGTAGATGGATACCATTTAACTCCGTTGAGAGGCAGCCAATTATCGGCTGGCTAGGCGCAACTCCATGGCGCTCATTAGACCTTGAGCAATTATCTGGTTTTTTCAACGAGTATCTTGAGTCTAGAAATGCAAAATTTCATCATTCGGGATACTTAAAGTGGGCCCCGCTCGCCCATAACAAATTGGGGATTAAGGATGCAAAGCGCGTAACGGTGTCTCCAATGGTGCCACTTATGGAGTTGCCACAAACATACGCAAACTTTGATATTGGAATTGTGCCGTTAAACGACATACCTTTCAATCGAGCAAAATCCTTCATTAAGGGCCTTGAATACGCGGCGGCTGGGATTCCATTTGTTGCTTCTGCACTGCCCGAATATGAATATCTTTCTGCTTGCGGCATAGGAACGATTGCGTCAAATAAAAGAGAATGGTTTGATGCCCTTGATTCATTGCTGGACGCAGGCAAAAGAGAGAAAGAAAGTTATAGGTGTAGGAAGATAGTTGAGGCCGATTTTTCTATTCAGGCGCACCGTAAAGAGTGGATTTCCGTGTTTAGGGAGATTGACAAGTTGTAGGACTGCGATATTTTCTCTATCTGACCAAGAGAAATAGTATGCGGTCAAAATGTCTACTCGCACCCGCATTCGTCGAATCCAGGCCATTGTTTGGCTGATTGCATTTACTGCGTCTCTTTTTACCTTTGTTAGTTTCCAGTCGCAGCGTGTCGTATTTGCCGACGATGAGCCAACAACAACGACGACGGTTTCCCCTACCACTACAGAGCCCACAACAACAACAGTTGAATCTACGACAACAACTGTTGCCATAACTACGACTATTCCGGCGACTACAACTACGGTCGAATCAACTACGACCACTACGGTTTCGCCAACTACCACTATAGAACAAGTAACTACGACTACTACGACTGTTCCGCCGACTACAACAACGACAACAGTCCCTCCAACAACAACTACTACCGTTCCCCAGCAAGTTACGTATACGGCTACGCAATCAACGCGGGACTTTTACTTAGAAATTACAGAAGCGAGAACATTGACAATCAGGACATATGCGCAGTCGTTCGGCATTGACTCAATGTTGTGGCTCTACAACTCAAGTAACACAATTCTTGCCGCAAACGACGACTGGTTCGGGCTGGATTCACATATTTCTATTCAACTTCAACCTGGCACATATCGACTTAGGGCTGGCGTTTGCTGCGGCAACCCGGATGCATGGTACGGAACTTCATACACAATCCAAGCGAATTCTGCATTGGCGCCTACGGCCGTTACGACTACTACGACTGTTCCGCCGACTACAACTACGACTACAACTACGACTACAACGACAACTACAACGACAACTACAAGTACTACGAGTACTACGAGTACAACTACTACGACTGTTCCAACAACTACGACTACGACTACGACTACGACTACGACAAGTACTACGAGTACGACTACTACGACTGTTTATGTAACTCCGCAGACTACGACGACGACCGCTCCTGTCGTGGAGACAACGCTTCCCCCGACAACAACTGTTCCTGAGCCAGAAGAGACTGCGCCTGAGACGACTGTTCCTGATGAGACTGAGACGACTGTTCCTGATGAAGCCGAAGAGCCTTCAACAACGACAACCACGATTTTAGAGCCTCAAGAAGAAGACGAAACAACAACAACAACAACGACTACTCCTGTTGAGACTGACCCTGGTTTTGAGGCTGAGCCAGATGATGAACAGACCACTCCTCCTGACGAAGAAACAAAGACGCAAGAAGAGACACAGTCGACAGAACCAGAAAACCCAGAAAGCCAAACAGAATCAGAATCTCCACAGGACGAAACTGTAACAGAAATAGTTGAAGGGCTTACTGAAGTTCTAGACGAAGATGCCTCGGCAGAAGATGTGACTGCTGCCGTTGAGGACGTCCTTGAATCAATCACGGATAAGGAAGAGGTAGCCGCCTTAGTCGAGGCAATTCTTGATGCAATCACGGAAGATAAGCCTGTCGAGCAGTTGACCGAAGAAGATAAAGAAAAGATTGTAGCGGTGGTAGAAGCAGTCATAAGCGCCGGTATTGATTCTTCAGTCGCCTCAGAACTGGCTTCTAGCGCTGCGGTTCTTGAGTCTGTTTCTGTTGACCAAGCCAAAACCATTTTTGCTTCAGTAGACGAAAGCGCCCTGACTGAAGAGGTTGCCGAACAAATAGTTGACGCGGTGCAGGAAGCCCCCTCAGAGATTCGTGAAGTCTTTGAAGACGTCGTCAGCCTGTTCTCCGGCGCATTCGACTCCTATAAGATGCTCGGTTCAAATATCGATGTTGGGCAACGCCGAACAGTTGTTGCGGCAACTCTTCTAACTTCTGCCGGAGCGGCTTCGGCCATGCTCGGGACGTCTAGGCCCACCCCTAGCGGGTCTGCCCCGTCTAGTCCGAGCACACGGCAAGACACTGCGACTAGACGGGATGATGAGGAAGAATCTGAGCCTGCCGGCGAGATTGCTGGCGACGGTCTGGATTGGATTAGGAGTATAAGTATTTACAAATACGTAAATGGAGTAAAGGTTATGGACTGGAAAGCATTCATCAAAAAGTTTGTCTACGGGTTGCTCAATATGGGCTTCACCATCGCTGGCTCCCTTGTTGTGTATTTAACTCTGTCTGGAGCCATTCAGAAGATTGCTGGCATCTCAACAGTTCTGGCAATCGCTGCCGCTCTATATTTGCACATGAAGGAGCCTGGAGAAGGCTGATTCGCGCTAGACTAATCGCACCAAATAACCACAACCCAAAGAGGTGCAAATGCAAGCAGAACAAGACGTCCTAGACATGGCCAAGCGCGAGTGCAAAGGCTTGGCAACAGACGAAGAAATTGCATGGCTTCACGATGACGAGAACAGATTGGCTTGGTGCCACGCGCTAATCACTGCCCTGTCCGACAGCGAATCTCAAGTTGTATTTCACAAAAGCCGAATTGATATGATGGCTAAGGATGTCGAACTTGGGATTAAAGATGCAAACGATTACTACGAGGAAAAGCAAAAATTTGACGAGTGGGTTCGCAAGTCTCAGCGATACCGCAACGGCATCAGCAAAAGGCTTTCTGAAGTCAAGACCATCCTTGCAGATACGGATGGGTTGGACCTTGTCGAGGAAAACGCCAAACTTGTCAAGGCAATCCTTGAGCACAAGCGTGCTTCTTTTGATGGCGAATATACAGCCGAGCCGCACGACATAAAACTATGGTCGGTGATTCCAAGCCGGTAATTGCTTACGACGTAGAGCCGTTAGCAAGAGCGTTTAGAAAAATCGCAGCCCTTTGCGATGGCGCAACTGAACAAGATGGAGTTGGCTTTAGTAAGGCTGATTCGCGGTTTGGCGCTCTTGTTGCACTTCTCCCAAGCAACAAGTGGTCTCCGGCAGTCACATACGTTGCATGGACCATTCTTGCAAACTATGGCTCGCAATTAAAACGTAACGGAATTGATTACGACTCGATTATTCCACCACCACGACCTGATACATACGCTGGCGCAGACACGGTTTCTCTGATATCTCAATTGCGGCAGAAGGGCGTAAATAGGGTTTCGACAAACGGAGAATTGTTTGCAATCGAATGCGAGTATGACGAGCAACTAATTGGAGAATTACAGAAAATAAAAGGTATTGCCTGGAATCCCGAGGCAAGTATGTGGTTGGCCCCGCTTTCGAGTAGCGAGCAAGTAGCATCTCTTATAAGCCAATACAAATTCAATACAACAAAGGAACTTGACGAAATGGCTATCGTTCCAACAATCCCAACACAATCGGTTGACCGCTCGATAACCGTATCAAAAGGTGGGCGATTAATTTTCCAATTTCCATACGACCAAGACATAGTTGCAGAAATCAAGCAATTAAATGGGCGACTTTGGGACGTTAAAAAAAAGGTGTGGACCGCACCACCATCACTTACCGCTGTGGAGATTGCAGACAAATACGGCTTTGCGATTTCTCAGTCTCTTCGCGACTCATTGCTGAAAGCAGCAAAGCGCGAGACGGAACTTCTTGAAGCCTCAACCTCCACTGATGCGGAAGTTGAAATCCCGACTCTCTCTGGCACGCTGATGCCGTATCAAAGGGCTGGCGTTGCGTATGCATCTTCTGTCGGCAGATGCCTTATCGCAGACCAGATGGGTCTTGGCAAGACGGTTGAGGCGATAGCAACGCTTGAGGCAAAAGATGCGTTTCCTGCGGTCGTCGTTTGCCCCGCATCCCTTAAGGAGAACTGGCGCCGCGAGTTTGCAAAATGGCTTCCCCACAGAACGGTAAATGTCGTATCTGGAAAGACTGATATTGTTGCCTGCGATGTGAACGTAGTGAACTATGACATTCTGTATAAGTTTGTCGAGCCAATCCAGCACTTGGGACCGAATGGGCTAATCCTTGATGAATCACATTATGTAAAAAATGCTACGTCTAAACGAACTAAGGCGGCAAAAGAAATAGCGTCATCGATTGGCAACTCTGGTGCGGTTCTGCTGTTGTCTGGAACCCCAGTTATGAACCGTCCATCCGAACTGGTTTCTCAGTTGGAAATAATGGGGATGCTGAGCAGATTCGGCGGCAAATGGGCATTCTTGAAACGCTATGCGGCAGCGCACCATAACGGTTTCGGTTGGGATACTGGCGGCGCAAGCAATCTCATTGAACTCAATACAAAACTCAGGCAGAACTGTTATATCCGCAGAACAAAAGATGAGGTGCTTCAGGAACTCCCGGACAAAGTTAGAAACGTGGTGCATCTTGACGCTTCTGGTCCGGGTTTTAGGGAGTATAGGAATGCAGAAAATGACCTAGTTTCTTTTCTTATGGCAAACGGATACAAAGCAAAAGATTCATCAGAACATCTGGCAAGAACACAAGTTCTGAAGCGTTTGGCTGCATTGGCAAAAATGGATGCTGTCGAGGAGTGGATTGACTCATTTCTTGAATCGTGCGACCGCAAACTTGTCGTGTTTGCACACAACGTAGACATTGTGGACCACTTGTCTGATAAGTACGGCGGCTTGCGAGTTTCTGGACGAGACAGCCTTGAAGAACGTCAGCACGCAGTTGACGCATTTCAAAATAACCCAAAAGCGCGTGTGATTATATTGAACCTGCAGGCTGGTGGAGTTGGTATTACATTGACCGCCGGTTCTGATGTTGTTTTTGTGCAGATGGGCTGGACTCCGGGCGAACACGACCAAGCGGAAGACCGTTGCCACCGAATCGGCCAGAAAAACAACGTTCAAGCATGGTACTTGCTTGCAGCAGACACGATTGATGAAGATATCTACGACCTTGTTGACACAAAGAGAAAAGTTGTTGATGCCGTTACCGAAGGCGACGAAGTGGAACAACAATCAGTTGTAAAAGATTTAATGAAGCGGCTTCTAGCAAAAGCAGAATAATAAAGACCTTAGTCAGACTATACGACTCCTTGGTTGAGACTGTTGGTGGCAAAAGCCATCAACAAAGGAGTCATCATGGACAAAAAGACCCAGACACTCGACCAAGTTGTTAAGGGCGGCGCTCTTGGCGTCGTTGTTTATCTTTGCGATAAGTACAGCGTCGACGCGACATTGACTGCTCTTTTGATGCCGCTTGCTGCTGCCGTTTTTGCTTGGGCAAGCACCAAGGTCGGTGACCCATCGGTTGCTTCATTCCTTGCAAAGAAGGAGCAGGCCAAGAAATAGGTATCGCTACCTCGGACGTGTGCGCCCAGTGCGTAAACACTCCGCTGGGCGCACACTCTGGCTGAAAGAATATGGACCTCATCAAAAACGTACTTTTGCGAATCATCGCGACATTCGTCGTGACTGGCCTTGGAGTTATTGGCGCAGGCACCATTGCTGGCGTGTCGATAGAAAAGGCAATATTTATGGCCGGAATCGGCGGCGTGGCAAATGTGCTTGAAGGTCTTGCTCGCGCATTTTTGACTGATGGCAAGTTGTCTGAAGACGAGGTCAATGCTGTCTTTTCAAAAATCGAACAAGAAAATCCAGCAGAGCAATAGGAGATACAGATGTCAGAACTGTACATTGATAAATTGACCCCGCCAAAAGATGTTGCTGGTCATAAACCTGGAAAACTCCCGGATGGTCTGCTTTCAAAAGTTGACGGTGGACGTTTGCACTGGCTTGCTGCGAACGCCTGGAAAGCGCTCAAGGCCGCTGCCGCTGCAGAAGGAATTGAACTGAAGCCAACATCTGCTGGCGACTTGTATCGTTCTTATGATGCACAACTCAAAGTCTTTCTTGAGCGTTACACAAAAGAGCCGAATGGGAACAGCACTCGCACATTTGAAGGTGTGAAGTGGTACAAGAAGTCTGAAAAACTGGCCAGCCTTGCCGCGCCAGGTACCTCTCAGCACAACAGCGGATTGGCAGTAGACGTTCATACCGCAAGCGGCGAACGTCTTAAGTGGATGATTGCAAACTGCCGCAAGTTTGGGTGGAGTTGGGAAGTTGTTCCAGAAGAGCCATGGCACATCCGTTATACGCAAGGCGATAATGTCCCAGAAGCAGTGAAGGCATGGATGGACGCAAATCCAGCAGAGGTCTGCAAGGCCGGCGAGGTCACTGCTCCGGCAGAACAGCCCAAACCAGCACCTGCTGCTGCAGCACCTGCTGGAGATGTAGATGCTGCCGTGAAGCGCGGAAAGACAAATGCTGCCACGAATCCAGTTCTGCAACTTGGCGCAAAAGGTGGTACGGTTCGCACCCTCCAGCAACTGCTCAATAAAGCAGGAGTCAAGTGCGCGACCGATGGAGACTTCGGTCCGAAGACAGAAGCCGCAGTAAAAGAATTCCAGAAGAAAGTTGGTCTGGAAGAAACCGGCATCGTCAATCACAAGACGTGGGCAAAAGTAAATCCGTAGAGAATACTTCGTCTATACATACAAACCTGTGAGACTTTACCCGTTCGCGAAAGCGAACAACTAGCAGAACAAAGGAGTCATAACAATGGCTGCATCAACATCCACAATCTCATTTGACGTTCACGACTGCAAGGTCTACCCCGTCACAGCAGATGCCACTGGTGGCATCACCTACGGCGCAGCCGTTGACGTTCCTGGTATCCAGGAAGTCTCGGTCGAGCCGAACTTCATCTCGGTTGAGTTGAAGGGTGACGGAAAGGTCCTTGCCAAGAAGGGCAAGGTCGACCGTCTCAACTTCTCCGCAACATACAGCGAACTGAGCCTCGATGTTCTCGCAGCCATCTTCGGTGGTTCGACAACAACAGCAGGCAGTGGCTCGGCTGAGTCTGCATCGTACGAGTTCGATGGCGACAGCCTTCCGTACTTCAAGATTGAAGTCTTGGTCAATGACCTTGAGTCTGAACTTGCCGAGATGGTCTTCACGCTGAACAAGTGCCAGATTACTGGTGGCACGATTATGTCTGGCTCGACAGACAACTTCTCGACACCATCGTTTGACGCCGAGGCAATCCTCCCGATTGCAACTGGTGTCGGCTTTGGCAAGGTCACGCTCCGCGAGGCCGCTTCGGGTCTTACCGCCTAATAACTGAATAGTTCTGCTGGCGCCTACGCCAGTCTTGGGGATGTGTGTGACCCCAAGGCTGGCGTTTGCGCGTTTGTGACCGTGTATGTATGCTGTGTGCATGGACTATACACCGCTAGTACTCAAGAACAAAGGCGTTCCCTGCCTCTTTGCAAAGACAACCAAAACTGGACCAGCAGAAGAGGATTGGACAAGACAAACAACAGAAGAAGGTGAGCCAATCACAGAAACAATTCATGTCAGATTTACAAATAACTCAATTTCTGACATTGAAGAATTTTTTGGCAACCTTGAAAAATGGCAAGAAAGCCTTGAGCAGAAGCCATACAACACACTTAGGCAGACACTTGCTTTTGCCTTGAAGCGCTCAATTTATGATATTGGCGAAGCGATGCTCGACGGTGAAATAGTTGGCTACTCAAATGTGATAGGAACGGCTTGGTCAATCGCCAATGGCGTGGACCCTATCGTGGCGAGTCGAATGCTCAGCCAGACAATCGCACTCGCCGAAGAAAACAAAAAGCGTCTAGCCGAAAGTCTGGCTCAAGCACTACCGGATTTGCAGACTGGAAACAGTGGCTCGGACTCTGGGCCCAAACGGGCCAACCGCTCAAAGAATTCTGGGAACTAAGTCCAGCGCAACTAGCCGTTGTTTTTGAATCGCGCGGCTGGATGAAACAGCGCGCTGGCCAAGAGCAACTTATGTCTTTTGCTGCCCAGATGGGGCTGAAGATAGAAAAGTAAGGCTTTTCGCAAATTTGACATTTCTGCGGGTTGTGGAAAAATATTTATATGCCTGCAGCATCGAGTGGTGGTGTAACGCCCCTTAGCGTACAAATAAAAATCACCACAACTGGTGTAAGCGCCGCAGCAAGAGGGATGGGTGCTGTTGGCAAGGCTGGCGGTTCAATGAGCAGGTCGCTTGCCGCAAGTTCAATATCTACAAGAACTCTTGGCGATGCAATGCGAATGACAGCAACCCTTATGAAATACACGGTTGTTGGCGCATTTATGAATGCTGGGAAACAAGCAATCCAAATGCAGAGACAGTTTGAGGTGGCGTTTTCTCGGATTAAGGGCTTGGTCGTTGTTGGCGGAGACAGCGTCGACAAAATGCGAGAAAAGGTTCTCTCTCTTGCTGGAGAAACCACAAGAGCGCCATTGGAACTTGCTGATGCCCTTTATTACATCACCTCTGCCGGCATCAAAGACGCAAGTACGGCGATGGAAGTTCTTGAGTCTTCAGCGAAAGCGGCAGCAGCAGGTCTTGGAACAACCAATACCGTTGCCGACGCAATCACCTCTACATTGAATGCGTACGGACAGGAAAATTACTCTGCGGCCAAAGCCACCGACATCCTTGTTGCCACCGTGCGTGAAGGTAAAGCAGAAGCCGATACATTTGCTCCTGCACTTGGTAAGGTTCTGCCAGTTGCTGCGGCATACGGTGCATCGTTTGAAGACGTATCTGCCGCAATCGCTGCCCTATCAAGAGGCGGTTTGTCTGCAGGAACGGCAGCCATCTATGTTCGTCAAACCCTGTCTCAGTTGCTTAAGCCATCAAAGCAAGCGCAAGAAGTTCTTGCAGGTGTTGGGACCAACGCAGACGAAATTCGCAAGAACATCCAAGAAAAAGGTTTGTTCCCAGCCCTTATGGAGTTGAGAGACCAACTTGGCGGTATTGAAAATGCTGCAGACTTTACAAAAGTCTTTGGAAACGTTCGCGCCCTAACCGCAGTTTTATCATTGGTCGGTCCTGCTGCCGAAGACAATGCAAAAATCTTTGAGCGCATGCAATCTGCCACTGGAGACTTGGACTACGCATTTGCTGCTTACGCAGACACAACAGATGCACAGTTCAACAAAGCAATGGCAGAACAGCAGGCAGCCTTAATTAAACTCGGCGAAGCCCTTAAGCCAGTCATAACAACGTTGCTAAAACTCGGAACTGCAATATCAAAAACCCTCGGCGCATTTGTTGGGACTGGATTTGGTAAGGGATTTGCGCGCGTCGCTGCCGGTGCCGTTCTAGCGATTGCTGCTCTTTCAACGGTAATGAAAACAATGTCTGCCCTTATTCGATTGGGTTCAAACTTAAACATCACATTGTTTGGAACTCAATTTAGATATAACGCAACAACTGGCGCCATTACAAAATATACAACTGGCACAATTACAGCGGCAACAGCAACTGGAACAATGACCAGGTCGGTTGGCGCATGGACTGTGGCAAATGGATTCTTGGCAGGTTCAATCAGGCTCGTTGCTCTTTCCATGAATTTCTTGACCAAATCAATGACCTATATTATTCCTGTTTTGACTATTGGTTTGATGTTATTCGAAGGTTTCAAGTTTATTGCCGGAATGTTCAATAGGGGCAAAGATGGTGCTGATTCACTTGGTCAAAGTGTTGGAAAACTTAACACATTGCTCGATGAAACCGTTAAATACGGAAGGTCAAACCTTGTATTTGACGTAACAATTAACACAGATAACGCCAATTCAATGGAGGCAATTAAGCGATTGCGTGACGAAATTGAAGAACAATCGCCGAACCTATTGCCGGACTTCAAGAACCTTGTCACAAAACAGGGCGCAGAAGCAGGAGCCCTTTATATCCAGTCAATGCTTGACACCGCATTTGCAGGAAATACAAAAGAGTTCAAAGACACGTTTGTGCAAATGATGCTCTCGGTCCGGCCAGATGTGGCCGCTGCTTTTAAAGAACTTGGCAGCAGCGTTGACTACGACGAAGCATTTGGTGACCCGGTTACTAACGCCGAAACATTCCAGGCCCTTGCATCTGCCGTGGCAAGTGGAGGGGATGTTATATCCAGAGCATCGATTAAGGCAGGCGATGGGCTTGAATCGTTCATTAAAAAAGTTACAGATACTGAAATGGACCAACATGCCGAAAGAAGCAAGGAGGCATTGGGCGCATATGGTCAGGCATTTACTGACACAATTCAAAACACCGGACAACTTAATCCACTTGTTGCAAATATTAAAAAGTGGCAAGCATATTTTGAATCTGCTGGCACCAATTCTACCGAACAAGCCGAAATCATTTCTCAAATTGTTGGACCGGCACTTACAGGTCTAACTGGAGATTTAGACCTTGTTGCAGATTCGACTGGAAACTTTAGGAATGTGTTCCTAAAGACTGCCAATGAGACTGCTGCCATAAAGTTTATCGAAAATACATTTGGCGTTGAAGGAGCACGCGCTCTAGAAATTCTTGAGGTTTTGCGCGACAGAATGAGAGCAATCCCAGAAGGTGCAGAAGGTGCAGCACAATCTGCACAAGTTCTTGTTGATGCCCTTGGTGAAATGAAAGTTAAAGCAGAAGATGTTGTTTATAGCGTTTATGACCTTGATACTGCGGTAACTGCTCTTGGCGACCGTTTTTCTGAAGGTCTGCATCCAGAAGTGCAGGGCCTCGTTGATGATTTTGATGCCGCTCAAGCGGCGCTCAAGAATTTCCAAAGAGGCCAAGAAGCCCTTATGGGCGTCACAAGGGGAATGACAGAAGCACAAATTGACTTCCGTGACTCAATGCGAGGTTTTAGGGAAGACGCAGCGGCTGCCGGTGGAGACCTTTTCTCCGGAAGCGCCAATGCCGATAAAGCCCAAGAGGGCCTCCTTGACGCAATGGACAGCGTCCTCGAAGTGGTGAATCAGTTTGCCCTTAAGGGAGATGAGGCTGGAGCCACACGTGCGCTGGGTGAGGGAATCGCTCGAATTGTCGGAGACGGGATGGCGGCAGGCTTAAATGAAGAGGATATTAATAAGTTCTTGGAAATGCACAGTTTCGGTCCCGAAATGATAAATACGCTTTTGGGCGCAAAAGATGCACAAAGCGCAAACGCCCAAAAAATTGGCAATGACCTTATGTCTGGATTTGCTACTGGTATCGAAAATGGCCGACCGTATGTTTCGCAAGCGATTGACGCTGTCGGAGATGATGTTATCGCTCGTCTTAAGCGCCGCCTTGGCATCAAGAGCCCGTCAACGGTTATGGCAAAAGAGGTTGGTAAACCGTCTGCGGAAGGTGTTGCTGTTGGGTTCAAGGCAGAAATGGCTGGTAGCGCTGGTCGAGTAATTGAAAAGTCAATGGAAAACGCCATTATGAATGCATACAAAAAAGGTGGCTATAGGGGTGCTGGCTCTTTCTTCAAAAAGTTTCTTGAGCAAAAAGAGGATGTTGAAACTCCGGCCACTGATTATGTAAAAGCCGTAATGGGGCGAATGAAAGACATCATTGGCTCTCTTTCTGGTTATATCAAGTCTCAGTTGAATTTCCGTAAGGCTCAAGCGGACTTAGCAAAACTAATCAATATGCAAAAGGGGCTTGATGACCGCAGAAAACGTGCTGCTCGCGAGCAGCAATATGCCCAAACAAGATTCGGCATGGGTGGCGGTGCGGAAGTAACCGGATATGAACAGGCCCAACTTGACGAATTGCAACTTGAATTTGAGCGCGTATCGCGCGATTATGCAATGGGACGTGCAACATACGTTCAACTTGTGGATGCAGAAATTGCATTGTTCGAAGCACGTGCTGCTGCATCCGAGATAAATGACACAGTCATTGATTCACAAAATAAGTTCATCGATGCATCTGTTGATGTAGAAAATAAACAACTGAATCTTGCTGATGCAACAGTAAACGTTCTTTCGGCTTATCAGGGTGTTCAGGAAGCGGCAGCGGAACTTTATAAAAATCATAAAGAACTTGAGACTGTTTATAACAATTTGGCAACAGCAACAGGAATCGCCAGTGGGAAGTTGCAAATTGGCACAACCGACCTGACTACTTTGGGTGGAGAGGTTGGCAAATATGGTGGATACGTGTCCACCGTTGGAGGATATGTTTCGACTCTTGGAAACAATGTCACGGTAACTGGGCAAGCCTTTAACACAACTCTTTACGGCGAAAATGGAGTATTTGCAAACATCATAAAGGCTGGCGGAAACGTAAAAACTCTTACGGCTGGCATTGGAGCAGATTTTACAAATCTTGCAAGAGGCCTTCTTGACACAGATAGCCAAATGTACAAAGACCTGAAATCATTGGGGCCAGCAATTTTTAAAGCCATTCAAAGTTCAGCAAACGAATCATTCGCTAAGTCGCCACTTGTTCTGAAAATCCCAGTAAGTGCAATTATTGACACTGGCGGCGGCGGCGGCTACAAAGAGCCCGATGACAAGTCGGGCGCTGGACTTGGAACAAAGCCAATGACATATTCACAATGGCTGGCTAGTTCAAAGACATCAATTGAAAATGCCGCTTGGGCAAGTTTTGGCAGCCAATACGGAGGAGGAGGTCAAGCAGTTAGGAGCCAATTGATTGATTCCGGTGCATTTGATAGGCGATATCAGAGTCTTTTGACTAGCGAATGGGATAAGTATCTTCAAGGATTTAAGGCTGTTGGCGGACCAGTTACAGGAAATATGCCATATGTCGTTGGTGAGCGCGGACCAGAAATGTTTGTTCCAAAAGTTTCCGGAACAATCGTTACCAACTCAGCACTTGACCGATATGCGCGAAATACACAACGTCAGACAGCGACATCACAGGCATCATCTGGTCATCCTATTATTGTCACGGTCAATAACCCAGTCCCGGCAGCAGCAGAGGATTCAATTACTCGCCGCATGAAGGTTCTGGCAAATAGCGGATTGTTTGGGTGACATAGATGGCCACAGCGCTTCCAACTGTTCTTGAGTGGTATGACGTCAATGGCGTAGAACTAGCCACACACGGCTACATGCTCTCCAGCGTTGAACGAGGCATTCCGGCCAAAAAAGGCGACAACGTTGGGTCAGCAATCATTCATGGCACTCAGTGGCGCGAGAAGCGCCTTGAGGCACGTACAGAAACATGGACGATTTGGATTACGGACAATGACCCGGTATCTGGCTCTGTTGCCGCTACGGAAGCGGGACGCCGTTCTCAGTTTAACGAAAACTACGACACAGTATTTAATCTACTCAACGAAATGCCAGAACTTCTTACTATCACTCATGTTCGCATTAATCCAGACAACCCCTCAAATTATTCATCGCGAGTTGCATATGGCGAGATTGTTAACGCAGTTACGGTATCTGACCATCGTGACTTGAATGTCACGGAGTTTTCAGTCGACGTGCAGTTCCCGGACCCACGCTGGTTTGCACCAACGTCCTCGTCTGCTTCTGCGGCTTTTGCTGGTTCAAATGTCGCTGTTCCAATGCCCGCATCTGCTATCGGTACGGCTCCTGTTACATACATGACTATCACGTTCACATCGACATCAAATCTGACTAATCCGCGATTGACAAATGAAACCTATGCGAACAGCCTCAGTTCTATTGGCTATACAGGGACGATTCCTACGGGACAATCAGTAATAATTGATACCGATGCTTTAACGCTTGAGAAAAGTAGCGTTAATGAAATCAGCAAACTGTATAGGGCTGGCTCCAGGCAGTCTTGGTTCGAATTGTTTCCGATAGCAAACGATTTGACCTTTTCCGCACAGTCTGGAACTGGTACAGTAACTATTTCTTATAGGAAGGCTTATTACTAATGGCAAAGACAACCTGGGATGTTTGGGTTGTTCTGGCCAATAATCCAAACCAAACCATCGCCTACGTTCCGCGCTGGAAAACAATTCAGTTCTCTGACCAACTAAACGATGTTGGCTCGGCGACTCTTGAACATGATTTCTCTGACCCATTTTTTGCTGCCTTCCAAGCGGACCGTGGCGATTCGCTTCTTGACGGACCATACGCACTTCAGGTGCGTCGAGATGGAACTCCAGTATTTACGTTTTTTATTGAAGATGTTCAAGTCGACCGCGCAGGAGTAAGCCAGGCCCTGACCATGGGCGGAAGAGGAATTGCCTCTGCAATGGAGTGGGCAATTGTATTGCCAGAAGATTTTTCAAATCAAATCCGTGTAACTGCCGGGACAACACAAAGGCCTCGATTCTTTGACCGCCTATTTCCTGGTTATGCATACAACGTTCGCGTAGCGACGACTGGCAATCTTTCTGCAACCTATTCGAATGGCCCACAAACTGACGTTCCTGGTGCTGGCGCTCGACTAACCGCAACATCGAATGGGTCAATTAATAATGCCGGTATTGACGGTTTGACAGATTTGGTTGTTGGAGACACCGTCCTGGTAAAGAATCAAACGAATGCAGCACACAATGGTGTTTACTGGATTGCAACGATTGGTGGGGCTTCTGAGCCGTGGATTTTGCAGCGAACAGCACGAGCAGATGGCTCACCAATAGGTGACCTTGCTGTCGACAATACGGCTTTTGTAACTGATGGAACGACCAACGGATACACGTCGTGGCGAATTTCAGACAATGGTTCTTTGTCCAATTCAAATCAGGTTGGAACAAACAATATTGTTTGGTCTTCTGTCAGTCTTGGCTCATTTACTGGCATTTCAGCCTTTTACATTCTCTTTAAAGAGGCAGATACTGGCTACGAATACTCTACAAAGAAAGCAGATTTTGGAACGGTCAAAACGCTTTACGGACGTGGTGGAACTGGCTATGCGGTGGACTGGCCACTATCACTTGATGCAACGCTCAATGCCTCGATGGGCAAGACTGATTCAAAAGGACATGTCGTTCAAGACGGTGGCAATTTCAACATTGCGGTAGGCCGTACAATTCTTGACGTATTAAATGAAGTAGCCAGCAATACAGGTGTTGATTGGCACGTTGCGCCCACTGGCGCAATAAGTATTGCGGTTCGCCCGTTTTCAACGGCGACGGTTGTCTTTGATGACCCATTTGGGAACGACCTTACAAGTGGTTCTGCTGCGCTGTTGTTCAGCCTTCCAATGCTTGAGCAAGTAGAGACACGCACGTCTGTTGCAGAACTTCGAACTGTTGTATATGGTTCTGACGGATTCAATCTCGACAGGCAAATATCTGACCGTACTGGTATTTATGGTTTCCGCGAAACATTTATTGAAAACACAAGTGACGATGCTCCCGCGGTGGCAAACATAACTGCAGCGGCAGTCCGACAGGTTCGTGATGGAAAACTTCAAATCACGACATCATTTGCCGAAAGAGATGGGATGATTGCGTGGGAAGATTTTGGAATTGGCGACAAGGTTTTGGTTGAAATCGATACAGGAGTTTTTAGCGAACGGATTATTAGCGCCATCGGTGCGTCGGTGGATGAAAATGGTAATGAAACAGTCGAGGTTACGTTTGGCGATGTGTTTCAGGACTTGGCCAGCAATCTTAAATACGCAGCGAATTACGGACGCTTATCTGCCGCTGAGATACCGACATTCACACTGCGAGGCACGTCGTCTCAGCCAACAAAAGCCACCGGAACATCAATCGGGGCAGAAGTTCAGGGTTTAAGCAACCGTGTTGTTGCCTCATGGGTCCCTGCAGACAATACAAGTGCCGCGCAATATGAGGCAATTGTTTATAGGGAAGAACAAAACTCTGTTGGGATTGCAATAACTTATCCAATAGTAAATATTTACCGTGATGGGAATATCGCATACTGTCAAGTTGATTCTGCTCACGGTTTTGATGTTGGTGACCGCATAAACATATACGACACGACAAATGACTATTTTGACCGCACAAGCGTGTTTCTAACTAGCGCGAGCGGTGCTTACTTTACATTTAACGATGCCGGCCCAGACATTGATAGCGGGACATATACAAGCGGAGATGTTGTTCGAGTTGTCGAGCGCCACTCCACATTTGTGCCAGCAAATCAAACATCTGCGACTTTTGAAAACCTTGCCGCGCCAGGACGTGAATATCAATTTACCGTTTTACCTTATACGTCAAATGGCCAAGCCGGTCTTCCAGCCGACCCAATCTCGTTTACTGCTTCCGCTAGCGCGCAAATACTTTTAGGCGGTGCAATTCGTTCAAATAACTATGTTCAGAATACAAGCGGATGGACAATTGAGCACGATGGTTTTGCTGAATTAAACAATTTGATTGTTCGCAACGGTACATGGGTTCAAGGAACTCTGACTGCGCCAACGCTGCAAACCGCAACATCAAACCCAAAACTGGTAATTACATCAGCCGGATTGTATGCATATAACAGTGCTGGAGATATAGTTACGTCGATTGCTTCGACAACTGGAGCATTTTCTACTGTTTCTGGTGCGTTTTCTGGCACTATTAACGTTGGCGGTAATGATGCAACATCTTTTCACGTTGACACAAACGGGAATATGTGGATTGGTGCAACAACGTTTGCTTCTGCGCCGTTTAGGGTTTCCAGTGCAGGAGAACTGACGGCCACAAGCGGAACTTTTAGCGGCGCATTTGCTGGCACGTTGGATATTGGAGGTAGCGACACAACCTCATTTCACGTTGACACTGCTGGGAACATGTGGCTTGGTGCTGCTACTTATGCCGCGGCTCCGTTCAAAGTAAGTAATGCTGGCGCACTGTCTGCAACTGGTGCAACCGTTACAGGCACCATAAATGCTTCGAGTGGAACGATTGGAAATCTTTCTATCAGCGATGGTGCAATCACATATGCCGACTCAAGTAGCCGATTTCTGCGATTGGGTCCGCAGTCATGGCCGGATAATAACAGCGCTGCATCTCTTGTTATTTCTACAACAGTTGGAGGGGGTTCTTACACCAGAATTTTATCAACAGGTATCAATACACCATCAATAACTTCTGATGTCTTCTATGGGAGTTTTGCGCGAATTGACGATTATCGAAACAGTGCTGGAGGAAATGCAAACTTTTTTGGAACTTTATACGGAAATATAACTGGGAATGCTGCCACCGCAGATAGTGCAAATAATGCAAATAATGCAAATTACGCAAGCAATGCTGGTGCTGTTAGCGGATACGCAGTAAGTACTGGATTTGGAAGTACCAACAGCCTCCCAGTGCGCGAAGGTGATGCATCGATTGGTGCTCAATACTTTAGATTTGATGGCGGAGCATCAATCAATCCAGGACAAGGCCAAGAAATTCGCGTTCGTAATGATGGTTATATTTTGCGTTATAATTCCAGACGTGACCTTAAGGAGCAAATTCAAAACATAGAACCAGATTTTGCTATAAATTTGATTCAATCACTTCAGCCGGTATCTTTTAGGTGGAAAACAAATGATTATGACGACCCTGTTTTTGCAGAACATACAAGCACGTATAAAGAATTTGGTTTTATCGCAGAAGATGTTGCTGCGGTAACTCCGCATTTGGCTAGTTTCCGAACTAATGAAGGCGGAACTGGCATTGCCCCATCATCGTGGCAGTCAAACGGGCTTATATCAATATCCGTTTCTGCCATTAAGGGGCTTATTGTCGAAATTAATGCGTTGAAAGACCGTATTTCGGCGCTAGAATCTCAGCCATGACCAACAGTAGACCACAGCCAGACATAAACGTAGTTATCGCCGAATTGTCCATCCAGGTGGCCAATTTAACCCGTGAAAACGCCATTCTTAAGGCCACAATTCAGGCTATGCAGGGCACAAAAACAACAGATGGCGGCGAGTTGGAAACCGAATAACACCCCGGCTATACTGTTAGTACAACATAACCACAAACAAGTTAGGAGGGCGTATGCCCGTAAACTTTGACGATTACATCTCCACCTCACTGAGGTGGGCAATGTTTAAGGCAGATTGGCCTGATGCCACTGTCGAATTCTCAGAAGGGACTGCTGGCGATGCTGGTATTCCTTCGTCTTTCCACAAGAAAGATGAGAAGGTGTGCATTGCGACAATCACCCGATTCGTTGGCGATAAGCGCCCAATGATTGGCTACAAGACGCTTTCTGATGCTCGCTCGCGCGATACCGATTCGTGGAACGTCCTTTGCTCAAAGGCAATGGGCCGTGCGCTGAAGAAGGCTGGCTATCCAGACAACATGAACGACCTCAAGGTCTGGATGCGTTTTCGAGAGGCAACTGGCAGTGCAACTCCTGCCCAACCAAAGCAGGTTTCGCAGATGGAGACAAAGTCGGTTGTCGCTGGAGTTTCATTGACTCAGCCACAACTCCCGATTGAGTCCAAAGAGCAGCCGGTCAAGAAGCCACTTATGGACTGGCCAAATGAGACGGAGCGCGAAGAGGCGCACCGCCTATTCAAGCAGTCTTGCTCTGACCTCTCGCCTGACGACCTTGAGACTTTGCGTGACGCTCACGACAAACTCAATAACCGTGCTTGGCCAATGCCCAAAGCGGAATTGAACACTCTTATCATCACGCTTGAAGGCATCCGTTCAAACAAAAAAGAGAGCGGAACAATCGGCATTGACGCAGTGAAGTCAATGTACGATTTCTCTTCTCCGAGCATTCAGGCAATCGTTCGTGAAAAACTTGGCAACCCAGAATCTTGGCCAGCCGAGTTGAGCGAGGCTGAGTACGACCAGATGGTTCAGGTGTTTGAGGCTGCTTCGGAAGCCGAATGACGTCGTATATCGACGGAACAATGCCAGAACAATTCGTCACAAAAGTTGTTGGTGTCTCTTTCGTGGAGGCATATCCAGAGAACATTTATGCGCTTGCCAAAGATACGGCAATCATGAATGCCCCCCTGTCTCTAGTCAGAGACCCCAACAACGAGCATGATAAATATGCGATTCGCGTTGAGGCATTCAATGGCGCACTTGGTCATCTGCCAAGGCTGATATCGCTGATTCTGGCCCCGAAACTAGATGCTGGAGAAGTGTGGAATGCTTCCGTCCATTCCATCGTTGTCTCTAGCGAAAATGTAAATCAACCAGGTATAAAAATTCACGTTTGGAGAACCAGCAATGAGAATGGATGAACTTATTGCCGATGTCGGCGAAACACTCAAGAAGGGAATTGAATCTGTTGCCGGACGACTTGAACGCCAAGAAGAAAAAATTGATGAACAAGAACTATTTTACGCATTGGTTGAATTTGGCGAACTGAAATACCTAGTTAGGACATTGGAGACTCGCCTAAACATCATTCTCACCGAAAACATGAGACTGAGCGGAGAAAAATATTTAGAATTTAACGGCATGCTTGCAGAGCGCAAAGTAAGTTCGAGTCGCAAAAACTGGGAACACAACACCCTCATTGAGGCAGTCGTAAACAAGGCTATTTCCGGCGCTTCCGAAAGCGTCGTGGACCCCAATACGGGCGAGGTAGTGGACCTTGCTTCTATTTCAAAGCCCCTTATTGATGCCGTTGTCGAGAATTTGACTCGCGCAGCAGCCATTCGTGACTGGCGCGTTACAGCGCTTCGTGCAATGATTCCTGGCCTAAATCCAGATGACTTTTGCGAAGTAGAAAAAGCAGAGCGCGTATCAATCAGGAGGAAGCAATGAGGCCACTCGGATTGACCGTCGCCGTAGTGGTGACAACTCTTGTGATGATTGTTTTGCTGATTAATCTTGACGGCGTAATTGGAAGTAACCTGTGATTCCAACAAGAGATGCTCCAGAAATCGTGGACGTAGCGGTAAAGCAGCATTTGCGCAAACTGACAAAGCCAACCTCAATCCATGGTATTTCTTCTGCACTCCGATACAGTCGTGAGGTCATTTCGCAGTCATTGGTCAGAATAGCAACAGAATTAGTGAGGAAAGATGTCAATTAAAATCATGGACTGGGTATTCGAGAACTCCAAGGCTCAAGGCATCGAGCGATTGATTCTGCTCGTCATTGCTGACCATTGCAACAGCGAAGGCGAGCATGCATTCCCAAGAATCAGCGTGATTGCTAAGCGCGCCAATGTTTCCGAGAGAACCGTAAAACGCAAACTACAAGATTTGGTTGAACTTGGAGAACTAAAAGTTGTTAAGCGGCACGGAACGTCGAACCTATATAAAATTGTCACCAGAAAAAATAAAACTTCTTCAAACGAAATAGTTCCCATCGAGCCAAAGGTGCAAAAAAGCAAAAAGCGAGAACGCAATCCGATTTGGGACACGCTCCTTGAAGTATGTGGAGTCAACCCGAACAAAGTCAATTCAAACGAGGCATCTCGATATGGTCGAATGGTCAGGATTCTAAATGAATCTGATGCGACCCCAGAAGATATTCGCGTTCGTGCAGAAATATATAAACAAAAATTTTCCTACGCCACAATGACCCCAACGGCATTAGTGAATCGCTGGTCTGAATGTGACCCAGCAAGTCAACCGATGAACGGCTTGAACGGCGTTGTGCCGAAAGGCTGGAACGCTATTAAGGCAGCACGCGAACAGCGGCTATCTCAAGCCGTAACAGTGAAAGGTGAATTGAATGTCTGAAACTTTTTACGACCCAGAAAAAAATTACCTTGGTGTTGGGCGCAATGCGATTCCTGGTGATACATCATTCGATGACTGGATGTCATTTGGCATCGCGCGCGGTTGGTGTGGACCACCAGTCTGCTACACCCATGATGGATTTCCAATGTCAGAAGAAGAAGGTCAAGAATTTGAATCTGGCGACCCGTGCGTACACATGATTCGACTTTACAATGATGACGAACACAAAAAAGCAATTGAGGATTCCCATTCGCCAAGCCAATGGAGAAACAGTTACACATAATGACCCCTGACCAAGCAGACGCAATAATCGCCGAACTAAATGTTTGTTTCCCCTCCAAGAACCTTGTGGTTGAAGAAGTTCGTAGGTGGGAGCAAAACCTAGAGCGATTCCATTTTGAGGATGCCAGAGCGGCGGTAAAGCGGATTGAGGATACAAGCCGCTTTTTCCCGTCTTGGGCTGAGTTTCGCGAGACCATCTGGCCACTTCATGAGCACAGGCTCTGGGTCGAAAAGGAACGTCGCGACGCCGAACGCAAGCAACTTGAGAAGCCACAAACAGAAGAAGAAAAGCAACGCATCTCCGCGATTATCTCTGAAATTATGTCTGGGCTGCGCACTCCCAAGTAAATACTTGTTCTATACTTGTCCGCATGTCGGACAACATTCAAGTAAATACAGAGATAGTTGAAATCACCAGTCTTAAGCCATACCCAAAGAACCCGCGTCGCGGTGATGTTGAGGCAATCGCACAATCACTCAAAGTGAATGGACAGTACAAACCAATCGTCGTGAATAAGCGCGACAACACCATTCTTGCCGGTAACCACACATGGAGAGCGGCACGAAGCCTGGGCTGGACACACATTGCAGTTTCGTTTGTCGATGTAGACGATTACGGTGCGCAAAAAATTGTTCTGGCTGACAATCGCACGTCCGATATGTCTTCCTATGACGATTCAAAACTCCTTGACCTTCTGCAATCGTTGTCGACGCTTGATGGAACAGGATTCCAGCAGGTTGACATCGACCAACTTGAAGCACTAATTAGCGGAGACGGAGAATTTGAAGCGCCTAACCGAGATAGAACCGGCGCGGTTGGCAAGGAAATTCGTGTATGTGTTGGAAGTTACAGAATTCTTGTTGATGACGATGTTTACTCTGATTGGGCAAATGATATTGCTACAAAAGTTGGAGATGATGACAAGGTTCTAGTCGAACTCAAGAAGCGTTTACGTCTTTCAGATGTAACTCATTTACCACCAGAAAAAACAAAGCCAAAGCGACAAAAACGAAATATCGACAGGCAGCAAATGCACTCTGTGATGCTTTCTACGGAAAATGTCGACATCAATAGCGTCTTCCCATACCCGCTCAATGCACGACAGGGCGATATCGGCCTGATTGCTGAATCTTTAAGCAAGAACGGTCAGTTCCGGCCAATTGTTGTCAACAAACGGGACAATTCAATCTTGGTTGGTAATCACACGTGGAAGGCAGCCAAGATGTTGGGGTGGAAACAAATTGCGGCAACCTTTGTTGATTGCGATGAGGAGGAGGCAGCAAAGATTGTTCTTGTGGACAACAAGACTGCAGACCTTGGGTCTTATGACCATGTTGAACTAGCAGAAATTCTTCAAACACTTCCAGTGTTTGACGGAACCGGATATACAGGAGATGACTTAGACGACCTGATGCATGAGGTCGCCGGTTGGGGTATCAAAGAAAAACCAGTCAAAGAAAAGAACGATAAGCCCAGAAACGTTACGGCGATTATCGGAAAGTGGGAGTTCAAGATGGCGCCTAACTTTTATGAAGATTGGGAAGAGGCAATGTTTGTTGAGTTCGGATACTCATATGAAGAGGTTTGCGCTGGAATTGTTGGTCTTTTGGACATTCAAAACGATGCATGGGTTTCTACCCGTCAGCGACGTTCAAAGAAGGTCAGCCCGCGTAGGGCAAACGGAGAATAATGAAGCCCGTTCTTGCATCAGTAACAGACTTAAGGCCATCTGCATACAATCCGCGCAAAGCGGATGCAGAGAGGCTTGAGTTGGTTGAATTATCGCTGCGCAAGTTCGGTTGGCTATTACCTATCTACGCAGACAAGGATGGCGAGATTCTCAGTGGTCACCAGCGCCACATGGTCGCCACAAATATGGGAGCCACGATGGTCCCCGTCGTGCGTGTTCCTTCGTTCAAGATTGAGCGACGCATGGGCATCAACGTCCTTTATAACCGTGCTACGAACGACATGTACAAAACTCGTTCAACCACAGAACTCAAAGATGACCTAATGGCAAAACTTGGAGACCTTGAGAAAATCAAGATGCTCCCAGACATCCCTGTTGATTCTCTAGAATGGTATCCAGTACTTAAGACCAAGCCGGTTTCCACTCTTAGGCTCATACAACTGAACGGAAAATGGCCGGAACAGCACGCAGTTGCTATGGCAGCGCAGTTAAAAACTAACGGGCTTCCCCAGATGCCGGTCATCTGCACCACTGACTACAAGGTTCTCAATGGCCTTGCCAGGCTGACATACGCAGTGTCAGTAAATGAAGACTTTGTTCAGACCGTACAGGTAGCGCCAGACATTGCCGAAGAGGTAACAGCAATGCTGAACCTTCTGACGATGGATTACAACATTCAAGAACGATATGAAGACCTGCTTCGATACAACTCGTTTCGTCGAAAAAACCAACGGGTTCAGATTCTCACACCAACATTCTTGGAAGATTTTCTCCGCCACTTCATTAACTCTGGCAATCGTAACGGCGCCTTTGAACTCGATAACCCGCGCCATGTAGAACTATGGAAAGAGTATTACGGCACTCACGTCATTGACTTTGGTGCTGGTCTATGCGACAAGACTCAGATTCTCCGAAACATGGGAGTGGATGCAGTTGAATTTGAGCCTTTCTTCCTTGCCAAAGACAACGAAACAATCGATACGGACGCCGCTCGCGAACTTACGTCAAAATTCCTTGCCCGCGTTGCGGACGGTACGGAGTGGGACAGTATCTTTATCGCTTCGGTATTCAACAGCATCCCATTCCTGCAAGACCGCAAACACGTGATTGCCATTGTCGCTTCCTTGTCGTCCCCACATACAAAACTCCACACAGCCGCTATATGCACGGAATCAGACCGTTGGTTCAATCACACTCGCGGAGATTTAAAGAAGGGACACGACACGTCAAGCAACGGATTTGCCCTTGATTACGAGCCACGCATCATCATCTCCGATATCGCTCTAAAGCCAAAGGTCCAGAAGTACCATACCGAAACCGAGTTCAGCGAACTCATTAGGCACGGCTACCGGCATGTAGATACGTTCTTGACCGCCAAAAACGGGCTTGTTCAAGCCGTTGGTTCCAATGCCCGACAAATTGGGGTCGACGAACTACGTGTTGCAATTGAGTTTGAGTTCAATGTCCCACATCCAGAAGGCCGTCGTCTTGGAATGGTGGAGGAAGCAAAAGCGGCGTTTTCCAAGAGGCTTGGGATTCAATTATGAGGGACAAAGACAACTACAAACCAAGTGGCAAATGGACATTTGATGAGGGTGTCACGAAGGTATTTGAAGACATGATTTCCAGGTCAATTCCTGGATATCAAACAATGCGCGATTCTGTCGTCCGAGTGGCTACGCCAATTTTGTGCGCCGCAAACGTATCAAACTTTTTGGATGTTGGCTGCAGCCGTGGTGAAACTATCTATCAAATCCTTAACGCTCTTCCTACTGACATCCCCGCGACTGCTGTTGGTGTCGACTCCAGCCAGCCCATGATTGATGCTGCTGCTGAACTTTTTGGGAACTTTGACAATGTTCGATTTGTTTGTGCGGATGTCAGCGATATCGAGATAAGGCCCTTCGAATATTCGCTTATTACGTCGGTACTCACCGCGCAATTCATTCCTCTTGATGTCCGCCAAAATTTCTATCAACAGGTGCATAATGGTTTGTCCTTAAATGGGGCGTTTATTATCGTCGAAAAGATACTTGGCGAGACTCCACTTTGTCAGGATTTGCTGGTTGACATTTATCACACTTTTAAAGCCGACAACGGTTATACGCACGAACAGATAGAAGAGAAGCGGAAGTCACTTCAGGGAGTTTTGGTTCCGCTTCGTGGTTCGGAAAATGAAAAAATGCTCAAAGATGCCGGCTTTATAAATGTTCAGCGTTTCTGGCAATGCCTGAACTTTGCTGGTTGGGTGGCATTCAAATGAAAAAGCAGGACAAGAAAGTCCATGTTCTTGAAGTTTGGGGCGAAATGTGGACCTCCAATAAAGAACGAACACTCCATCATTTCACGCGCGCCAAGAAGGTCAAGGAGTGGCGTGAAGCAGCATGTGTGTCTGCCATTGCCCGCAAGATTCCCAAGATGAAAGCAATCGAGGTCCGCTTCATCCCCCATCGGGTGAACAAACGGGGCCTAGCAGATACTGGTGGGCACTTCCCGGTAGCAAAGGCCATGATTGACGGTTTGGTTGACGCCGGCATCCTTACTGGCGATGGACCGGATACTGTGCGTAGACTTATATTCGAAGCACCGATTATTTCTGGCGAAAGCAAAGCAGTAATCGAAATCACCGAGTTGGAGTAGGACATGATTGAAGGAAAACTAAAAGAGGTTACAAAGATTTCTGACCCAGTCGAACGCGCGCGTATTCTTCATTTTGAATTACTCCCAGCAGTTGCAGAAATTCGCCGCAGCATCATTGAGCAGCGCGCTCTTGCAATCAAAGAGTCGTGTGAGTTTGGTGGACCTGACGCAGAAGGACTTTCCTATTCGGCAATGGCTGGCGAACTGACAGTTTCCAAGCCGCTAATCCAGCAAATGGTGGCGTTGGCTCGCAAAATTGTTGCTGGTGGTCGGGCTCCCCTCGAATGACATTGTTTTGGCTGATTGTTGCTGTCTTTGGGTGGCTCGGCGCTATTTTATTGTGCGTCTTACTTGGTTTTATTTTAGTTGTTCTTGGTGGCCTTCAATCTGAATATCAAGAACTAGAAAAAAAATACACTTTGCTCTTGGAACAAAAAAAGTCTGGCAGTAGCATGTGGGCCTTGCGAAAGGAAGTCCCATTCGGTGATTGAACCCAATCCATATCGGCGTCAAAACCGATTTTACAAAGCAGTAAAAATTGTTGACCGAATAGAACAACTCGGTCTTGCATTATTCAATGTAAAAAATATGTCAATAAAGTATCGAGCGAAGATTTCCAACGAAGCAGGATTCCCGGCCCCGTCTGAAGAAACTTGGGATAACGTCATCGATTTGTATTCAAAGAGGGTGGTATCCCCTTTAGTTCTGAAGGCGGCAGCGCGAAATACTGGCAGCGCATGTACGCCTCTGCGGTCGTACTAACGCAAACACTCCAGCGTCACGCACTCGACCCCAGCGAGTGCCAGATGTTGAGAAGTCAAGAAATCCATCATCTCTGCACGTCAAGCGGAATCTTCACCGAAGAAGAAGATGTCGTATTCAAAATTTCTGTTTTGATGTTGGAAGAACGACATGGCTGGTCGTATGGTGGTGGCGAACAACTCCACAAAAAGAAAGAAGAAGAACAATGGTCACACAAAACCGATTGAGAGAAAATGGCGCCTTTAGCCCGGACCCAAAAGTTCGTGTCCATGTCCCACAGGACGTGTTTCTTCAGAACAACAAATATTTGTTGGATGAAAAGATTGATACGCCGCGTGGCGGCGCTTGTCAAGGCCAAGACACTTCGATTTTCTTCCCACTACATGCAGACGGTCGCTACACAAAAAAGCAGTTGACAGATAGACAAACCGCTATATCGCTTTGCCGGTCCTGCGATATCAGACAAAAGTGTTTGATGTATTCACTGGAGTACGAGCCACAAGGAATTTGGGGTGGATTCCCGGAACAAGCCAGAGCCCTACTCGGGAAGTTCTGGGGTATTGAAAACAAGAGAACTTGGAAGGTCAGAGCCTCCTTCTTGAGGTATAGAAAGATTGTCGACTATATTGTCAATTCGGAAGACATTGCGTTTCTCAAGAAAGTAGCCCATGACCACAATCTTGCACAACCACCTTTTGATGAACGGTCAGGCCTATCAGCCGCCGCGCGACGTCGAATCAGTCAAGGAGTGGCTAACTAAGTTAGTTGCCGACATCGGCATGAAGATTGTTACTGGTCCTCATGCTTACTATGTCGAGAGTGAAGGAAATCGCGGAATCACTGCGTGTGTATGTATTGAGACTTCGCACATCGCCTTCCACGTCTGGGATGAGGCAGTTCCCGCGCGCGTGCAGTTTGACCTTTACACATGCTCAACCCTCCCCACACAAGCAGTTCTAGAAGCGTGCGAAAAGTATTTCGACTTGGTGGATTATCAGTATGTTGTCCTTAACCGCGAAGATGGTTTTGTCATTGAGAAAACAGGTCAGCGCATTTAGTCATGGGCGCAAAGAATAAGAAGGTCGCCCGTGGCTCGCAACAGCGAATCCGCCACAACTATCTGACCGGCAAGGATGAAACCATTCCTGGAACCAAAGCAGGTAGGAAGAGACAGCGACTTTCTTTGGGTGACCCACTACGCACACATGACCTTCACGGCCCGGTCGGCAAGAAGAAGAAGCCCAAAAAGTCGGAGCGACAAAACCAAGAAGATTAAGTTGGGAATTGATACCAACTAGCGGTACGGCTCTCCATGTGCCCACGTAGTCAAGGAATACCTAACCCCCGACTCTACGGGTAGGACCTGATGAAGGGTCCACGAAGGCCACACGGTGGCGTACCCCTGAACAGCGGAGATTGATTCCTCTTCCGGCCCCGCATATAAAACAACCCTCCCGCCTTTGTAGTTGTAGTGGGAGGACAGTTGGACGGTCATGGACAACTTCCGCTCCCGCGCCGCCCCGTATGACCAATCGGTATGACGCCCGTATCCATCCCCGACCTGATACTCCAGAACTCGGATGGACGGGATATCGGTATAGGACAGTTGCCACGGATTACCCCTGGCGAACCCCTCGTAGACGCGCTGAGAGAGGCTAGAAGCGTCGTTAAAGGTTAAACCATGTGGGTCTATCAAATATTCTTTACAACGCCTTAAATCGCTTCCTGACGCTTGTGGGGAGTGGTGGACGAGGCCAGGTTGGGAATATCCCGATGAGATGGCGTAGTCAACGACCATTTGGGCTTCCTGCGGCGTGAACATCTGAAATTCATAATGAGTCCCCTTATTCAGCCCCTTGTTTTTCATACATTCTCCCTATACTCGCGGTACTATCACAACGATACACAACCGATAACACTAAGGTCTTGGACTATGCCCCTTCAAAAAACCCACTACCCAGATTGGCTGAAGGATTACGTAAAAAAACTGCAGAGCGAGATGAAACTTGCTCATTGGCAGATTGAGTTTGAAAAGCACTACTGCGGAGAAGCAGCCTTCGCTGAAATCTCCGTCCTGCCAGCACAACACTCCGCAACGCTATCTCTGTGTCGAGGTTGGCGCAAGTGGTCACCAAGTTTGATGCGAAGCACCATCACTCACGAACTCATGCACTGCCATCTAAACGCAATAAACGAAATTGCGGAAGAACACTTGGAAGAGTTGTCCCCCAAGACGTATGAAGCACGCAAGAAGGGAATTGATTATGTCAATGAGAGGGTAACGGATGCCCTGGCAGAGATGATTTCCCCACACTTGACTTTGCCAAAAGTGCCAGTGGTCCGCAAGTCGCACACACTATCGCATACACTATCATACTCTCGCACACGAAGTAGTGCAAAATCGGGTAAGTCAAACGGGAAGAAAGTACAGAAGTCCGGTAAAAAGAATGTAAGGAAGAGGCCCGCTAAGCCGAAGAAACGAAATTAAGTAAAACAAGTTGGCCGAAAACCTAAAAAATCGACACGTGTGTGCGCGATAATTTTTTCAAGAAACGGCACCGGATTAAACCCATCACGGCTGGAACACCATTTTTTGCGACTAATCTCGCGCTAAATCCCGTCTTCGCAGCGTCTCATTTGAAACTTGTGCGTCCTTTATGAATTTAGTTTTCTCGTAAGCCATCAATGCAGCAATTCCACGTTCAGTAATCACAACATTCTTCCCCACTCGCATACACCAGCCGTTTTCCAAGTATCGACGAATGATTAACAGGGCCTGTGAGCGTGTTGGGACGTTCTTGGACTTCGCATTCGCTCCTTCGTGTGGAGAGACGAAGTCAATGTAGACGTCAGCGTTGAATTCCTTGCCGATGCGCGTGTAAAAGCGCATGATGTTGAGCATGTTCCATTTGTGATTTGTTGCCATAGTTGTTCTTCTTCAATCTAGCGACCATCACGTCCTTTTCCAACTGCGTGAGTGGTCTTTTGTATGGTGTGTGTCTCTTGGAGTACTTGCAATTATGTTTCTTCATCGCGGCCTTTAGTTGTTTTAATTTCTCCCGACCAAAAAACAGAAGTACCAAATGCTGATATACGCGGCAAAACTCTCTTCCGTGTTCCTGTACATCTGCCGGAGTGAATAGATGCGCGAGTTCGTGGAGGATGGTGTGTTTATTTCGGAACTTGCGCGGGAATGAAACCCACATCTTGTCCGGAAGTATGCGGGCCCATGCCTTACGAGAGCCATCACCCTTGGATATCTTGAGCGGGATACGTCCAGATACGATATCGCGGGCCACTGGGTATCTTTTTTGGACCCGCCAGTTCGATAAAACTTTCCAAATGTATGCCTCGGCATCCCCCATGGTCTTGAATTCCATTGTCGGCCAGCCAAAGCACTCCCACTCCGCTGCGTAGAGGCGGCTTCTCTGGTTGTCTCGCGGGCGCGGCATGAAAACAGTTTAGAGAAACGGCAAAAGCAGAATAAACCCATTCCGGCTGGAACACCATTTTTTTGGGACAGAGGCAGAAAAGTTTGTGATTGTGCGCACTTTCACAAACGAGGGCTCAAAATGATTTTACCGAGAGCAAAAATATTTTTTGAAAGAGGTTGTCGCATGCTCTATCACGCTGTATCATGGATAGTGTCCCTAGACAACTCAAGAAATGAGAACCCAATGAAAGAGTACAGAATCACCACCATGGTCACCGTGGATGTTTTGGCCGCAAGTGAGACCCTTGCCGTCAAGTACGCCCTGGATGAGATTGACGACCACATCAGAAACAGAGAAGACACCAAGTCTGTTAAGAACCCAGTCGTTACCGGCATTGCTCAGACCTTGGATGGCGAGTTCATGGTTTTTGAACAGAAGCGTGCTAGAGCCTGATATAATATGATAACAACACAATACGAGGAGGTGAAACAAATGAGCATTGACTTAGACGCCCGCGTGGAAGAAGCGGTAGACGTGGGTCTTGAAGCCTTCTGGGCTGCCATCGTGGAGAAGTTCCCCGAGTCGCAATCCGGAGACTTTGACCCGATGCTAGAAGGTGCAATGTATGCAGATATGTCCGCATACCTTCGCCACTGGCTTACACTCAATACCAACCTAATTCCAAAGGAGTAAACGAATGTCCTTAATCAGGAACAAATGGTTTTGGTGGTTTGTCGTTCTGGTGTTGTCCTTCGGTGTGCTGCCGGTGACGAATGCGTCGCCGATGTTGGTCGCCATGGCAATGCTGTGGGCAATCTTTTTCCCAACCATGCAATTCACTGGAGGAGTATTTAAGTTCCTCAAGTTTCATCAATTCCCAACCCCATTTCAACTACTGAAAGGATTCAAGCGCATATGGCCCGCCGTAAGAAAAGGTCCCGTCGTCACGCGAGTGCACCGACCACGCCCATCGTCACGTACACCGTGACAGTGGCGCACGAGCCGAATGCTGAGTGTGATGCGTGCTGCATGCCGCGGCCAACGCTCATCGAGCAGGAAAGCGGCGCATGGATTTGCGAGATGTGCGCCGGGCTCTCAAGAGGCGGCGGTGCGTTTTGGAGCATGGCATTCTTCAATGGAATCTACGATGCAGCAGGAGACGGCTGGTGAAAATAACCGACGACATCATCGAAAACAAGAACGCAGAACTGTGGAAGGATGCAGCGCTTAAGTACGGGACGAAATTCAAAGTTCCGAATAGCGAGCAGCAGCGCATCGGCGAACTTATCCGCGGGCTGTGCGTGATGCAGGTTTGGCAAAAAACGCCATCGGCCGGCAACATAGTGCGGTTTATGCGCGATTACTCGATTGCCCAGCCGGTAATCGAGTATCTCGTCACAGAGTACCTGGGGAAAGAACGGTTGAAAGAAGCGGTCCAAGAAAAGAAACCTGAGAAGCGCGCCGACAAGTGGAAAGCCCTTGAGGAGTGGTGCAAAAACAACACTTACAAGGAAGTAACCACCGAAGAGATTGTCGGCCTTTCGGGATTTTCTTATCCAACAGTTCTAAACTATCTTAAAACTTCCCCATACTTCCGCAAAATACAGCGGGGCTCGTGGGAAGTGAGGGACCCCAAAGCGGATAGAGAACGAGAGAAGAATGGCTAAGAAGTCAACTGAGCGCATCGTACTGATGGACTTGAACGTGGCTTTGTCGTCCAACTTCAGCGAGATGCGTAATCATGCCTTTGAAGACTTCGTAAACAATCACGAGGACTATCGGAAGTGGATGACGGAACTACTTGACCCGGAATTTACGATTCTGATTACGGCGCGCAACATCAAGTGGGCCATTCCCACGTTGAAGCGCATATATGACCGTACCGGATGGCAGCCAGACCTCGCCCTCTTTAACGACACAGACATCGATGGCCAAGATGCTCCGGCAATCAAGGAGTATCAGATGGTCAATCGAGTATTCAAGAAATTCGGGAATGACACAGGTAAATACCACGCCATTGACTCAAACGCGAATACGCGGGCGATGTACAAGCGGCTTGGGCTGAGCAGCGTGCATGACTGTGCGCGCGGCAAGGACATGTGGTTCAGGCTCCCCTTTTAACAAAACAAAGAAAGACATAAAACATGACAAGGAAGACGGAGTTCCGGCAGCCGCCGGGACCACGAAACGGCAGCCCATTTCAGGTTGCGCGTTTCGTAGACAAACTCAAAGAGACTCCTGGCGAGTGGGCGGTGTACTGCACCGGCAACATCGCGCGCACGGGTCACTCCAAAGCACAGCAATACAAGAAGCGATATCCGGGTACGGAATGGATTGTGCGACGCGAAGAAGGCGGCTACACCGTCTTTGGAAGATGGGTGGGGTAGATTGCCGCACATGAAACCAATCACCGTGAGTGCTGCGGCAAATACCCGTAGTGATGGATTGCGCATCGTTGCAGTTTTGCGCGAACTCGATGAAACAGGAGAACTCCTGTTACATGAAGCAAAGAAGGGAATGGGGTGGACGGTCACGGGCTATGTGTGCTTGTCCCTCGACAATCTTCGCAAACTACGAAATCGTTTCAACGACATGGGTGTACTTGCCTCGGTGAAGGATGCTGACCGGCCACATGGCCCAAGGGAACGGCCTGCGCAGTAAAATAAAACCATTTCTACTGGAACACCATTTTTTGGGCTAGGGGCAAAATGAGACACTATTGCCGAAGTGTCTCACGGTAAACAGTTGAGACTGAACCAATCCTTTATTTTCTGCCAACGCGACCTATTTTCCCAATCGCGCATAGCCAGTTTCAGGCGCACATACAGGAGTTTTATTTCATCGTCGGTCATATTTTCCAGTTTGGTGTTGAATGTTTGTTTGTCCATACCCTTTCTACGCACGAACTTTTTGGGGTGTGACGTTGGCAAATAAGATTCTTTGTGCTACAATGGGTGTATGAATCAAACTTATGTGCTCCAAAAAACCAATGATAAGGGATACCGGCGATTCGCAGCAAAGGTCTTAGGCGACCGAGGCGGAACCACCAACACCCTTCGCAATGCCTTGACTTGGGATAGTTTTGCCAATGCTGAGACTTTCCGTATTATCCATAACCTGACTCAGTTTGATGTTGTCCTTTCAGACAATACGGACGACGAGCAGACAGAAGTGCGCGCGTATTGGGCTGCCAAGAATGGAAAATAAACCAGACTGGACGGATATGCTCCTTGCGCCACCCGAAAGTATCCCCGACTACATAATCGAAGACCACGAAGACTGGTGGATTTGTAAGTGTAAGAACCAGCCAGACTCAGATGGGTTTAGTCCTTGTAGTCCTATCGGCGCGCGTTGCGAGCCAGATGACGACAGTTGGGACGGAACCCACTACCTATGTGAACGGTGTTTTCGTATCATCGACCAACATACACTTCAGATAATGGGTATCCCCTCAGACGAAGTAATCCAACAGAACGAGTCGTATCGTTGGCACGATGTGTCCTTATTTGACTGATAAGGTTGCTAAGTGTGCTACAATATGATACAATCTAAGTGTAAGCAATAATCAACTCAACAAGAAAAGAGAAACTAATGGCTACTACAACTATGGAAGATTACTGGCTTGATGTCGCAGAGGCGTGTCATGCGGCGCACCTCATCGCGTGGGATACGTGCCACAAGATTTATCTCGCTATGGACAAAACTCAGGCTGACTGGTTTGAGGAAAACTATCTCACTGAGCGCGGCACTCCAGAAGAAATGCTGGAAACTCTCAAGCGTTGGTACGAGCGTTCGTGCTGGCTTAGGTTCATTTCGGCGGTAGAAACCAACGAGGCTGACCCCAACGAAGGCTTCACCGACCTCATTCCTCAAGGCGCGGAAGAAGAAGAAGAGGAGGAGTATGCGTGATGGAGAAAATTAACGTCATCCGCACCTTCACCTACGATGTCGCGGCAGTCAAAGAGTCAATTCGGGAACTTAACCACGACCCTGAGTTAGAAGTGTCTGACGACGAAGTGATGGACTTGGTCTATGGGTGGGCATATGAAGATATGCGCTCAGTCCCGTCCCGTCACGAACTCATCTTCCAAGATGAGGATGGCAACGATATCTAGGTTGTAAAACCACCTACAATGTGCTACAATGTAATCAACCCAATAGAAAGGCAAACACAATGAACAAATATGTAGTTCGCGTCACCGCGTCCCTTGATATCTCCTATGTAATTGAGGGAGAGGATATGGACGACGCGATGGAAAACTCTCTTGACCGCTTTGACCCCAAGAATATTGTCGGAATAGACCACATTCATTGGGACAAGCCGTGGGACATTGAGGAGTACGCCGTAGGCGCGCCCCACCGTGTCCTTACAGAGAAAGAACTGAAGCCCTATCAGGAAGCAGGAATCATCTGATGGGCGCAGACTTCTTTCTATGTGTCCTCGAAATAAAACACACAAAGAGTGTCGCTCTGGCAAAGGCGAAAGACCTGAACCTGACCAAAGACGACTTTCATACCTTTGAGGACGCAGGCATTTGGTTTGACTGGACTGGCGATGACGCAGAACTGGTTAAAGAGATGCGTGCGAGGCTCCTAGAGGCTGTGGAGGCCGTTTATAGCGCAACCCAGCGTCGCGACTGTTCATACTTCTATGTGGACGGCGACAGGGTGTTCTACGCCACCGGTGGGACTTCGTGGGGCGGCGAACCAAGCGATGTCTGGGACGACTTCCTCCTTGTCCAGCAATACTCCAAAGAAATCTTGGAGTAGAGGTTGGCAAGTGTGCTACAATGTGCTACAATGTAAGTAATAACCAAACTCAATGAAAGGGAATACACAATGGGATTAGACCAATACCTCTACGCAAAGAAATACTCTTGCCCGAACGACATAACTGGCAACGAGCGTTGGAAGCAGATGAACGCTGACTTCTCAAAGTTTAAGAAGTTGCTTGGCGACGACGCTAAATACATTCATAAAGAGTTGCCAAGTATTTCTGTCGAGATGAAAATCGGCTATTGGCGCAAGGCAAATGCCATTCACCAATGGTTCGTGGACAACTGCCAGAAGGGTGAGGACGACTGCCGTGAAGCCTATGTGTCTCGTGAACAACTTGAGGAACTCTTGGGAGTAGTCAATAAAGTCCTTGCTGACCACAGCAAGGCTGATGAACTACTGCCAACACAGTCAGGTTTCTTCTTCGGCTCAACCGAGTACGACGAGTATTACTTTGGCGACCTTGAACTGACCAAGAAGATACTGAAGAACGCCCTCTCTATGCCGAAAGAGTGGGACTTCGGATACTCAAGTTCTTGGTAATAACTAAACACATAAGGGCAGATGACTTGGCTGGGGCGGGACGCCGCTACTTCCAGTAATGGATGTCGTTGCCGATGCTGAAAAGATGGCTGAAATAAACCATCGTTCCCTTGTGTGAAGTTGTAAAACGACAAGAAAGGTGATACAATATCATTATGGACAAGACAACCAAATACGAAAACATAATCAACAGTATTATCAACGCCATTACCCATCACGGCGACCTCGCCACTGATGGAGAGTGCCTAGATGAGGTTTGGGGAGTTCTTGAGCAGGCTGGCTACGGCGAGCAACTCAGGAAAGTCCAAGCCGAACAAGAAGCCGACCACTTGGCGTTCATAGAAGCAAACCGCGTTCGGAGTGGTGGCGATGACGACTGACCTTTGTGTTTACTGTCATCGCTCAACGGCGTTCGGTAGCGGCAACGGCCTGTTCGTGAACCGTATTCCAGTCGATGACGGCTGGGGTTGCGCGGAATGCTCAGGCTTTGAGTGCGACGAGTGCGGAGAACAGATTTATCTGGACTCAGAAGTTCGCGTCGAGGGCTACGACGAAGGCAAATATCTGTACGGCAACTATCACCAAGAGTGCTACAACAGAACAAAACACGGCGACGCAAGTTATGGTGTCGTATGAAAGACATACTCGTGGTCATTGCCCTGTTCGCTGTTCTTGCGGCTGTATTGGCCATTTACATCAAAACAAACGAAAGAGATACACAATGAGCATTGTCTATTGTGATGCTTGTAGCGGGACGTGGTTTCTTGACGCCCCGGTACGCATCGATACGCAAGGCTGGGATGACGCCGACTGGAATGCGTGGGACAATGTGATGTCCGACGCCGAACGCGGCGACTACGCAGATAAATACGCGCACGCACAAATGTACGGCACTGTCGACAAAATGCCTTCTCCTCAAGAATATTCTCGTGGACAGGTTGGAGATGGCTGATTATTGTGCTACAATGTAAGTGTAAGCAATAACCAATAACCAACTCAATGAAAGGGAATACAAAATGCCAAACTGGTGCTACAACGAATTAGAAGTCCACGGCGAAACAAGCGAACTCCAAAGGTTCGTTGACGCCACCAAGACCACCTACAAGGATGAGGAGACTGGCGAGACCAAAAAAGAAGTTGGTCTCAACCACCTCTTTCCTTGCCCCAAAGAACTGTCCGACACCGTGTCTGGCTTTCTGGGTGACGGAGAAGAACAGAAGAAACTGGAAGAACAGCAAAAGCGCAACATCGAGAAGTACGGTCACCAAGACTGGTATTCGTGGTGTAATGCCAATTGGGGAACCAAGTGGGGTGCTTGCGACTTTGACTGGACTTCATTCTTTGACGACAAGATGGAAGAAAAAGCACAATACATTGGCGCCTACTTCCAGAGTGCGTGGTCGCCTGCTGAAGGTCTCATCAAAGAGATTTCCAAGCAGTTCCCAACTCTGGTGTTCTCGCTTGTTTACACAGAAGAAAGCCACGCCTTCGCAGGGTGCTCAGTCTTCCGTGACGGCAAACTTCTGGCAGAAGAAGGTGAAGAGCCACAGATGCCAGAAGGCTTAGAAGAACTTGCCGAGAAAGAAGATATGGACGACTACTACGAGGCAATGAGCGACTGGCAAAACGAATACTCGGACAAGTATCGAGAGATGCGTGACTCCCTAGTTGCCAATGCCCTTGGCATTTAGGGGTCAATATGTGGGGGGTGACAGGTTGTCACCTCCACTACATATAGTATGTGACATCCGACACAAGTAGTGACAGGTTGTCACCCTGGGGTGTCAGGCTGTCACCCCCTAGGTGACAGGTTGTCACCCCCTAGGTGTCAGGCTGTCACCCGCAAATATGGTACAAATCTCGGGAAACCCTTACCCAGTAAGGGTTTGAGCCTGTACCATAGATATCTAACCGTCACTTAACCGTCACTATAACCGTCACTTAACCACAAAGCGCGAGTGACCTCGCGCACAGAGGTTGTGGTGATGTCAAACAGTATGTATAATGAAGATGTAATACCAACACACATAGAAAGCAGAAAAGCAATGAGCAAGACCAAGACGGCGTCAAAGCCTAAGTACCCACTCATCGCCTTCCGTCTCTCGGAGGATATGGCGCGTCAAATCGCGACCGCATCCAAAGAGGACAAGGTAAGCAAGTCGGCAGTCATCAAGTCCGCTATTGAGGCTTACCTCAAGAAGCGCGGATAACGTAGCGTCCCTTGCGGCTGGGCAATCAGCCCCAAGGGAACGGCCGCACTGTAAATTAAATCCAATTTATCTGGAACACCATTTTTTGGGCCAGAGGCAAAAACCAAAGTAGCCGGGTCAGGCAAGAACCACATCCGCGAACATATTCTTTCGGGAAGGTTGCAAACCTGACTCGGCTATGGTACAATGTAGTTGTGGCACAACACCCACAGAAAGAAAAAATAATGAACAACGCAATGAACAAAAAGGCACTGCTTGAAGTTGCAAGCCGAGTAAAGAGCCTGCGTGAGACCAACGGTCTCTCACAGGGTCAGTTGGCTGAGAGCGCAGGCATTGACCGCAAAACCATCAACAGAATCGAGAACGGTCACTTCTCGCCGTCACTAGATACATTTTTCCGTATCTGCTACGCGCTTGATACCCGACCAGAAAAACTCGTGACGGGAATCAAGGTATGAGCAATACCAAAGTCAAAGGCAAGGCTCACTACGCTCAGTCACTTGTTGGCAAAACAATCGTCAGCGTTCGCTATCTTTCAGAAGCAGAGATGGAAAACCTAGGTTGGTTCCCAACGGGCGACCCGACGTGCGTAATCTCGTTTAACGACGACACATACGCGCTCGTGCAATCCGACCCAGAAGGCAATGGCACAGGCTTCCTAGACATTGGTCGCTACTAATGTCTGAACCCGTGACGGGCGATAAATACGAAGCAGCAAGAAAACTCGTGGATGAGGCTCTGTCGGAAATCTCCGGCAGAGACCTTGTCTCATCCGCAGAGATGACTGACCTACTCCTAGACATTCGTCTACATTTAGCAGCAGAAGAAGTTGCAACACAACCAACTTCGTGATACAATCTAAGTGTAAGCAATAACCAACTCAACAGAAAGAAAAACAAAATGGGATACTTTGTACAGACAACCAATAACGACATAACCATCAAGAAAGAAAACTTTGTCAAGTGCTACGAGGCGATGTGCGCCCTCAACCAGCATGATGACTTGAAGCGTGGCGGCTCATACGGCGGCGATGGTGTGGACGCTCGTAGTCCACGACCAGAAGGTTTGGACTATCACCCCGCCAAATGGTTTTCGTGGATGCCAGCGGATTACCCTCACCAATACAAGACCTTTGAGGAAATCATCAAGGCTCTTGGCTTTGACGCTGACTACAACCAAGATGGTGACCTCAGCGCTATCTACTACGACAACAAGATGGGTTCAGAAGACCTGTTCTTCCAGGCAATCGCCAAGTATGTCGAGAAAGATAGTTTCATTGATTGGCGTGGCGAAGACGGTGCCGAGTGGCGTTGGTTATTCAACGGCGACAGCATTGTGACGCAAAGCCTCATCAGAAAGGTTTGGGCATGAACGGATATACCGAAACAAACGGATATACCGAAAAACGCGGAACCAAGTACGAAGACGTCGCCTATCTGTCTGACGCAAACGACAGTGGCGTCACATTTACAGAAGGCAAAAGCCTCATCACTTTGTGGAACCACCACCAAACGTGGCACTTCGTAGAGGTAAAGCCCTATCTTTCTCAAAATCTGTTCCGTGTTTACATAGCCCGCAACGCATACGATGAGCAGTCATACGCGCGGCTAGAAAAGTTCATGGGTTCTGGCTGGGTCAAACTCCACGAAATAGGAATCAACGGGACTCCTGCTGCACAGGTTTCATACATTCAGAAGTTGGGTCGTGTTGATATAGAACTATTCCGCCGCACCGCAGATATTTTGTGGGACATAAAGGCGTTCATGAATGAGTAAAGAAACGCGATATTGCGAAGCGGGATGCGGTTATAAGTTGCCAGAAGAATACGGCGACGACGAGACCATCTGTGGAGCCTGTTTGGACAATCCTGAATCTTGGGAAGAGTCAGACTTGACATCCGTAAAATAACTGTCATACTTGACGACGCGGCTGAGGCTTTCCTTCCTTGTGCCTCAGTCGTCGGGTGCGCGGCCCGTCCAGGTTCTTAATCCCTTTCTGTCCTGGGCGGGCCCCCTGACCCCAAGGGAACGGCCTGCCGGTATAAATAAATCCATTATTCGAGGAACACCATTTTTTGGGGCAGGGACAAAAACTCGGCAGCAAGATTCACAAACACACAACGGGGGCCCGGGCCGAAAGTTATCCACAGGCTGTGGAAAAATAATTCTTGAAATAGGTTGGCATTTGGGTATTCTCCCCCTATATTGGTATTACCAACGTGAACGAAATAAATATTCGCGATGGTGGTTGCGAAAGCAACGGCAATGTGATACACTTAGTAATAGCAATACCAACCCAAATAACCAAACACAGAAAGGCAATAGCAATGTCCAAAGAAACTATGGAGTGGCTCAACTCCAACATTCTCGTCGGGTTCACCGCCGAGCGTGGGAACGCGTGGCACTACCGCGCCGACCTACAAGGTTCAGAGCCAAACCACTACGAAGGCGCGATTCCGACCGACGATATTCTTCGTCGGCTCTTCGCGTGGTCGGCAGTATCGGCTCCCGTTTTTGTTCGTGTCCCCGCGACACTTGAAGACGCGACCTCAACCGATGACGAAGGCAATCCAATCAAGTTCATTCGCGTAGAGCGTCAAGCAATCTTGCGCTCAGATACCAACGAACTGATGGAAATCTTCGGCAACGACTATCGCTCGCACCAATACGGCGAGTGGCTCGTTCAGAACCTTGCGAACATCGTTGATGGAAATATCAACTTTGGCTCGGCAGGGCTCTTGAAGAACGGCGCAGTTGCGTTCGTCTCGTTGGAAATGCCAGAGTCAGTAGAAGTGTTGGAAGGATTCTCAGTCCGACCGCACCTACTCGCGACTACTTCGCACAACGGAATGTTGGCAACGACCTACAAGAGCGTTTCTACATTCGTCGTGTGCGATAACACTCACGCGATGGCGATGAGCGAAAACACGAGTCAGTTCAAGACCCGACACAGCAAGTATTCGGGAATGAAGATTCAGTCTGCTCGTGACGCTCTTGGTATCGTTCACAAGATGACGGAAGATATCGTCGCGGAAGTGACGAAACTGTCCGAAGTCAAAGTGACCGACGCAGAATGGCAAAAAGTGCTTGAAGCACTCGCGCCTATTCCGTCGCTTGCGAAAGACGAAAGCAACAAGGCAGCAGTGACGCGCGCAGAGAATAAGCGCGCCGAACTTGTCGGTCTTTACAACTACGATGTTCGCGTGGCACCGTGGAAGGGTTCAGCACTTGGAGTTCTTCAAGCGTTCAACACTTACAACCACCACATCGTCGGCAACGACAAGAACCGCGCCGAGCGCAATCAAATGAACGCGCTAATGGGCAAGACCGAGCAGAGTGACCGAAAGGTTCTCCAACTTCTCGGAGTCTGACCGCGTACAGGTGGGGTGCGAAAGCACCCCACCGAACACGCGTTCGGGCCGCGAGCGCGCGGCGAGGCCGGGAACAGGGACCGACGAACCGGACATGCCAGGGTCCAAGGGAACGGCGCAGCATAAGAATAAAACCATTGGTAATGGAACACCATTTCTTGGGTCGGGAGCAGGAGCAGGTTTACAGCGCACCGGCGCATAGCAAAACTGTTAGGCAAGCCTTACAAAAGAAACTTTGCACAATCTCAGTTTCGGGTTGCGCACCACACCCCAAGTGTGGTACAGTATAGGTATGGGGTTAGCACCCCAGAAAATAATTCAGAATAAGGTTGCGAAAGCGACTAGAATGTGATACAGTATAAGTAGTGGGAAACCACTACGGAATCACTAACAACATACGGATAGCATTACCAGTCACGCGTTGTATCACCAGCGATGTGCGAGAGAAGTGCCGCGGCACCCACTCAGTTCCTCTCCTGCGATGAGCCGCCTCTGCTAGTCCCTGCTATCGGCGGCAACCAGACTTGCTATCTGGTGGGTCGCAACGAAATGGGCAACGACGGTTGCTGTTGGTGGTTTCGTAGTGGTTTCTGACTGCGATAGGTTGCGAAAGTGCCTAGCGTGTGATACAATCTAAGTAGTGGGCAATCCCGCCCACTACAAACACAAGGAAAGGCAACACAATGAGTACCATCAGCAATACGACGGAACTGAGCGTGGGAGAAATCGTCTCACTGCTCGGCGCAAACTGTCTCAACACCAACCCGACTATCGGCACTGCCCCCACAAAGGCTCGTGTCGCACCCGTAGCGTTCCACGACGGACACCCAATCTGGGTCAAAGACTTGGAACAGCGTGGCGGAGATGTGTACGACCTGCTGGATACAATCACCCCCGACGAGTCTGCGAACTATTACGGGGTCATTACGGCTGGTTGGGCTTCGCCCGTTGGAGACAACGACCACCTGCCACCGTCTCAGCACCCTGAGCGTCGGCGTGTGGAGTTGCTGGTCGTCGTCAATCGTGACGGCTCAATAGCAAGCGCACTCTCAATGTCGGGCAACGACGAACTGATTATTGACGAAGGCAAAGCGCACGGCGCACTTGCCGACGCAGTTCTCGGTATCTTCGCCTGAGTCAGTCGGGCTGGTGGGCAACCCCCACCAGCCCACAACTCGGCCGGCAGGGGCAGAATCTTCCAAACAAAGTTGCAAAGCAACAGAAAGTGTGATACACTAGAACTATGAGCACAAACACCGAAATCAAATATCCAGAGATAACAATCCCGCTTGAGGGCGAGGACGGAAATGCGTTTGCAATACTTGGGCGTGTTAGCCGTATCGCCAAGCAGGAGGGTGTCTCAAAAGAAGAGATTAAAGCGTTTATGGATGAGGCGATGAGTAGCGATTATGACCACCTTCTCCGCACCGTGATGCGCTGGTTCTCGATTACCTGAGTTCGCTTCTACGGGATTGCACACACACCTAGGTGGTCTCCGTAGAACGAGGGCAGGGGCAGAGTATTCACTTTCTCTGTCCCTGCCCGACTCTCAGGTTGCAAATTCAGAAAAACCGCTACGCTTTAGTTCTTCCCGAGTTGAGTTCCCGGCGGGCCTTTTCCTCGGGAAGGCGCAGGGGCAGGGCACGGGCCTCCGTAGTCCCTGCCCCTCGCAGCAGGTTGCAAATCAACAGAAACTGTGATACAATATAACTATGAAACCAAACCACTACTACGCACCATTCAAAAACTTTGAAGGCTGGGAAGTCTGGCTTTACAGCGGGACAACTCGCCTAGACCGCATCTCTGGCCCTCATCAAGACCGCATCGCTGCCGAAAGAGCAGCAGCGCGTTTGATGAACGAAGAGTTGCTAAGTCAGTAAATAAGTGATACAATAGAGATAACACAACAAGAAAGGCACAAACACAATGGGATACACGCACTACTGGGTACGAGACAAGCGCAATGTCGGCTCGGCTTGGATGTTCGGCAAACTTGCCCTAGACACCAAGAAGATTATTGAGCAGGCAAAGTCAGAAGGCATAGAAATATGCGGACCTCTTGGCAAAGGCGAGCCCGAGTTCACCGAGGCACACTTCTGCTTTAACGGAACCGAAGTCGGCGGACTTGACCACGAGACCTTTTGGTGGGAAGCACTGCCAACTCAGCCCGACTACCAATACGAATACAAGAAAGGCACCGACCGTGAGAATGAGATTTTTGAGTTCTGTAAGACTGCTTACAAGCCGTATGACTTGGTGGTCGTGGCAGTTCTTCTCAGGGCTAAATACTGGTACGGAAATGTCGTAGATGTTTTTTCTGATGGTGGCTGGGATAGCGACTGGAAAGAAGGGCGAGCCTTCTACGAGCGCATCTTTGACGAAGTCGCACAGTGTCCACGAGACGAGGTGTCGGCGTGACGCGCCTCTATCGAGATATGGTCCACTTCGGCACCGAGGACTCATTCGACGCCTTTAAGCGGAAAGTAAACGATTACTACGACTGGTGTCTACGACTTGGTCGAGACCCCCAAAACGACGAGAACTGGATTACGTACCACGAGATGATGGCCAACGCTTAGTCCTTGGCTGGCCCGGCCTCATCCTTTCCGGGCCGGGCCGGCACCCAAGGGAATGGCGCAGCCTTAAATAAATCCGAATATCGAGGAACACCATATTTTGTGGCAGGGGCAGAATTCATCAATTGCTTATTAGCAAGTCGTGCAGATAAGCCGCAGGGGCCAAGGTCACTCTCCGTGGTCGAGCGGCCACCCTGGGCGGTCAGAACTTTTTTCCGTAGAAGTTGCCAACTGTCTAACAAACTGCTATAATCTAGGTATGAGAACATACACACTCCCAAACATCAACCGTGAAGGTCGCGAATGTGACCCCACAGAACTTATCCAGCAAATCGGACTAATGAACCTCTACGCCATCTCTGGTGGTCTTTGGGGCTCTCTCCGTGACGCTGAGCAAAACATAATCGGTGCGTGGCTGCCTGTCGGTCAAGGTCGTATGGTTGAGGTGTCGCTTGACTTTGACGACACCTACCGTGTCCGTTGCGTTCGCCGTGTTATGCGTGGCAAGAACCGTAATCAGGGCATTATTGAGACCGAAGTAGTCGGTGTCTATTGCGACCAAGTGGGCGAGGCTGCCTATCAAGCGTCGTGCTGGCGCACCAACAACTACCGAAAAGAAATCGCGTCACAGGTTGCCGACAGCGCAACGGTGTGATACAATAGAGGTGTGGGGATAACCTCACGCTAAACCAAACAGGAAAGGCAATCAAATGAGTAAAACAGTAAATGTTCGGGTCGCCAAGAGCAAGTTGCTCAAAGCCCTGAAAGAAGCACTTGACCGCAAGGTTGAGGAAGCGAACAACCACGCCAAGGCTGAGAAGGCTCAGAAGCAGGCAATCGCAGACATCAAGAAGTCTGTCGCCGCGCTTGTGAAGTCTGGAAAACTCACGCCCAAAGAGGTGTCGTTTCCATACAACTATCACCGCTACGGCAACGAGGAAATCAACGAAGTCACCGTGACTTTCAGTCACAAGATTTCACTCCCCAAAATTGAGGGTTTCAGCGAGCACCGTAATCAGGAAGCGCAAGAGGAACTTTCTAACGCAATCCGAGTGCTGGAACTGTCCGACGAGGAGTATGTCCGTACTTCCTCATACGGCGCAGTAGCCAAGTATCTCTAAGTGGTCAGCGAGGCTGGTGGGGCAACCCCCCACCAGCCCAGCCCCAAGGGAACGGCGCAAGGCAAAATAAATCCATTTATCGAGGAACACCATTTTTTGGGGCAGGAGCAGAAATCGCTTTCACCGGCCCCGGGCTTGTGAAAGTGTGAACAAGCACAAGCCGAATGTCACACAACTGTAATACTTCTCAGGTTGCCAAATGTCTAACACTATGCCTATAATGTAGTTATGAACACCACACAAGGAACCAGCCCTAATGCTGGAAGCGCAATAGATAAGTTAGATGAGTTCACGGAATACTGCTTCGAGTTCTATCTGCTTGACCCAGAAAGACCGTCGCTGTACCCGTTTGCTCTGGATTGGGAAATCTGTCGTGCGGTAGTCGCCCACATGACTGACCCGAACCCGCTATTCCCGTTTGACGGTGATAGCGCAGACCGTGAAGCAGTCCGTGACCGTATTCTCGCAGACCGCCGTCTAATCGGCTGTGGCGAGACTAACTTCGACAAGGCTGTGGCAATGGGTCAGCACGGTATCCCGTCACGCTGGCGAACCTACGAACAGACGCTAGAAAAAATCCTCAAATAAGGTTGCTGTTCTGCCCCACATCTGGTATTCTGTAGATGTGGGGCAGAAGCACCACCAACACAAGAAAGGCAAGGAAATGGAAACAGAAATCCAGAAGCCACGACAAGCGGCAACGCTCTACTCGTGGAACACAGCCATTGACCAAATCAAAGTCAGGGTGAACGGCGGTCACTTAGAGGTTCGCATTGGTGACCTCTCTATCGTGATGAGCGCAGTCTCAGGCGAGCAGGTGCTCGACCTTGCGGCGGCGTTCAGTCAGGTGGAAGTCACCGACACCGTCACCAAGACCGTCAGGGTGTAAGTGGTGGGCTGGTGGGGTGAAAGCCCCACCAGCAAACACCCAGCCGATAGGCCGGGAATAGGGGCCGACGAAAATAATCGGCCGCCGAGTTGCGAAAGCGTCTTGGGTGTGATACAATAAAAGTGTAAGGTAAACCAACAACAGAAAGGTAAGAAACAGAAATGGCAAATGTTCCAGTCCCGTTTCAGGGAACCAAAGAAGAGGCTGAGGCTAACTACCTCACGCATTCGTGGTGGTCGTTTGACGGCACGCCCGTTTGCGGAGAATGTGACGCAAAGGCTTGGCACCAAGCGGCCAACTACCCTTGCGGCACCGAGCCTGAGCGTCTTAATGTCGCAGACCTATCAGAGTGGGCAGCCCTAATCAAGGGTGAAATCACGCTGGCAGAGTTGCGAGAGCGTGAAAAGTGTGATACAATAGAAGTATAAGGTCGAGTGCGGCTGGTGGGGTTCCTTACCTCCTTTCCCCACCAGCCCAAGACCTCCCCACGGCAGGGCCGACAGGGGCAGAATCGCAGAAAGGCAGGTTGCAAAACGCGAACAGATGTGATACACTGGAAGTATGAGGAAAGGAAAAACAATGACCAAGAAAATCAGGCAATACCGATACGAGCCCGTCGGACTGGATGTCTTTGACGCTCGCCCGCATCAGCCAAAGCGTGGAACCCTCGTGGTGAAGTGCTCAGGCGGAATGGGTGCGCCAAAGAACGGAACGATGGGTCACTCGTTCGTGAAAGACGCAGTGACAGGTGAGTTCTACGGCCTCGTGCTGAATAACTCACTGAAGCCCGCTGGCCTCGTCCCTACCTCACGGTAGGGCGAGTGCCGCCCGGAGGCAAACTTTGCCGCCGAGGTTGTCAAACAGCAAAATAGGTGATACAATTTAAGTAGTGGGGCAAAAGCACCACCTAACAGAAAGGAAGTAAACAATGCCATTGACATGGGATATCGGAAACACAAAGGCTTACGCCAAAGACCCTGACGGAATCTGGGTGAAAGACGAGTACGGTCACACCACCGTACGCGCCGACATTCAGACGTTCATCTTCTGGGGTGGCGTGGTCGGATACGGTCGCATCACCGAAGCAAACGCTGCCGACTACTACGGTCGGTCAAAGGCTGTTGAGGCTCTGATGCAAAACTCAATGATGCACGAGTGGAGAGAAGATGGCGAACGCCACAACCTCTACATCACTCCAGAGATGGTAGATGAGATGGTCGGACTCAGCACCAACCACAGCACCTACAGCATCACCGAGTGGGCAAACCGTATTGCGAAGTACGGAAACAACGTGGTCGAGATGCCAGCAAAAGTCATCAAAGCCATCGTGACCACTGAGTCGTGGAACTACGAGCAGTGGGTCAAAGCCCAGAAAGAGTTAGTCACAGCCTGACGGGTCTGGCTGGTGGGGAACCACCCCACCAGCCGATGCCCGGAGGCAGAGGAAAAAATGAACTACATCATCAAACTCGAAACAGCCGTGGGCGAAATCTGCCTCGGCCCATACTCAAAACTCAGTGAGGCGCTCAGAGTGGCAAAAACCAGGGGGCAAATCATTGCGGTCATCAAACCCACAAAACTAAACGCAGTAGATATTCAGGCCATGACCGAAGCAGAGTTGCTAAAACTCCTAGAGTGTGATACACTGTAATTATCCAACAAGAAAGGAAACACAATGAGCAAGACAACGTGGTGGGAGCATCTCCCAGAAGACATCCAAGAAGGCAAAGCGCCGCTTACAGAAGACGACTTCTGGCAAGCAGTAGCCGATGCCAACGACCTTGATGTCTCCGAGATAGCAGATGGAGACGTCATCGAGTGGCTCTAGCCAAGTGGGGTGAGTGGCCGGCGTGGTCACTCACCCCAAGGCTCGGGAGCCCAAGGGAACCGCCCCGAAAACAAAAATTAAACCATTTCTGACGGAACACCATTTCTTTGCCGGGGGCAAAAACAAGGTCGCGGGCTTGTGAAAGTTCGTACTATCACTTGTTAGGCACGCCTAACACCTATTGTTACAGTTGTGTAACAAGTGTCGCACAATGCGAGGAAATCTACCCCACCAATGGTATGCTTAGAGTGTAAGGTAAAAACAACAACAAGGAGAAAACACAATGAGTGAAGTGAACGTCACCTACCTAACATGGGACGAAGTACCAGAAGAAATCCAATGGGAATACTACGAGCGCATAATGGCGAAGACGTGGCACCCATGCGACCGCATGAACGAAGACAAGGCATGGAAGTACGCCGAAGAACTATGGGAAAACGAAAACGGTAGGTAACTCCGTTACACCCATAAGGCATAATGAGAGTGTAAGGCAATAACAAAACAACAAGGAGAAACCCAATGAGAATAGAAGTAACCCAACTCAACTCAACGGCAGTGAGAAAACTCACTTACGTTCTGGGTGCTATTGACCCAGCCGAGACAGACGAAAATAACGAACTCACCTATGGTGAACTAGTTATTGAGTACGCCAACGGTAGCGAGTATGTCTACTACGACGTAATGCTCGGCGTGTTCACTGACCTACTCAATGCGAAGAGCATTGGGCGAGCCGTGAACGAAGACATAAAGCCGACCCACCGCTACGACAAACTCGCAACGGTAAACGCCTAGTAGCAAACGGGTGTAACACAGTTAGCAATAACTGTGTTACACCCCCACGCTAAAATGGGAGTGTGGGAGAGAACTGCGTTAGCCCAGGGGCAAAACTTTCAGACGAGGTTGCGAAATCACTAGAAGTGTGATACACTTAGAGTGTAAGGTAAACCAACAACAAGGAGAAACACAATGGGAACATACAGCAACCTGCCCCCGGGCGTCAGCGTCAGCGACCTCCCGGGCTGGCACGACATTACGGCAGAGGTAGAGATTATCTGCCCAAACTGCGGCCACCAGTATTGGGAAGAACACGAAATTGACGGGCGTTGCGGATACACAACAGATGTCGAGACCCAGTGCCCAAACTGCCTACGCAGGTGGGAGCACCCAGTAACCGTGTCGCTTGACTGACCGAGCGCAGTGGTGGGGCGCAAGCCCCACCCGAACGCGCAGGGGCAGAATCGAACAGGTGTTCGCCCGTGCGCCAGAGGCCGCGGCGGGCGGCGAGGCACGCGCAGAGGGCGGAGAGCGTCTCCCACCTCTCCCGTCTATTATTATTGTATCACACAGCGAGAGAAAAAACAACCTGAGCCGGCAAAAAGTTTCTGAAGTTTCTGCCCGAATAGGTTGCGAAGTGTCTAACAATCTGGCATAATTGAGTTAGTAGGGAAACCGAAGTACCTACGAGAGAGAGGTAATGAAGTGAGTTATTACAAACTGCCGAGAGGCGCAAAGCGCACGAGCGAGTGGGCTGAGGTATCCAGCGAGGCTTACCCTACGGGGTGGGCTTACGACGAGATTACCAAAGTCACCTACGAAGCCGAAGTGACCTACGACGATGGCATAAAGGCAAACGCCGTTATGGTGGAGTTGTACCACAAAGGCAAGCGTGTCTATCGGCAAGCGTTCTACGGCGAGACAGCCGACAGCGACGCTTGGCGAGAGAGTGGCGACGCCCTCAACAAGTTGGCAATGGCAACGCCAACCGCATAGGTCGTGAGAGCACGGCGGGGTTCAACCTCCTTCCCCCGCCGTGCCAGACCTCTCCCGCCAAAGGCCGGGAATAGGGGCTGACGAAAAAAAGTTGGGAATGAGTTGCGAAGTTATCGAGAGTGTGATACACTAATAGTAGTGGGGCAACCGCACCACTAGACCAAGGAAGGAAACACAATGAGTACCCACATCTACCACAACCTCAAAGCGGAGGGTGTCGTCGTAGAAATGCGAAACGGCACACTTGTTATCGAAATGCGCGAGGGAGACAAGTGGACTTGGCTGAACATTACGGGCGAAATCGTAGAAATCGCTCGCAAGTTGGGCAACCCAACCGTCAAGGCAAAGCCAGAAACGGTAAACGCCTAAGAGCGCAAGTGGGCTGAGGGGGACGAGAAGTGCCCCCTCGGCTCAATGCTCACGGCCGGGAGCCCAAGGGAACGCCTAGCGCAAATAAATCCAATTATCAGGAAACACCATATTTTGGGCGGCCGGGAGCAGGAGCAGTCTGAGGCGCGCGGGAAAAGACAAGAGGGGGGAGGGCTAGGGCTCTCCCGTGTCGCCTGCCTTGCCCTACTACTATCAGTGTATCACACTCCGACGGAAAAAGCAACCTCAAAAAGAAAAATAAGTTTCTGCCCGAATAGGTTGACAAATGTCTAACAGCGTGCCTATAATGTAGTTGTAGGGAAAAAGAAGTACCTACAGAAAGAGGTAATGAAATGAAAGTCCTTATCGGCGCCGAGACCCCAGAAAGCACGGCTATCGCAAAGTGGCACTATTCCACTGAAGACGAGGCTGGCACTATGGGCGCTCTCTTTATCACTTTCACGAATGGAAGCGTGTACGGCTACCCCAACTGCCCACTGACTATGGCACTCGCTATGGCACAGCAGGCAAGCGTTGGTCGCTACTTCGCCCACACCGTGAAGCCCTACTTTGGCGAGAACTTCGTCAAGGTTGGCGAACAGGTGAACGCCTAAGACCCTCGCTAGTGGTGGGGCGCAAGCCCCACCACAACAGCGAAGCCGCTGGGGCAGAAATCGTAGATGGAGTTGCGAAACCGCGATAGATGTGATACAATAAGAGTGTAGGGAAAAAGAAGTACCTACAAGAGAGAGGTAAAAATGAGACACAAAGGAACAGTGGCAAGCGCCGAAGTGGTGCTGAGCCCAACAATGGAATACGGAGTACGGACAGAGTGGGCAGTTGCCTTACACTTCCAAAGCCCGACGGGTGACGCCTCGGACTTTATGGTGCGAGAGTTGCCCTGCCTGAACCGTGAACAGGCAGTGATTATCGCAGACAAGTGGAATAGCGAAGTTTGCCCAGAGTTAGTGGGCAGGTTCGCAGTCTCCGACTTGGTGAACTGAAAACGGCGTAAGGCTGGTGGGGCGCTCCCCCCACCAGCCGAGCCGCTGGGGCAGAACTCTAAAAATCTTTGCGAAAGAGTTGCGAAACCTCGCAGAGTGTGATACACTATTCTTATGGAGGTAAAGATGAAAAAGCAAAAGAGCAAGCGCAAGGGCTGGAACTCAGCCGATAGGCAAGCGTTCGCCGACGGGCTTCGCACCCGTGCGGTGACTATCCACCACAAGCGCAAGCCTGCGCCTGACCGCCGAGAGTGGGACTGACCCACCCAGGGCGGCGGGCAACCTAGGGCGCGCGGGCGGCGGAGGCCGCGGCGGGCAAAACTTTGCGCCGCAGGTTGCGAAATAGAAGTAGTTGTGATACACTAGAAGTAGTGGGGCAACCGCCTCACACAACACAAAGGAGAAAGAACAATGGATACAATGACCGAGGGTGAGATAGCGCAGCAGAAGGCGAATGAAGTCAAGTTCATTCTGCGCCGACTGATTGACCAAGTAGAGGCAGCCGAAGCGGAGGCAGCCGACACGCCCCACGACGAAGAAAAGAGCAGCCTCATTCAGGGTGCACTGAGGGTCGTACAGCGACGTTGCAGCAACCTCGCCTACGACATTGTGTACGCATACGGAACGCTGCTCAACACGCAAGAAGCAAAGTAGTCCCGAGGGGGGAGGGCGACCTCCCCCACAAGGGGCGGCCAGGGGCCGCGCGGGGCGCGGCGGGCAACCCAGGGCGAAGAGGGGCGCGCGGGCTGCCACTTGCCGGAGAGGGGCGCGAGCCGTCTCCTACCCCACCCCTACAATAATAGTGTATCACAGACTGACGCAAAAAGCAACCTCAAACAAAAAATAAAAAATGCTCAGGAAGTTGCGAAACCTTGCGAAGTGTGATACAGTATTAGTAGGAGGAAAACACAATGAACATCGGACAACTAGCAACGGCACACATTCGCAACGGCGGAACCGCTAAGGCTTCGTCGTGGCGTGCTTATCAGGGCGAGAAGGTACGAGAAATCTACCACTACACCACCTTGATGGCGAAGGTCGAAGGCAAGACCCTCACCAAGGTAAGTGAAGGTTGGGGCTCAGTCACCGATAAGCAAGGCTGGCGAAAACTGAGCAACGCTGCCCGAAATGCAGGGTTCACCGTGAACGAGTTGCAAAACTAATAGAAGTGTGATACAATAGGACTAGAGTGGTTGGGGCGGGCTAAACCGGCTGCGGAACAGAGGCGTCGTGCTCTCGCCTCAACCACTCACAGAAAGTTGCAAAACCAAGGGAAATCTGTTATACTAAAGATGATGCAAAGCGAGCCCGAAGGTATTCGTACCTTCACCAAAGGGTTAGCCGAGCACCCTCGCTGAACAACCGAAACCCCCAGCCGCAAGGGCGTAGGCAGCGTTGATTGAGAAGGCCACGCAGGGTAGTTGCAAAACACTACCCTGCGTGTTATACTAAAAACAGGAGGAAAAATGACACCGAGAGAACAAAACAGACTAAACCGAGAGAACCACGAGAGGGTAGAAATCTTCGACTGGGCGCTCGACATTGACCTAAACGAGGACTTCGCCAAATGGGCAGAGGAACTTCGGAGGGCTCTGGAGAGCGACGAGGACTGACCTGCGAGCAGGGGCAGACCAGCCCCGAAGGAACGCTTTGCGCAAAAATAAATCCGAACATTCTGGAACACCATATTTTGGGCAGCCGGAGGCAAAAGTGAAAGTTCGCACTTTCACAAGGTCGCGGGTTTGTTAGGTCAGCCTAACACGCTCGTCACTCTCCGTGACTGCCGACCACCTAGGGTGTTGTGTTACAGTTGTGTTACAAATGGTCGTAGAAGTTGCGAAGTGTCTAACAATAGTGTACCCTTGTATTAGTGGCGAAAACGAAGTACCCACTAAGGAAGGTTACCGAAGTGCTCACTATCCACCCAACACCAGCCAACGCTACGGCTTGGCTTCGTGATAACGCCCGTAAGGGTGCTATGAAGTACACCATCAACGGCTTGACCGTCTTCGTGACGGGTGCCAAAGTCACCTACGGCGACCCCGACAAAGGCACCGAGCAGTGGCCGTTGTTCGCCCCGACCCACGCATTGGGCAAGGCGTACACCGACACCAGCACGAAGCCCCAAATCGACTAGGTGTATCAAAGGGGTGTAACACAGTTTCGTAACTGTGTTACACCCCTGAACACTTGTTCGCCCGAACACGCGTTCGCAGGGGCAGAAATCGCCTGCGGGCGCAGTCTGCGAGTAGTGTCTAACAGCCCACCAGACGCAATAGGAAGCCCCCAGAGCGTTCGTTTCCAAAAGCCTTGACTAAGGGCAAGGTTTGTAAAACGCTCGCCACAAGGGCAGCCTAAACGCTTGTATTACACTCAGGCAACCACGCTCAGAAGACCCACCACACGCACCCGAGAGCCCCCAGAGCGTCGCAAACAAAAAGCCTTGACTAAGGGCTTATTTCTCTCAGCGAGGCGCGCCAGGGCGTTCTAAAAAAATCTTCGTCAGAAGTTGCGAAGCGTTGCCAAGTGTGATACACTGATAGCAGGAGGAAAAAATGGAAACCCAAACAGAAACCCCAGAACAGAAAGCCCACTTAGACAGCAAGGTCTATAGCGGGACAGACGCTTGGCTGCTCGGCTGCCTAGACAAGGTAGGGGAAATTACCTACCGTGAGGCACTCGCAGCATTCCACGCCCGCGAGCAGGCAAAGGCGAAAATGGCAGCAGCCACTATCGCCCTCGCTCAGGAAATACTGAGCCCGAGCCCGCGAGCCTAAGGGCAAGACCCACGTGGGGGAGGGCAACCTCCCCCACCAAGGGATTCGCAGGGGCAGAACTTGCCCCGCTGAGTTGCAAGATTACCAATAGTGTGATACACTGATAACAGGAGGAAAAAATGGAAACCGAAACCCAAGGACATATCTGGACACAGACCGACGAGGAGAGCGTTCGCTGCGCCAAGTGCGACGCTCGCTACGGCGGGAAGTGGCACAACCTGCCGTGCGGTACCGACGGCACCGACATTCACCTACTTGACATCGTTGAGTAAGTGAGGTTCGCCCAAAGGGGGAGGGCAACCTCCCCCGAAGGGGCGGTCAGGGGCAGAACTTGCCCCGCGGAGTTGCAATCTGTCTAACACTATGCTATACTAGAACCAAGGAGGGAAAACCAATGAACAACGAAATCGCACCCGAGGAAATGGAAACCGAGCAAAAGTGGGAAGAAACGCCCTATTGCTTCGTGTGCAGTCGCTGCACCTGCCACATAGGTGAGCACGAGGACGAGGTAGCCGCAGGGCTCGCCGAGTACCGCGAGGGCTTGTATGTGGACTGGCGCGAGGGCGTCACCCGCGAGCAGGTAGAGGCGTTCTACGCCGCCCAGCGCGCGGGGTGAGGGTCGCCCCGAGGGGGAGGGTGTGAGCCCGCGGAAGCGGGTTTCGGAAACACCCAACCCCAAGGGTCGACAGGGGCAAAACTTGTTTCGAGGAGTTGCAAAACATCGAGAAGTGTGATACACT